CCACTTAGTTGACATTACTTGATACCGAACTTTGCCTTGAGTGCAGCGGGAAGAGCCGCGGTATTCACCACAGTCTCGACAACCACGGTCGTTTCAGGTTCGCCATAGAACGAACGAGGATAACGCTTGACTGCTTCGCGAGTAGGGCACTTTTTCACTTTGCCACCGTTGGCCAGAAACGCTTGGGTATTTTGGGTCAACTGCTCACGAGTCTTTGCCTTGTTCATATCATTCTCCTTATAGTGAATAATAGGATCGGGATTTAGTCGCTGATGCCGAGTTGTGTGTCCAGTCGTTCGTCAAATATCTGACGCGCAAGGGTGTCTAAGCCACCCCTATACTCTTGTTTAGAGTCTTTGTAGTTATCGGGATTAGCCACGATCTCTAGGCGCTGATTGGTGAGAGACTTAAACCAGTCACCTACATGACCTTCTTTGCCGTTACGTGCTTGTGTGTTGCAATAGATAATCCATACAGTCTGCCAAAGATAGTTGCAAGCATCTTGCATCCTACCCTCAGCGACCATACGATTGAAATGCTGCTTGCGCTGTTTAGCGTTCATCGGAGTTAACTGCACCGTTGCCAGACTCCCATTGATCCAGCTCTTCTTCGATCCACATGCTAGCGTCACGAGCGTTGCGAAGCTTCTCGTTCTCTTTAACGATATCGAAGTTTGGACGACCTGGTTCCTTCTTCAGGATAACAGCGGTAACTCCACCACTTACGTTCTTGATGATTTGTCCGTCATACCTATAGGTCTTCTTCATCACGCAACCCTCCATAGATAGATAGTATCGGTACTGAGTGGGGTGCGGGCGTAGCAGTGTCAGTAGGGCCGGTGGGCAGATGCTGCTCGCATGCGGATGCAGTAGTCTCGGCGAGTTGTGTGAGATTCGAGATGAGCGGTCTTGAAGCCAAGACGCTCTAAGACGAGAATGAATTTATAAAGGGCGATATAGCGTTCGCGCACTCCATCTATTGCCATTAGTGGATTATACAAATAGAAACGGGAGCGATACGCTGGTCGCTCCCGTACTCATGATACCACCGCTGGTATTACGTGAATTCTTCTTGACGATGCAGCTGAGGATGACTGCAACGAGGACAGATGGTCCAAGAGTCGCGAGCGAGTTGCTCGAACTGACGTTCGCAGCGACCAGTCTCTTTACCTTCCTTATCTCGGAAGATAGTGACACAAGTTGAGACCTTCACTGGTGCGGTTCCAGGCGAGAGGACTCCGCGAGCAATAAGACTCTGACGAATAGATTCACCCTTCGAAACCTGCTTAGTGACGTTCATTGTCCCTCCTAAGGACGTTTGTCTTCGTTAGCTCTCCACTCAAGAAATCGCAACATTACGATGTCTTGAATAGAGATTGTTTCAGACACTTCTGGTCTCTTTGCTGCGACATAAAGCGCAGTGATAAGGATTGAGAGTACTAACCCGAGGAATAAAGCCGCTCCAAGGTTATATACCCAAAAAGGGTGAACTTTAAAAAATAGGTAGGATACCACGGTTAGTGCTATCCAGCTAATCCACAGTACCCTACCTGCTTTAGTCACGACACAACTCCTGAAGTTCTTTAAGTAATTCTTGCAATTGTCCATGCATGGTGCTTAAGCGTTTTAGGTTTGCCTTGAGTGACTCCGTTGGAGTCTTTGGACCTTGCTGAACCACTACAGGAGCGGACTCTTTGCCCTTGTACACTCGGTACAAGTTTGAATACAGAAACACTACCTTCTGCGAGTGATCGCGCTTTGCGCTCACGACACCTTGCCGGCGAGTTGGTCGGCGACTTCGCGACACACGAGTGCTTCGCGAACGATCTCCGTTCCTCGACCGATCTCCTTGTCCTTGTTATCCCGAGTCTTCACCGTGTAAATACGTTCCCGAGTTTCGAGAACGACACGAACCGGCTTTTCACCCGGAACAGACACCCGACCAGAAAGTTCACACTTGAACATGTTTGTTTACCTCTTGGTGATGTATAGTTTCAGAAAACAGTCTCTTATTCAGAGTAATTCTGTATCCTAAACCACCAGCGTGTATTGTGGGAGTGAGAGTTAGAGTGGACATGTGCACTCGGACACCTAGCTTAGTCATTACTGCCAGTAGATTTCCGAGTGCACGCATTTGCTTTTCGTTGACGAACATTAGTGGTAGAAGTTCGCAGCCGGAATGTATCCGCCATTGGCTTGCAGACTCAGGCTTTGAGATCCACCGACTTGGACATAATCAAACCTGAACGCATGTACACCACGACGAAGGAACTTCGAGCCAGAGCGAGTATTGGTTCCATGAGTTGGAGAAGGATCTGCGATGAGCTTCGAGCCATCGAGATACAACTCTGACCCATCATCGGACGTTAGATCGAACTGATAGTAAGCAGTCTCAGTGACCACCACTTGTCCTTGGCAGATAAGTCTCGTGTTGTTGTTCTTGTAAACGCTTTGCATACCAACAGGCAAGATAGCGAGACCTACGGACCTATCGCTTTCAGCTTGATAATTGGTTGGCAAATCAAGCAGGAACGATCCAGCAGTGGCGAGAGTAGTGAATGTACTCATGTTCGTGACAGAGGCGAACGTCTGCAGAGAGCAGCTCAATCCTCGCGTCAACGCTGTTTGTCCGAGCAGGAGACGATAGTCGTTCTCATCTGCTACGAGCAACTCGATATCCGAAGGTTCGGCAGGAGCAGGAGGACTCACACCAGGTTCACCCTGAGGGCCTTGAGCTCCATCAACACCTGCAACACCTTGCGGACCTTGTGCGCCTGCAGGTCCAGCGGGACCTTGACCACACGATGCAAACAGAAACAAAGAACAAGCCAAAGCCAACAACGATAGCTTATTATTCATACTTTTCCTTTTTGTTTAAGATACGACGAATTACTTCGCCAAAGAAGACACTCACCAACAGACAGTAACCAAAATAATATAGTAAGATCATATGGTTAGATGGCAGACAGCATTATGCTGAGCACGCTGCCACCTATGGGATCGCCGTGCCAACGAGTGTTCCCTTAGTTCGAGAACTTGGCACGAAGAGCTTCGGGCAGAGCTTCCATGTTGACAGAAGCACCCTTCGAAGCCTTGGAAGCGCTGAGCTCAGCGACGCGTGCGTCGATGTAGCCTTGCACTTCGGCTTTCTCTTCAGCCGTGGAACGGGTCTTGAGGAACAGACGGAGGTTCTTAAGCTGCTCATCACCAGAACCAACGCGGGAACCAGGATTCTTGGGAGAATACTTGGTGCCACCGTTGAGGCGAGAATCCTTGCGGATCCAGTTGCTCTGAAGACCAGAGACGTACGTGCGAAGACCGGCGTCATCGAACTCCTTGTCGAGCTCGATATTGCCAGCACGGAAACCCTCGACGAGGATCTCAGTGACCTGCGCACGACGCTCACGCGTCATGTGGGACGACACGGATTCACCTTCGGAAACCGTGATACCAGCTTCGGCGAGAACCGAAGTGATTGCGCTGTGAACAGCGTCTTTCTGCGATTGCTTAGACATAAAAAGTCTACCTTCCTTAACGTTGATGTACAGACAATTCTGTACATTCATTTGTTTGTTTCAGTATCAACAGCCTGAGTCAAACAATCTTCTAAAGCTTTCGTGGCTTCATCGTCCACTATTTTGGAGAGCATCTTGTGGTACTCTCTCACCGAGTCAGATGCAGCAGGACTTTGGGCATAGCGTGACAACATGTCACGATACTCAACGAACGTACGTTTCGCATAAAACCAATTAGCGGTTTGGTTTTTACGTGCGGCAAGCTCTTCAGCAGCTCTGTCTTTTTCTAAATGATTAGTGTTATAGCGAGAACGTAAGTCAATATACTTCTCAAGATATGCAGCTCTATCCAACATCTTGCAGATGGTAATCCACACGTCAGGTACTTGTTCATCGCGCATATAATAGATTATACGAATTCAAAAATCTACTTCTTCTCGTTGCTGTCGCCCAAGATACCTCTGCGAGCAAGCTCCATCTCAACAACATGAAGAGTATCAGCGCGACGCCTATATTTACCAGCGTTATGGGCTATAAGGATCTCTTCTAAATCCTTAGAAGGAAGTTTGGTGAGTTCTTCCTTATATAACTCAGATACTTCATCTTGCTCTTCAGGTGAGAGATCGCTGTTGATCATGTAGGCAATACGCTTAGCGAACCCTTGTTGGGAATTGTCCCACCTACCCTTTGATGTTAGGTATTCCTCCTTAACCCTCTGATATATCTCAGTAGTTAAGGTCTTGGTGCGCTGAACGAGTTTCTCAGTCGCTCTTCGTTTCTTTTGAATCATCTCGGACATAGTGCTTCCTTTTATCCTTGGAATAGAATCGGGCAAATGGAGTCTTAAAGAAATATCCATAAGCATCTGAGTCATCAAAGTGAAGATCGATGTTATGCTTGAGACAGTATTCACCCTTAGTTTTGTCCCAAAGGTACTCATTCAGGAATGGGTTTCCCTTGGCATCGAAAGTCATCGGAGTTCCAATCTCTTGATGATACGATGCGATACTGAATAGATGAGTGTAACTCAGGTCATACTTCTTAATCTCAGCGTATAACCTCTCACCAAGGAATGGTCCGGTGATGATATGAACCTCATGCCCGTTGTCTACAAGCATCTTAGTGAACTCTTTGAAGAACTCAGGTCTATCAGTTACAACTCCATGTAAATCAATGCCGATCTTCATTCTTCTTTCTCCTCAGTCGAGATACGAAGTACTCGTAATACCCATTCTTAAACTTTGCGCCCATCATCGTCCCATATCTACCATAATGGAATGTGTATGCTTTAGTGATGACTCCAATTCCCTCATCAGGACATCCGATAACTTCTACTTCATCCCCGACCCGAAGACAATCCACAGGATCACATTTGCCACTAGGGTTAGGGGGAATATCACGAAAACAAACAGTGCAGCGAAAACTGCTATACAGACTAGGGTCGAAACGAACCTCATAACGCGGTTCATAAACTTCAAGCTTTCTAACGAGACTTTCGATAATAGAGCGATAGTGCTCTAATGTCCTATCCTCGTCCGACATAAAAGATATCTTTGGAGGAACAAAGTCGTCGCTCATTAAACCCTCTATTCTTGCTCCTCAATGATTGAATCAGGATCTTCACCGAGAAGCATGTAATCAATCTGTCGATCAGTGTGCCATTGCTGGAACTCTTTTTGAATCGAGCCTTGGATGTATGTTAGATTACCATCTTTCGACTTCATGTATAGGTTCACGTCGCCATTCTTTTCTTTAATAGCTTTGATGCGACCAAATGAGTCGTTAGAGGAGCTGGTTCCTCTAATCCACTCTGGTGCCCACCAATAATGAACTCCACGTTTACTTACGTGATCTTGATCTCGGTAGGGCTTTTGAATCACTTCTTTTGCGGGTGACTTTCTTTTTGCCATCGTTTCCTCCTAAAACAAAATATTCGAACATCCAATGTTCATATGCCTTAGTTGCTCTATTGGCACAGATCAACCAAAGTCCTCTGTCGGTTTCCCACTGTAAAGTCTTATTAGTGTATGAGATCTTACTAATATGACCCGCAACAGCGCATAACATTTCTTTAAACCAATAGCAAAGACCAGCTTCAATATAATCTGGCTCTCTGCTTGGCAACTTCGGCTTCATGTATTTGACCTCTCAGAACCCTATCTGCATTAGATTTTAGATATCTAGTCCGTAAATGGTAGTCATCCACTATCTCATCAACCTGTCTTTGACTGATAACTTTTAAAACTCTAAGTATCTCTAGCAGATGACCTAATGAAAACTCCATTCTGTTGGACATTTTCATTAGGTCGATCTGATTATATGGAGGTTTCACGTTCCCACCTAATTCCGTCGATGGACTTATAGTTCATCTTAGTGAGAGCAGACTGCATCTTCTGCCTCGCAGAGGAATTAGAGGTGAGGAGATTAACAACCTTTGGATACTGAGAATTCATGAATGCAGCTTCAATAAGCACGAGCACATCGTATCCTTCGTATGGCTTACCAGTAAGAGAATACTGTTGCTCAACAGCTCCAATATCATTGTCAAGGTGTAGTTCATCCCACGGACCCATTTTGCAGAGTGCATCGACTCCATCTTTATAGGTTCGTGCCACCACATTAGCGTAGTCACAAGCGCGGACATCATCAATTGCTAGAATTTTCTTCATAAAATCCGTTCATTCTCTTTACTGCAAGAGATGCCAAGAACTTATCTTTCCTCTTCTTAATAACCTCATCTATGTGTCGAACATAATTAGGTATTGAAGGAATTGTCCATTCTTGTTTTGTTACCCTTAATTTATACAAAAGGATCTGTAATCGGTGTAATGCCATCTGTTTGTTCATGAAGTCATCTGATGCTTGCTTAGAAGCTGCGCAAGTGTGATAATCGCCATTAGGCATGATGAGGTATCGATATTTTCCATCGACCTCCCATGTCATATTCTTAGCATCACAGTACTTGCATTTAGCTTCAATCTTAGTCAAGCAAAGCTCTTTCCATCACTGCATTCTTCACTGCTGTGATGAATTCTTCAGCTCCACTCTCCTGAGAGTGACTAAACGAAATCACCTTATATGCTTGTCTATTGCGATCAGTGACTGCAGTACATAGAACGTCGTCGATCACAACAGCAATGTGGATCGGTGAAGTTGGGATCCAGTCTGTACTGTGGAATGCAAGAATATCGTATCCTTGGTGATTACCAATGTGCCATACAGTAAGAATCTGAGCAGGTTTGTCTTGCTCTCTACGTTCTTTCCTAAACTCGAAGTCCAAAATAGATACGTTGCGTGGCCTATCTGGCCACAATCCACCATTCTCTGCTATCCATTGACCAACGATATTAGAACACCTGATCGCTCTTGGTAGGTCTTGTGGGTTGATCATGTAGGTCTCTTAGGTTTAAACATATTAGGCCACAACTGCTTACGATAACGAAATAGATGCTGTGACTTCATTTGCGGAGACATTTGAGTCTCAGGAATAGCGTTGATTCGTTCCTTCTCACGAGCGTATGCCTCTTTTAAGCCCTTGTTGTGAGCTTCGCGTTCGGCTTTTACTCTTGCCATGCGAACTTCACATGCGTGAGGCAAACCATGAGGTTCGTTAAGAACCCAGCGACCGTTCTCTTGAGTCCAATGCAGATCCTCCATTTCGCAGTCTCTGCATTTAGTGAACTTAATTCCGCTGCTCATCGTTGTCTCCTAGGAGGATAGAATCTGGTGTAATTACAGTGACTTCGAATGTAGCATCGATGTATTCGCCATTCACCAACTCATGACCCAATGACTTCTCAATCATGGATGCAGTTTGATCATCGAGATACCTGATCTGCCTTCCCTCTTTGCGATCTCTAAGATCTTTAAACTCTTGACGCGAATAGTCAAGCTCCACATGATTTGTTTCGCAGTTGTCGCAATAATATGTGTTCAACTCAGTCTTAAATGGTAACAAAGTCCAACAGACCATCTCTTCACAGCAATCGTCATACATCGTATCTTGGCGATATGCAAAACCCTGATAAGTGAACTTCATTGTGCCTCCAGTTTAAAGGACGAAAGGTCCATTTCGCTTGGCAATATCAACTTACCCAACACAACGTACATGCAAGGCATCTGTCTGCGATCCTCTCTACTCAACTTCTTACCTCTCAGCATAAAGTGATCAGAGACAGTCTTGCCTAATCTTTGATGACAATCGTGACAAGTGAGCTCACGATCTATAGCATACTCAAACTCGAATAGGTCGAAGTTAAACCCATGTTGGGTAAACACTGACCTAAGGTATTCTAATTCTTCTGGTTTTGCTTTATATCGCATCATTCTTCACTTCCTTCATATGACCACGTGTGATGCGATGCTTCCATCCACGCAGGATCTGGGGTAACCGTTGAACACCAGGTGCGTTTGCCTGCCTTAATTTCAATATCTGCTCTTATGAGGATATATGCTTTGTATGCTCTCCAATAGCCATATCTTGGTCCATACTTCTTGACGTATTCAATTAGGGACAATGATTTCGTTCGCTTGCGTCTTGTGACTCCATCCTCTACCCTCCCTATATAATCTGTGACGAACTTATTAAGTTGATCCACTGTATCTTGGTAGCTCACCCACTTAATCGGAGGGAAGAAGATCCTTGGGTTAGCACTCTCAACTCTGAGTGCTTGGAGCGTCAACAGGAGCTTCCCTAACGACTGAGCTTTAGGATTATTTGTTGGGTCCATCTTCCACCCGCTGAACAAAGTCTTTGATAGTGGATTGCAAAGATAAAAACCTAGCGAATCCAATAGGACCAAAGTCCTCACGTACGCATTTGAACTTAAGTTTAAGCAAGAAGTGTAATAAGCGAGCAGTGACCTGAAGACCATCTGCATGTCTTCGTTCAAGAATGTGCTTATCATGAACGTTCGGATCGATTGGGTTGGTTGCCAAGATGCTCCGAGTGAACATCAACTTTACGCTATAACGATCGACCATGGACGACTTATTATTTACTTGTTTACTCATACCTTCTCCTTTGGTTTGTTTAGATTTGTCTGCTTAGATCTTGTTAAGTTCGACCTTCAGTTCGTAGATATCAAGTTCCGGAAACATTTTCTGATATCTTTGCGCTTCTTCCAGGCTAGTCCATATGTGAGCTTCAGAAAATGTTTCCGGCGCCCATGGATAACCACCTGAGTTATAGTCTATAGCTACAAACTTGTCTTTGTAGCTAGTATGATTTCCTGTTCCTTTTCTTTCCGACCACTTCATTATGTACATTAGACTCACCTTTCGATAAAAGGTTAGAACGACAGGCCAACACCAGCGTGATACTGAGTGGCCGACAATGAACCAGCTGCATGATAAAGAATCCCACCGATCACCTGTAGCTTGGGATTCAGATTATATCCAGTATTGATCTTTAGTGCAGCATCCGCTCCTTTCCATAAATCCAGCCCAACTCCAACTTCCGTAAATAGCTTCTCGTTGATATTGAAGCCACCAAGTGCTCCAACGTTGAGTGTCAGCTTGTTCTCCGCCTTGTTTGTACGGATCGGCATGAATCCCAGTTGGCCCATCGCGTAGAACTTATCCAAGTTCAGCTTAGGGTTCCAAGACGCCGCTGCAGTCAACAGCCCGCCATTAGTCTGCGTGATGTACACTGCCGAAAACCGAAATCGTCGACGATCCCTATCGATGTCTTCCTCATCTCTACTCATGCATCATCTCCTAGAGGGAATAACCCTCTATCCCAATGCCAAACCTTACCTCTACGAGCCCTATCCTGACGAATAAGTAGGCCTATCGTATAGGCCACACCTTCAGCCAGATACCACCCCACTGCGATGCAACCTGGACATATACCCTCTATATGTCCTATATTGTAGTAATACTCACCCGACTCTACCTTATTTGCCACGTTATTCAGCAGGTCTTCCCTACCCTCTCTAGCTACTATTAGGGCCTTTCCAGCATCTGCCACAGGACACCAGGGGAATCCGTAACTTGTTGAATTTGCTAGAACACACTGACGAATAGGATGGGCCATGGCACGCCTCTCCGAGGGTCTTGCTTCTCCCCTCTCCTATTCCGGTCAGTCGTAGAAGTGCTCTCCTGCATGATCTCCTACGGCAAAATTCATATTCTCTAGAAGGACTCGGATATTGTTTAGATCTGCATCATCTCCTCTTCCTTCGGATAGTTCTTTTAAGGAATGTTCTGCTATGGGGAGATTGTTGACGATTATCTTAAGGTGATGCAGGAGGACTTTTGAGGCCAGGATGGTTAGTTCCGTCTTGGGCTCTGCGTTGGCTTCGGCCATCTGTTGGGCGAGGATAGACATTTCGACTTCGTTCATATTGTGGACACACCTTTCCGTTGATGGTATTGGTTCGGGACAGGGTAGGGGGAGTGGCGTAGCAGTGTCAGTATATAGGCGTAGGAGATAAGGGAAAGGCCCAACCCAGGTTTCTCCAGGTTGGGCCAGTTGGAGATGCGACTTACGGACTTGAGTTACTCGGTGATGCCGAACTTCTCGCGAAGCGAGGCAGGGAGAACCGAGGTGTTGACGGCGACCTTGGAGGCTTTGAGAGCTGCGAGCTCAGCGACTCGGGCGTCGATGTAGCTCTGGACTTCAGCTTTCTCCTCGGCGGTCGAGCGAGTGGCGAGGAAGAGCTTCAGGTTCTTGAGTTGTTCATCGCCTTGGCCAGCACGACTTCCCGGGTTCTTGGGTTCGTACTTGGTGTTGCCGTTGAACCGAGGATCTTTGCGAATCCAGTTCGACTGCAGACCAGAGACGTACTCCTTGAGTTCCTCGTCGGTGAAGGACTTGGTGAGGTCGATTTTGCCCGCTCGGAAACCTTCGAAGAGGATCGCGTTCACCTGAGTGCGACGCTCCTTGGTCATCTCGGCGGAGATGTTCATCCCATCTTCGAAGTGGACGTTGGCGGAGTCGAGGACGGAAGTGATTGCCATGTAGACTGCGTCTTTCTGCTTCATAGTATTCCTTTGTTTGTTTGGTTATAGTTGATGATTGTTTCAGTATCATCGACTTGTCACTGTCGTTCAGTGATGACTACATATAGTATCGGGAACTGTTAAGTGCCGAGGTGGGTGGCGTAGCAGTGTCAGTCGCCTGGTGGGCGCTGACCTACTGCTTAGTAACGGAAGTCGTGACCTTTAACGAAATGATCTACGTATTTGTCACAGCGGCCTTACGGAGGATAACTCGTGGCTTCATCGGCGGTACCTTCATAAAGGTAGAGATGCGAATGAGGTATACTTTCTCGTTCTTGTGGAGCTTCATTGTATCCTTGTGGTGTTGGACAAACCAAGACCAAGTGAGGATACCCAACGTCTTACCAGTCTCGATATCCCTTACAACCATCGGTAACCTATCCTTTGACCACTCAATGATCTGGTCCCTGTTGAGCGAGATCGTATTCTCATAGTGAGTCCGAATTGTGCGGCATTGCATATATCACCTCGTGTTGGTTAATAGTTTCAGCTCAGACTATTCAACTCGATAAGTATCACTCCAGCCTCGTACACAGCATACCCAGCGAGTACGATCAATCCACCTTCAATCATGCGGTCAAACCAGGTTCTCATAAAGTCTCCTTCAGTTTAAGGTCCTTGTAGTCCTTGCCGTTGAGTCGGCACCATCGGATGGTATTGGAGGAGAGGTCGTCGTTGCAACCCATCAACCAATACCATATCGTCCACATCACTCTTGCCATATCGCGTTCACTCGCAGTTGGGTTTGGACCTGACGGAGAGTGATGATGCCTTCGTTGATTGCTTGGGCGATCTCATTCTCAGTGAGCGACTCGAGGTTAAACAAGACGAAGTCCTCCATCATCTCGCGGTCGCACGCAGCGCACTGATGTCCGATGAAGGTGTTGTGCTTGCAGCGCTCGTCGTTCTTGAGTTGGGTTTCGATAAACGATTCAAATGCTTTCATGTCTTTTCTCGAGGTCATGCGACTTTCCTTTCGTTGAGGTTGATTTGTTTCAGCTCGATGTTCTGGAGGTGGATGATACTCTTCATTATCTCAATCCGAGCTATCAGGAGTTCAATTATTCGAGTACTTCTGCGTTCAGTGAGCAACTCTTGATCATTCTCAGCTAGGGCTTGATATAGTTCAGCTAGCATAACGTTCTCCTTATTTATAATTATTTATAGGTTCGGCAACTCCCTATAGGCGTAGCAGTGTCAGTGGGTGGGGACAGCTTGCGCCATCCCCACCGTACCGACTTACCTATCAGCTGATACCGAACTTGGCCTTCAGGCTGTCGGGCAATACCGAGGTATTGACCTCGACCGACTTGGCCTTCTCAGCAGCGAGCTCGGCAACCCGAGCATCGATGTACTGCTGCACTTCGGCCTTCTCAGCAGCGGTCGTCCTCGTGTTGAGGAACAACCGGAGGTTCTTGAGCTGCTCGTCACCTTGTCCCGCTCTCGAACCGGGGTTCTTCGGAGTGTACTTCGTGTTCCCGTTGAAGCGAGGGTCCTTGCGAACCCAGTTGCTCACGAGACCGGAGACGTATTCCTTGAGACCGCTCTCGTCAGGAAGGTCGCCGCTGTAGTCGATCGTTCCCTTCTGGAATCCCGCGATGAGGATGGCAGAGACCTGAGCGCGAGTCTCGCGGGTCATCAGGGACTTGATGTCCATCCCGTCTTCGAAGGCATGACCTTGCTCGTTGAGGACGGAGGTAACCGCTTGATACACAGCATCTTTCTGTTTCATTCGCATTCTCCTTGTTATGTGGATTAATAGTTTCGGTATTAATCCGGTTTCCCGTAAGACTTGGCATGGTTTTTGGTACCCGCTATCCTCGCCTTACAAGGGATCCCTTGAGTCGGTACCGGTACTCGCCGCGCGCCTACCCTGTACATGAGCTTTTTCTCCTAATAGGCAAAACTTAACTGGTACTTGGAATTAAATTTAAAAATATAAGTTTTTCTGGCTCTACAACCTCATACCAACTTTTTAAATTATGGCAATTATGACATAACGTTTGCAAATTCTCTTTAGAGTTATTGTTTCTGTTCTTATCAATATGAGCTACTGTTAACTGACAATCTTTCTCTGGCATAAATCCACAGCGCCTGCACTTATCTTCTCTAAACTTTAAATAGGGTCTCTTCTTTAACTGTGACTTTGTTCTAACATAGTTCTTATTCTTAGCGTCTTGAATCCATTTCTTTTGATATTCACTGGCCTTTACTCGCACACATACCTTACAACGATGCGCCAATCCATCTTTCGTTGTTGGATGCTTATAAAATTCACTAACGTCTTTATTTTCTTTACACAAAGTACAACATTTCATCTTACATTTGTACCCTGGCCCGCTATCAACCTATTAGGCTACATCAGGCACCAGTACTCATTTTCCTATTAGGGTATAAATTTTCCATGGCCATTAAAGTGAATTTCGCCAACGCAACAATCCACCTTCCTGGGCGCTACGGTCCTCACCAAGACTTATTTCCTACTCTGCGTTTCTTCACCGTACTGAAACTTCTTAACATTTGCAAGGCCTCCACATTGCGAGCCTATATCCGTAACAAGAGGCTCACCTAATGTGCATCGGCTGCTCCCCATCAAACAAACTCAAGAACCATTTCCTTTATATCTTGGTGGATTTAGGCCTCACCAAGGCTGAAGAGCTAGGTGCCATCACCAGCTACCACACTCCCGCAACGAAACCCGCACTTGCCCACTCCTTTTGGTCCATCTGGTACCAGCACCCGCAGGACGACGCGTGGAAGGCCTCGCTACTTGACAAGGAGGAGTCGTGATCGATAGACGATTGTCGTACCCTCACCTCGGCCGCGATGATGTAGCCTACCAGCTCAACCTCATGAAGTATCGCGGAGCCCACTACCAGCGTCTCTTCGTATTCTTAGCTCGCTTAGGTTTGAAGACTCCGCGCGAGTATTTGCCTGTCGGCTGGCAGTATCGTCCCATCAACCCTTTGAAGGGCTGGAAGTACGGGTTATAATAGGGATATGCGCGAGTGGTTAACCTTTAGTAAATCTGGGCAGTGGGTGTTGCATAAGGCAACCGCACCCAACTCACCTGACGAGCATCCGCCTGCGGATGACTACACCAGTCACAATAAGCCCTACAAATCTTTTCGAACAAATCAGGGCGAGCTTCACGAGGACCACGGACAGAGGGGTACCCTTCATGACTTTGGCGGCGGCAAGCAACCCAAGCACCCAAACCAGCGCAAGGCTACAACGCCATCTCAAAAAGTTCAAAGCTTCTACAACGAGCGCAACCCGGGCGTTGGCGACTGATCGTATAATCAGGGCATATATACAACATCTCTGATCGGATTCGCGTGATATTTGCGCTTATGGATTGTTTAGACCGTTTAGGTTTGAAGTCCCCGAAGAAGTTTTTAGGTACTGAGATACGGTATGTGTGCGGCACAGACGACGTGCAGGTGCGCATCTTCCAGAAGGAAGACGGTTCTTGGTGGGAGACGATGTACTAATGCTTAACTTCAATACTCTCAAGGCTGTACATATTGCGAACGGTGTTGCACAGTGCAGCGAAGGTATTAACAAGCGTCACTACATTGCTAACAAAGCTAGAGGTAGGGCTGGCGGCATCGAGTACATGCAGCACTCTAGCAATCACAAGCTGTATGCGTTAGAGGATGACTTTGATCGCAACAGTAGGCCAGCACAGAGGATGCAGTGACAGGTTTAATTATCCTGAGAACTCTTAGGAACATTACAAACTCAATGCTAGCTTGAAGCTTGAGGATATCTGACTCGAAAGACTTGGTCAAGGCGGTCCTCCAAGGACAGTCGTCCTTTCCACGAGGGATCATATCCATAATACACTAGTCGATAGTTGCGACTGAGTTCATCGCCATGATCTAAGTCATAGAAGTCTATGTAGCTTGACATGGATTCGGTCTGCACGTGAAGTAGGCCAATTACCCTAAGACGTCTAAGAACCTTCAGTAGCCTGAAGAAGGACGTCACTTGCTGCATGTTGAGATTGTCGAACGGTTTACCAGGCTCCACTTTTAGTCCCTGCCAGTGTTAGAAGTTGCATATACTCTTCCCATACTTTAACAGAGGGCGTAGCTGCGCTCTTGATCCCAAGATCCCTTAGGACAAACAGTAGTCGCATTGTGCGCTCAGTAGAGATGATCTTATAAGTCAGCGGGTCCACTTAGTGGAGTTATACTTCCACGTCTGGAGTGCTGGTAGAGTAGTTTCCACATAAAATACAATAGCTCGAGCCTGTAGTGGCAATCGATTAGGTGCTTGTGGTCCGCTTTGGAGATGCGATCTATTTGACGCTCCATAACACAGTCCTTTTGTAATATTGATGTGGAAGGAGGCGGATTGAAGTTCAGACATGATAAAGCCTCCTCTAGGTTGGTCAACCTAATGGCTGACTATAATATTTTATCACGAGGTGGGATTGTCTGAATCGAATAGGGTGCGTTCGATGATTTCATCTTCGACCCAAGCTTTTTGCAGCTCGCAGTCAAATTTCTTCACAGAAAGTATAGAGTTGTGGGGACCGCAGTAGCGGTTAAGTACCCAATGGAGTTCCCCAAGTGGCATGGCGTGCAACAATGCTTTAATACGATCTGGGCATTCTCTCATGCAGATATTTTACCATTATTGTATTTTCGGTAAATTCTGTTGCCTATGAGTTTCATTAGGATGATATAGAGGGCGTACTTGTGGAAGTCGTCCTCAGCCTTATCAATTGGGTTGGTTCTTACTTTTTGTCCCATGCGAATTCCTCCTTTGCCTCCTCAATGGTGATATCGTCGTCAATTAGGTAGTTATGCGCCAATATATCCATAGCCATTTGGAGTCGTTGTGGTTGTGATGGTGGGTTGGGGTTTAAAAATTCTGGTAAACATGCGGATCGAAACGGGCATTTTTGACAGCGCTTAGAATCTAAGCAAGCCCCTTGGGTATCTATGATCTCCTGCATCGTTTGCTTATCTGAATCGCTTAAGGGCATTACTCTTCCCTCAGCATTTTGTCTACTTCAGAGTCAAGGAGTATCTGAGTAGCGACCTCTTTATACCTAATATCTGCTTCTTCCTCTTTCATGTCCTGTGCTCCAATAGCCTCAATGCAACTTACATAGCTGCCGTCGACTCTCTGCTTAAGCCTACTTAAAGGACATGATCGACACAGGGATTTGTTAGCCCAGCCAGAGCAATTGCCATCTTGAGCTATAATCTCTTTTAGGATTTCCATCCCTGTCATTCGTTTCAGGATCCTTCCCAAGTTCCATTATACGACGGGCCACACGGGGTAGCAAGGTATAATGAGTTAATATGGCAATGGACCCACCAAATCAGATATATCCACCTCCAGCACAGTCGATTACGTCAACGCCGTCGCCTATGCCGCTGTACCTTCCTGATCCTTCGATCAAGGGTATTAGCTTTGATCAACTTTTGAATCAACGTGGAATTCGCTTCTTTCACCAGAAAGCTTTGCCATGCCCAAACATCCTTACAGTGGATACTAACGCTCATCAGCCAGATTGCAAATTCTGCGACGATAGCGGCATCATCTACTACGATAACAAGGAGTGCTGGGGAATTTTCCAAGGCAACAGCATTGAGAAAACTTTTGAAGCTCACGGTATCTGGGAAATCGGCACTGCAGTAGTGACGTTCCCCACTGAGTACCCTGATGGTAGCGGTCAGGCAGACTTTAATACCTATGATAGGTTAACAATGCCTGATTTTGAAGTTCGCCTGTGGGAACTTAAGGAATACGAGCCTCGTCCCGACGGCCAAGAACTCAGGTATCCAATCCGCAAGGTCGAGTACGCTTCTTCAATTATCAACAATGTTCAGAAGTTCTATTACCCTGGGGTTGATTTTAACGTAACGCCCGACGGGAAGATCCAATGGATTTACGGAAAAGAACCTTCTTACGACGCAGATGAGGAAAAGGGCGAGGTCATCGCCTGGTCATATTTTGCCAACCCTGTTTATGTCGTAGTACAGTCTCTAAGAGAACTCAGAATCACGCAGGAGCTAGTTAACGGCCAAAAAGTCTCTAAGCGTCTGCCACAACAGATCCTAGTGAAGCGTGACTTCATGTTCGGAGCTGGGGAGAAATTGTTACAGAGTCCGTAATCCTGAGTTAACCCAACGCTAAGTTATAATTGGTATAGAGTTAACAGGGAGCCGATTCTTTCTTATGCCTCAAGCAGTAAGTCGTAGACAATACAGAATGATGATGGCTATTCTTCACGGAAAGGCGAAGGATGGTCCGCGCGGTCGTCCTCCAAAGTCCGTCGCCGCGAAGTATACAGATCCAGGTAAAGATGCCCCAGAGCAGTCCGGTGAAGATCGTGGCGGTAGCTGGAATGAAGAGCATCATGCAAAGGCCAAGGAACGTACCAAGGCAGCTCGCAAGGATCGCAAGAAGACAAAGAAAGAACTCCGTAAAGCACTAGAAGATTTTTATAAGGCCACCAAGAGCGGCGCAGCCGCGACCCTTGTGATGGATAACAATAACCGCATCCTACTTGGACAACATTGGGGTGACAAGAATTCTCTTGCTTTCCCTGGCGGACACCTAGAACCAAATGAAGACTCTGCACTAGGCGCACTGCGCGAGCTGCAAGAAGAGACTGGTCTCATTGGACACAACCCACAAAAGATTATGGAACATAAGGACAGCGGCAGAGACGTCACTGTATACCTTATTGAGTCCTTCCGTGGAAAACCAGCATCTTCGAAAGAGCTCACCAACTTGAAGTGGTATGAGCCTCAGGATATCGAGTGGAATAAAGTTCGTAACTGCTGCATCGCTCCTTTGAAATATGTAGTTGAGCAAAAGCTTGGTAAGAGTATCAAGGGAATGCTCGCGATTGAGAAGCTAGAGAAGAATATCATCCGTCAAAGAGGGGACGCAGTTTTCGAAGTCACTCACGGCGACGCGCTAAAGCTTGTTGGCAATGGCGTCTTTAGAATGTTGCGCGAAGCTGTGCGTGATATGAAGGATGAAGATTTTAAAGATGTTCACATCGACACGTACACGGTTTCAATCCGTCGTCATATGTCTGATGTCTATTCTGGTCGCGTAAGCGACGGACACAAGGTCGTATACCAGTTCACTAACAAGTCGCTCCCTGAACTCACCGCTGGCTTGATGTCTGTGTTCGAGTGGTATCTTCCTGAAGACCAAAAGGACCTAGAACTCCTTGACGAAGGTCTTCTACAAGACGACGCCATCCACGGCGGCATCAATGAGCTTGTAGACAATTATCGTCGCCACAATATCGGCAACATCTATGAAGAGATGGAAACTATCCGCTCGCACATGCGCAACGGTATGGCTATCGACCTTCAGCAAACAGAAGCAAAGATTATGACTCTGTTTGATAAGCTTGAAGACGTTGTTCATGATGTTGTTGGAAAGCATAACATGCTTGCTCAAGAAGCAGGCAAAGAGATCGAAGAGCTTGAAAGAAAGCTTCGCGAGCTACAGAGCAAGATTGAAGAAATGGACAAGAAGCCAGAAGTAGTAGAAGCCTACTCTTCCAATCCTGCTAACAAAGATAAAGTCATCGATGAGTACTACTCATATCTACCTAAGCCATCTATCGAAATTTCCCCTAACGGAAAGATTCGCATCTCTTTTGGCTCCGACTGGAATACGCTTGAAAAAGAAAACTTCTTGAAGGATATGAGAGCTCGTGTCATCAAGAAGGCGAGCAAGTAATGGTGAATCTTTACTTTGAACTCGATCGCCTAAGAGCTACTCTAAAAAGTCGTGGACTCTCTGAAAACGCAATCGAGAAAATTACAACGCAAGCGAGACTTGAGATCCTCACGGAGTTCCAGAATCAGGCTGAATCTGCGATGGAGCTAGCTGTTGAAGCTGGTGTTCAGAAGGACTCTGTTGACTTCATTAATGAGATCCGCCCTAACGCTATCACTATGGAACTGATGACAGACTCTGGTAATCTAGAGTTCTCAGAACCTCCATATCCTATGTTGCCTTGGCTTCTTAAGAATGCTAAGCCAATGAAGGATGGTAGTGGCGTTTATAAAGTTATCCCTGTAGGTGCTCCTTCAAAGAACCCTAAGCCCTCTATGGCTGGCAATATCTTTGATGCCCAGAAAGCTATCATGACTGCGCGTGCAGAAGAAGCTAAACGCCAGTATGACAGGGTGAAACCAAAGAATTCAAAGGCTACGTTCCGTACGGCTTCAAGTAAGCAGAGTGCTGAGACTAAGTGGGTAAAACCTGCTAAAGAAGTGGACTTCACAGATGATGTGAAGGGCATCAACAATGAGTTGACCGAGACTATGGAACAAGCTATTAAGAGAATCATCGAATCTTACGTGGAGGCCTTCTAACATGCCGTTTGTAATGCCTGAAATTGTAGTACACAAGATTCTTAAAGATGGCCTTAAGGACCTAAGGGCTAATCGTCCTGCCTTCAACGACCTCTTCTGTCAAATGACACAAGATGAGTTGGGCAAGGAGTATGGTCAAGCTTATGTTGACAGCATCTGGGATTGGTTTACAACCACCAAGATTCCTGTTGTTCAGGCTTGGTCGCTAAATGCTCAGAAGATCCCTTGCATTAGCGTTCATCTTGCCAACGAAACAGAAGATGAATCCAAGGCTACCTTGAATGACTTTGCAGGCATCTTTGATGAGGATGCAGAAACTGGCACCGGAGTGTTTACGGTGATGGTTGATATTGGGTTGCACTCTAATAGAGCTGGTGACCAAGTATTATGGCTTTATTACATTGTTAGCTATATTCTTTTTAAGCACAAACTTAAGGCACATAGGTTAGGTCTTAAGTTACACACCTACAGCGCTTCCGATTACAATAAGGATGCCGCTAAGATGGGTGAGAACATTTGGACTAGGTGGATTAGGTTTAGATGTACAACTGAGAACTTTTGGTCTGGAGATGCATTGGGTGAAGCCGATGGCGTCAACCTTGATCCAGCGATTGGCAATGAGCCAGCCTCTTCTGTGGCTACCTCTCTAGACGTTGACATCGAAGAGGTAGACATCACCGCTAACACCGGTTTACAGGCTGGCAGGGTAGGGGATGAAGAAGATGACGAGTTGGTAGATATTTAACCACTTAAGTCGGATAAAATCAATTAAGGAGTAGCATATGGCTAAGAAAAAGAAAGAACAAAAGGTAGCTCAAGAGCAACAGGCACCTGCCGGCGCTCCAGAAGCAACTGGTAATCAGAAGCTAGATTTTGATGCATGGTGGGCGCTAAGGGGCAAAAAGCTTCCTAAGCATCATCACAAAGAAATCATCAAGGCAGACTTCGCCGGTCGTGGTCTAGACGACAAAGAAAGCATGGAAGATTTTGATAGAGCGCTTGAGATGTACGGCGTTAAGCTTGACTAAGCCTCTATGTTATAATTGGTTGGTATACAAAACCTGACTCAGGAGATGCAACATGGCAATTAATGTAAGTTTTAACGGGGCAACAATTTATAAGCCTGGCGCTTACTCCAAGACTTCGATTGATCTTGGTGGTGGTTTTCCACTATCACCAACTGGTCTAGTCGCTATTTTTGGTGAAGCGGACGCAGGTGCTCCAGGCGCAAACGAAGTAAATATCGCTGACAACGTGTTCAGCCCAGAACAACTTCCTGCTATCAAGCAGAAGTATCGCAGCGGTCCACTTGTTGATGCATGCGCGTTCTTGTTCGCACCAGGTGCCGATGGCGCAATTCCTGGCGGAGCAAGCGCTGTCTATATCTACAAGACAAACGCTTCTGTTCGCGCAACGCTCGCACTTGACAATACTTGGGGAACTCTACGTTCTCTTGAGTGGGGTGCAGGCGGCAACAAGCTCACCTACAAAAACGTTCTCACTCCAGCTGTAAGCGCTACTCGCGCTTCGTCTGCTCCATTCGACGTCACTGGTGACGTTGCAACGGAAACCCTTGTGCTTCGCGTACAAGGCGGCGCAGACAATACGTTCACTGCTCCTGCAAGCACCACGACTCGTGCATTGCTTCAGACTGCGTTGAACACTGCTGGTAACTGGTCTGGCGGTCTTCCTTCAGGCGTCACTCTCACTGTTGGCGGTGCATCTGATGCAGCTGCTACTTTGACGATTGCTCGCTCTGCAGCTGGTACTCCAAACCGTGAAGGATACGGTCGCAACTTCCAGATTGTTAGCGGTACGCTAGCAGCTTCTGCAAATCTTGCAACTGGTCTCGTAACCTCTTCTTCTGAAGATATGGCTACGATCACTATCTCTAACAAGCGTGACCTCATCGACGAAAGTGAAACTATCGGCGGAGATCTAGTTTTGAAGCTTGGTCGCAGCGGCGGCGTGACTCCACAAGTCACCGTCAACGCTACTCAAGTTCTCTTGATTAACAACTCTGTCACTGAGTATGCTATCACTAAGTCTGATTTCGGTACTCTTGCAGAAATGTTGGCATGGATCAACAGCACCGCAACCAACTGGTCCGGTGAACTTGGTTCAACCTTGTTCGGTCAACTAAGCCCAAGCATCCTTGATCGCGTAACCGGTCTTGGCGCTCTTGGTTCTGCTTCGATTCGTCCAGCTCAGATCAAGCGCGATGCACAACTTGCTCGTGACATGTTTGCTCAAAGCTCTATGATCAGCCAGAGCATCGTAGGCGCAAACGCTTACGCTGGTCTTCCTGATGCAGCTGCTGAGATCTTCCTAACTGGTGGATCTAAGGGCGGCACTCAGACTGCTGAGATCGCTTCTGCTCTAAGCAAGTTCGAAAAGTTCCGCGTGAATAGCGTTGTTCCTTTGATGTCTCGCGACGCAACGGACGATGCTGCTGACGGTCTTACTGACCCAAGCTCTAACTACACCATCGATGGTATTCATCAGGCTGTGAAGACTCACTTGAGCTTGATGGCAACCACCAAGAAGAAGTCTGAGCGTCAAGGATACTTGTCTTACAAGGCAAGCTACTCTGATTGCAAACAGAAGTCTCAAGACTTGGCATTCCAACGCATTCAACTTGCGATCCAAGACGTTCGTCAAGCTGACAGCGATGGCAACATCAAGTGGTTCCAGCCATGGGCTGGTTCTGCTCTCCTAGCCGGAGCTCGTGGTGGTAGCCCAGTCGGTCTTCCAATGACCTTTAAGTATTTCAACATGTCTGGTATTCGTCAGACTGCTCAGCCAATGAGCACTGCCGAAGCTGATATCGTGGTGGATTTCGATCCTGATACTCAGTATGATGATGCAATTCAAAACGGCATCACCTTCTGGGAAGCTCCACAAACTGGCGGATTCCGCCTTGTTGTGGATAACACCACCTATGGTAAGGATGGAAACTGGGTGTTCAACCGCGGCAACGTTCAGTACGCTGCTGACGTTCTAGCCTACGACTTCCGTAACCAACTTGAGAATATCTATGTTGGCGTGAAGAACACTATCACTGCAGCCGAAGTTAAGTCAACATGCGAAGCTATCCTAGGTACCTACCTAGCTCAAGGTATTACGGTTTCGACCTCTGATGCCAAGAACGGCTTCAAGCAGCTTGTAGTACAGATCAACGGCAACACTATCAACATCTCAGTTGTAGTTAAGCTTGTTGAGGGTATCGACTTCATCTTGGCCGACATCACTCTTCAAAGAGCTCAGCAAACAGCTTAATAAGAATCATTATTTAAAGTTTCTAGTGAACCCCGACCAAAAGTCGGGGTCCTACTTTCTGGTATATTAAGTTTAAACTTTATAAAGAGAGTGACACATGTTATCGAAAGCAGCAAGACACAGATTAGTAATAGCCCTTACTTCTGAAAAAGTTGGAGAAGAGGTCGCTGATGCAATTGACACAGAAGATTCAGGCGATGGTACTATCCTACCAAATTTCACTAATAACCAATTATTAAGAGGCAACGGAACCAACATTCCAATAACAGATGGCCAACTTCAGTTTGATCCAGGATCAAACAGACTGTATGTTGGTGCATATGCAAGTAGCTCAAACGGTATTATTACAGTCGGTGGCTCTGGAACTGGCATCGGAACTATTGATGGTGGCGGCGGAGCACTTAATGTAACTGGTGGTCCACTTACAATGACCACTCATGTAAGTGCTCAACCTATTGTTTTTAAGCCAGGCACTACTGAATCCTTTAGGTTTCTTGGAACTGGCCAATCTGTGTTCAACAACGCTATTCGTGTTAAGACTAGAGTTGTTGCTGGTGCAACTGTAACTATTGCCGATACAGACTATGCTGTATTTTGCACTGCTGGCGGTAGCGTTACTGCTAATCTTCCTGTAGGAGTAGATGGTATGGAAATTAAGGTTGTAAGCAGGAACACCTCTTTAGTCGACATAACACCAAACGGTTCAGATACAATAAACGGCACAGGCGCTCCTTATCAGATGAGTGCCGCAGTAACGCTGATATTTGCAGCGGGCGATTGGGCTGTCTTTAACTAAAAATAAATAATTATGAATGAAATTTTAAAGATGGACAAGAACGGTCAATGGTCCTCTCCAAAATAGGCTATTTGCTTAACCTAAAACCTGATATTCTAGACTTAAGTTACAATTAAGTGACTTCAAAAATGCTCGGTAAAGGGAACCGCACCCTAAAAGGAGAAATCAATGGCTTCTAAACTGCCATCGTTTGTCACAGGTGCAAACGCTAAAATCAAAGTCGGAGGCAAGACGTTCGCGTATGCTTCTGATGTCTCGTACAACGTTGTTGTGGACGTGGTACCAATCGAAACAATGGGTCGTTACGAAGCAGTCACCAATGAGCCAGTTAACTATTCAGTTAGCGGCGAGTTGAGTGTCGTTCGTTACACCGGCATTGCTAAGACCAACAACATGCCAGGAACTAACACTGGTGGTAACGGTCTTGGTAAGGTTGACATGGGCACTGTGGGCGGCATCGGTTCGCATCACATTAACCCAGGCAATATGCTGTTGTCTCAGACTTGGGATCTTGCTGTATTCCAGAAGACTCAAACTGCTGCAACTGCTGCTGGAGATACCGCAGTCACCGTTGATGCTGTTGAATTCATCACCATCAAGGACTGCCGTTTCACTCGCAAGAGTGCAGGTATTAACAAGCGTGGTATCCTCGTTGATCGCCTAAGCTTTGTTGGTATTCTTGCAGACGATGAGTCGTTCGACGCTTCGTACTCTGGCGATACGGATCTGACCTAAACTGTTCGTAAAAAAGCAAGAACCTCGCTAGATGTGCCACTGAACACGGCTCCTTTAGCGAGGTTCTTCATTCTCTTAATTCTTTGCCTTACTGAATTAGTAATTTGCCCGCCTCGGGCCATCAACCTTGTGCTAATCGTCAACTCATCTTCAACAATAACAATTAATTTAATGTCGAATATATCTTTATTTCTTTTTATAAACGAGGAGACGTGCGTGGTGGGGTCATAGATCACAGTGGATGTTTCGTTCCAAAGTATAGACCTTGTTTGATCTTTAGGTGTTTTATCGTACGAAACATATTTAAATTTATTAATTACTTGATTGCAAATCCAACTCTTTCCAGCTCCAGACGCACCTGCAATAACATAAACAATCTTCTTTGTTCCTACTGATCTATTGGCTAAAAAATTTTCCATTTGGTCTTTAGTGTTAGGTTTTTCTTTACCATTGCCATGTATTGCGTGAAACAATCTGTGACACGGTATACAAAGCGACACTAGATTGTCTATATTGAATCTTTCGGTCGGATGATGCTTCCAAGATTTTACGTGATGTGCATTTAATGTAACCCCACTGATTGAGCAAGCAACGCAAGTAAAGTTATCGACCTTAAATCTTTCAACATGTAATTTTAAATCTGCAAACCTATTGCGCTCTGCTCTTGCAGCCGGTGTTTTAAGTTCGTCAAAATCTGATAACTTAATGCCTCTCAGAGTGCAACTAATTTTTACTTTTTGATCAAAAGTTAACTTCTTGCCTTTATTAGTCGGTGATCTGCCGCGCTTTACAGCGCTCATTTTATCAATAACTTCTCGCCTAGTCTCCTTCTTTCCTTTATTCCACGGCACATGATTAACCTTTGCAAGACTCATTTTTAACTTAGATTCTGTAGTGTGCCTAATACAGCATTTAGTGCAGTTTGGTTTAGAAGCGTTAACTTTATTGAGATATCCTCGATCTTTGCCGCACGTATCGCAGGTGGCCCTATATTTTGTTCTATAGTGTGCGCTGTCAATAGGTTCTTTTATGGTATCATTTAAGTTAATCATAATTATTATGATTATACCTTGTATCAGGAACAAACGCTAATGGCAGGTATAAAGCCGTTTTTCATCACAGGCGCAAACGCTAAGGTAAAGCTCAACGACAAGACGCTAGCCTTCTGTACCGATCTTTCCTATTCCGTAACGATCAACACTCAAGCTCCTAAAATCTTAGGCATGTATGAAGGCAGCTCTGTCGAGCCGCTGGGATATACCGTTAATGGCAGCTTCACTGTCATTCGCTACGCTAAAGACGTAAAAAGCAGTGTCGGTGGAACTATCCCAAATGGGATTGCACAGAACGACGCCGGCAACGGTGTTGGAAACTGGGGCGGAGTATGGGGTGGAAAAGCTGGAGACTTCTTTGCTCGCAATGGTATCGGCAACGACGGCCGCGCAAACGAAGCTCTAGATCCTAGCAAATATCAAAGTGGAACTACTTTTGATATCCAAGTTTATCAAAAGCTTCCTAATGGCAACATCCTAGGTGTTGCAAACATCAGGAACGCTCGTATTACTAAGGCTGACTTTCAATTAACCAAGAAAGGCGCCGCTGTACAAAGATTTGAGTTCACTGCATTGTATGCAGATGAAGATAGTTTCGTAGCAGATGCCTCTGGTAGAGGACAACAGTTCACATAAGGGTGATTTATGGCAGATGGCTTTAACAATCGCCCCCCCGGTGCGATACAGCAAATCACAGATAATATCGTTGGCGGCAATGCTGCTGGCATCATCTCTACACGTCCTACTGCAAAATATGCTTCTGGCGCTCGCTGCATCATGAAGATAAACGACCAAGTTGTTGGTTTTGCATTTGGTGTTTCGTGGAGAATCACCACGAACTTCGTAGAAGTCACCACTATTGACGACTATCTTCCTTATGAATTAGCTCCGCAAAGAGTATCGGTAGAAGGAACGATCTCTGCACTGCACATCCCTGGCCAAAGTGCTACTACACAGCTATGGCAAGGCGATACACTCTCCTTCATGTTCAACAGGTACTTCACGCTGGAAGTGAGAGACTCGCAGACTGATGCCTTGTTGTTCCAGGCTCCTAGGTGTGTTATCACTTCTCGTACTGAAGAAGTGAGAGTTGATCAACTCAACAATGTTTCGTTGAGTTGGAAGGCTATTGGCTGGCTTGATGAGAAGAAGCCTGAACTTCCAAATAACTTTGATCAACCTAAGAAGCCTTCAGCCGCTGAAACCACTAACCAAGGTGGTATTGCAGCTACGCTTAGCAACGTAGCTAATGCTATTCGCGGCTTTAATATTCCATAAGTAGTCTACTTTTCCCAAGGTATAATCGCATAGTATACCTTAAGGAGAAAGCATGGAGCTACCTAAAAACGAAGCAACCTTCACATTCGAGCACACTGGTCAGGCTACTGGCCAAGAGTACAAGGGACAATTCACTGTCTTGTGTGTTCTTAACATGGCTCAAAAGCATGCCATGGAACTCGAGAAAACTCGCTTGATGGGTAACTACATTACGCCAACAGCTGGTCTCGAAGGCATCGCGACGGTCCTCGCAACCCTTAGAGCTAAGATTGTTAAAGCCCCTGATTGGTGGACTCAAAGCACCGGCGGCCTTGAAATCCTAGACGAAGACGCTCTTGTTGTTCTCTACAATAAGATCGAGGAATCGGAGAAAGAATGGCGTACGAAGCTGAAGGAAAAGGGCAAGAAGGCACAGGAAGCATCGACAACACCGTCGACGCCGTAAAGGCCATTGCCGCTCATAACGCCAGAGCCGATCTAAGCAATCCAGAACAACTAATCCTATTCCTTAGGAGTTGGTGGTCTCGTACCTATAACCGCCCACTTAAAGATCCGCTTCTATTGTCATACACCACAGAAGAGCTCCTATACGAGTTCTTTGACCGTATTGAGCGTGTCAAGGCTCAAGAAGAGCAAGCTAATAAAGCTAATGATAAGATAGAAGAGGATAAGGAAAAGGCTGCCTTAGACTGGGCACAAAAAGAAGAACTTAAAGAACTTAAACAAGAACTTAAACTTGCTAAAGTTGATCCAACTAAAGATCCAGCAAACATTAAGTGGATGGAAGAACAGCTTCAAAAAGCCAAAACTCAGTTTGGGGAAGATTTTGGAGAAGACATAAATGAAAACTTTGAAGACATGTAAATCTTGCAAAATACTTCTATCATTATCTTGTTTTAATAAAAACAAAGGCGGTCTGCTTGGTTTAAGAGCTAGATGTATCTTGTGTGAAAAAAGTCGTAAAGCAAATTTCTATTCACAAAATAGACTTAAAATTTTAGCTAACAAAAAAACTTACCAAACCATTAATGCCGAATCTAGAAAAGCGTACAGTTACGCATATTGTAAAAACCGTTTAAAAAACGATAAACTATATAAACTAAAAATCAATATAGCCTCATTAATTAGAAATTCTATAAAATCTAAAACAACAAAAAGAGCCTTAAAAACAATAGACTTATTGGGTTGTTCTGTTGAGTGTTTTAAACAACACATAGAATCAAGTTTTTCCCCAGACATGAATTGGAACAACTATGGATCCTATTGGTCTATTGATCATATTTGCCCATGTGATCAGGCGCAAACGGCAGCTGAAATAATAAAATTACAGCATTATTCTAACCTAAGACCGATGACAGTAACCGACAATATCGTTAAATCCAATAAAGCAACCACAGAAGCGACATTCAAGTGCCAAGAACTATTAAATAGAGCCTGGATTGAATAATGAGTAAACCAAACCAGTCAGATAATCAAAACGCGCAGAATATGTTGGCGCAGGAGCAAGACTTAAAGTTTGAGTCTATTGCTCGTCGACACTCTACTCCTTACGCTTCTGAAATGCGCATGATCATGCGCTCAGGTACACTTGAATCTGAAATGGAAGAGTTATCTCCATTTGTGGGTCAAGGTAGTGCTAAAGAACAACTGCAAATTCAAGAAAAACTCAAGGCTCGTCAAGTTGAGTTTGACAGAGTTGAAGAAAAACTAAGACGCGAAGAGCAGCGCCGTGTTTCTACTGGCGTCACTCGTATGCGTGCTGAAGTTAATAGCACCATGGGCCTTGGAGGCATGCGCTCATATATTGGCGCAGCCACAGAAGAACTTGGAATGAGCGGAGTTGGAGTTGCTCAGCAGCGCTCAACCTCTGAATTAGAAGTTCAACGCAAACAAGCAATGATTATGGCTGCACAGCAAAGAGATATTGCGATGCAGAATGTCAACGTCTTCGATGCCAGCGGCTCTCTCGACACGAACAAGATGGGAGTCCTTAATCAGGCTCGTTCTACTCAACGTAACTATCTTGAACAGGTTGCACAGGCTGAAAGTGCCCTAAGGGCTCAAAAGAAACTTGGCATCGACACAGAGTCCAGATACTACGGAGCTCAGCGTCAAAGCGCCTCTGTTGAACGCGACTTGATGAAGGCCGGTATTGCTAAAGAAATCGAATCTGGTAATGCTCCTAGCCTTAATGATGCTCGTAAAGAAGAATTACGTCTCTTAGAACAATTCTCTAAGCAGATGAAAGAGGTTAATGAGGCTACCGAGAAAACCGGTCCTGCTTTTGAACAACTTCTTGGCAAAGTAGAACAAACTTCAAAAGATTTAGATAAAACTCAGGAAGTTATTCGTCAGCGCTCCTCTGGTGGAGGTGGCGATAGTAACACCATGAAACTCGGTCGTAACCTTTATGCGGCCAGCAACATTATCAGTCAGCTAGGCAACACCTATCGTGAGATTACGGTTGGCCAAACAAATGCTATCACTGGCAACAGAATCACTGCTGCTAGCATGACAAATAGCCTTTATGAACGTAGAAATGCCGCTCTTGCAGGTGACATGACTCAACTTGGTCTCCTAAGTGGTGACGCTTTTCAGCGTGCTGCTGGCGAAGGCAAGATCAACGAGAGAAATACTAACGTTGCAAACGTAGCGACAACTGCTGCTGGTGGTCTAGGTGTTATTGCAGGTGGTTTGATGACCGCTGGCGCAATTGCAGGTGGCACCGGTATCGGTATGCCAGTAGGCGTCGCTCTCGCAGGTGCAGGAGCTTTAGCTTATGGTCTTAGTGACCTTACTCGCGGCGGTGGAATTAGCGGTACTGCAGAAAACCTCGCTGAGCAACAGAGACAAATTCAGTTGCAAGAAGAGATGAGTCGCATCACTGGCGCTCAACGTCAAAAACTTTATAACTACTCAATGAGCAGCAGAACCGCCGCATTGACAGCTGGTGGAGCTCAAGGCCAATCGTACTTTGATCAGTATGCTGGTCCAGGCGGAGATGCAATGCTTGCTAAGATGGCAAACATGCGAATCGGCGCTGACCAATTCGCAGAACTATCTGCTCAGGGTTTCCAACAGGGTGGAAGTACATTCAATCCGAACTCTATCTTCACTGCTCGTGAAATGGAAAGTCGTGGCTATGGAACAATGTCACAAAACGTTGGTCGCATTAGTCAACTAGCTGCTGCAGGATCGCAGAATCCGCAAGCAAGCTTTGGTTCCGTCCTTGAAGCTGCATTCAGTAAGAGCTTAGATTCCTCTAAGGCCCTTGACATGATGGTGCAGAATACTGCTGCTCTAGTACAAGTAAGTGCTGGTGCTGCTCGTGGCATGGACACGACTGCATCCTCTGCTGCTATCATCTCTGGATTGGTCGACAGCAATAACCCAAACAAAGAGTTTGCTATTCAGCGCGCTACTAACGCAGCCGATATCCTTAACCAGATCAATACTGGCACAGGTGTGAACTTCGCAGATATGTCTGGTATCGCAGCTATTGCCGCAGGTACTGGCGTCGGACAAATGGGCGCTGTTAACCTCAAGAAACTAGATAATCAAACTCGTGCTGCAATTGGTGCTCGCCTAGATGACATCGACAAGATGGATCCTAAGGAACGCGGAGCTGCAGAAGCTCAATTGCGCAGTGACATGACACTCAAGTATGGCTTGGGTTCGTTCTTGAACAAAGACACAGGCGATATCAATAAACAGGCTTTAAGAAAAGGTCTTGACCTCACCTCTGAATCTATCTTCAGGAAGGGTGAATTCATCGCCAACGTTGATCCTAACTTGCCTGGCTATCAGGAATTTACTCAAGGTAAACTGACTGCTGATGAGTTGATGAAGCGCTTTCCTAATACTGCTGTGAAGGTCGGTGAATCGGCTGCGGCATTGGGTCTTACAGTTGATGAAGTCGCATCTGGAGGGAGAGCAGCTTCTACTGCTGCAGGTGCTGCAAAAGCTGCAGAAGTTCAAGGCAAAGCAATGGGTCCAGAACCTAAAACTGCATTTAGCGATGCAGACAAACTGGCTACTGCTGCGATGCAAAATATGACTAAGGAAGCAATGCTTGCTGCTAAAGAACTTGGTGGCGTTGCTCAAGCGCTTAGCAAGATCTCAGAGGCTACTGAGAAACTTGGTGGAAAACTTAACGAATCTACGTCTGATGAGTTCCGTGGAGCAGCCGCTAAGGCAGCTGCCGATTTCAAGATTGCTGCTGATACATTTACGGGCGGAGTTAGTCAGTTTGGTACCTTCCTGAAGACCTACTCTGAGAGAGCAAATATTAAGTTACCTAGCTCAGATAGTAAAACCAGTAAGGTTGGTATGCCAGGTGAATAATGGCCAATTCAAATTTTAGGATTCAAACACCACATGCAGCTATCATCATTTGGAACTATGATGACAGAGTGAGCGCTGATCCAGCTGCTTCACCGGCTTCTATTAATAAGACAGATAAACGCATCATCTCTACCCTTTCTTGCACCGAGATTAGAACCTCTAAGTCCAAGTCAAATCCTCAGGGATCTTTTCAGATCGCTCTTGCTCCTACTAAGAATTGGATCTCAGCCATCACAGTAGGAAGCTGGTGCGCGATCTTGATGTCTGATGAGCCAATTACTCAAAAAGACTTTGATCAAGCAGATCACAACAAGGTGAAGATGATTGGCAAAATTGAGAGTGTCCGTTGTGACACGCAAGCAGGTCCAGATGGCGCTCGCACTACTCGCTACTTGGTTGCAGGCGTTGACTGGGGTTACATTTTTAATAACGTCATCTACATTGACAATTACCTATCACTACAAAGTGAACCAAGAACGCTTGGAAATGCTACTGCAGTGGCTATCGACAAGATTTTATTCGGTGAGAGAGGACTTCCTAAGTCTTTCTCGACGCACGATAACCTAAGTTCTCTCATCAACATCTTTGGTAAGACTATTGCATTCCAGAAGCAGGGCGACATCATCAATCGTCTCGCAAATGCTGCTTACGACTTCACGATGCCAACAGAGATGGTGAACTACTTTAAGTTTGTCGACGAAGAAGGAAGCTCCTTGTCGGGAACTACCATTAACTCAGTATTGAACTTAGTATATGGAACTCTAAAAGGACAGGACGAGTACGACTTCCAATCTGAATCCTTGGGATTCATTGATCCATTCTCTCTTCAAGGTAGTCATACGTTTTGGCAAGTGTTGCTGGAGAACAGCAACCCAGCAATGAATGAGATGTTTAGCGAGATTCGTTGGAACGAGAATGGTAGACCTCAGCTTGCTCTATATAACAGAATTAAGCCTTTTGCGTTCCAAGACTTCACTGGTTCAGCCGGACCATACAATAAGTCATATCAAGCTGGTGCACCAAAGAGTTTGAAGTCATACATGCAACTTGTTAGGACCCATGACATCGATGCGGTCACCGTTAAGAGTGTAAACGCCGGCACCAACTGGCGCGATAAGTACAACTTCGTGGAAATCAAGCCTCAGTTTCAAGAGTTTCAAATCTTCGCCAACTGGTACAAGCAGAAGAGTCAGCAGTTTGATCAAGTGGCTTTCTCAAGAGAAGGTTTCAGGCCTCTTATTGTTGAAACCAAGCAGTTTCCGGGCGATATTGGGAACGGTCAGAAGCGCGAAGGGAAGCCAAACTGGGAAACACTTGCTTCATGGGCAAAGACCTTGAAGGAATGGTATTTCGATACGCATCGCATGCTCAACGGTACTATCAGCATGACTGGCACCACTGAGTACATTGGCGTGGGCGATAACATTAAGTTTGATGCAGGACTCATTAATCCAACCACTAACCTTAAATCTGCTCAAAAGAGGGCAGCCAAGAATGGCTATATCCTTGCGCACGTCGAGAACGTAGAGCACTCCTTCTCTGTTAGCTCAGATGGAGCCCGTGAATACTCTACGACGATTCAGTTCGTTCGCGGAATCTTGATCGATGACAATGGTATTCCACAAGGTTGGGGCGTATTGGACAAGAATGCTTCGCAACTCACTGTTCCAGAACAAAAGAACACTAAGAACACTCTTGGAACCTCTGATTCTCAGGACCCAGATCCTCAGAAAGTGAGAGGTAACTAATGGCTGTTCAGAATCCATTCGACATCGTTAAAGATAGTAGCGTCTGGTACAGTCCTAAGAATTTCGCTGCAATGACTGAGAAGGACCCATACTTGCGTATTGGCGTTGTTCAGAAGTCATTTATAGATGAAGAGAATAGTGACATTCGGTACCTTGTTCAGATCTTTGATCGCAACGATAAGATTCAGGTAAGTTGCCGCCTAATGAGGCGCTTTGGTGGTGTATACAACTACGAAGACGAGACCCTCAGAGGTTACAACACTACCGATAAGCCAGATCCTGTTGATGACTTTAGCGCTAAAGCTGGAGATTGCGTTCTTGTAGCATTCATGAACGGTGAAGCCCGCGAAGGTATCATCCTTGGTGGTCTCACTCATGCCGCACGTGCGATGACTATTAAGCCAACGGATGGTCCACAATACCTCTCTGAGTTTAATGGAGTCGAAACCTCTATCAATAAGGATGGAGAGTACAAGTTGACGTTTAAGGGTCAACCCACAAACCTTGCACGCCTAGCAGATATTCCTAACGCTAAGATTGCAGCACCGCAATACAACACAGATGTTGGCGGTAGCTACTGGACCTTTAATAAGACCGGTGGTTGGAAGGTTAACGACGCTGCTAAAGAGAATCCTCAAGGAATTGAGATTGACAAAGCTGGTGGAACCCTCACCGTCACTTCTGGAAAAGTTGTTATAAAGATCACAAAAGCTTCAGAAACTGTTACGGTTACGAGTAAAGTTCTGGATATTACATCCACCGACAAGATTAACGCGACTACCAAAGAGTGGGCTGTTAAGGCTGAAACCTCTATCAAGATGAACTCTCCTAAGATTGCCATCGGTCAAGATGGCGTAGAGTTGCTAGACCAAATCTTCCAACTCGTTGAGAAGTTAGGTATGGTTCAACCTATTTCACCTCTTGGACCTTGCACTCCATTGATGGCTACACCTCAATGGGCTCAAGTTAAGCAGGTTCAATCTAAGGTTAAGCAGATTACTGGAACCTTCTAATTTAAGTTAAGATATAATGAACTTATGAGTTTTACGTCACTTTTAGACAGATTTAGCAAGCCAGCGCAAGCGGCTACACAACCTGGTCCGGTGTTGAGCGAAGATATCGACAACCTTACGGAGCAGAACTCTAACTTTTTCTATAAGACCGACCCAAAGAATTGGTACTCTGCAAGGCCATATGGCTTCAAGATGAACATGAGGGATGGCAAACGTACCTTCATCTTCTTCTTGCCTATCAACCCAAGCAATATTGTAACGACCACGCATTTTGCGACAAATATGGTCTCTACACTGTATGGTACTGTTGAAGAACACTCTGACATCAGGTACTTTGATATCGAAATCAGAGGAAGCACAGGCTTCGTGCCAATGTACACGCGTCATGCTTCTGGCACTACTCCTGCTGTTGCCGCAGAGCTCATTAAGAAAGATTTTGGAACTCCAGGAAGAGCTTCGTATTCCGCTCTTACTAAGGTTCCACTCGGTGGATTCTTCGCTAAGACAGTTGGTGCGATTAACCAGATCAAGAATAAAGCCGCTGACTTGTTAGATGGTGGTCCAAAACCAGAAACAGGCGTCTACACAGAGCAAACTGGTTACTTTGCCTTCCATAACCTATATAAGTTCCTCATGCGTCACAAGAAAGATGCCTCTGGTGCTGACGGTGGCGTTGGCGAGCGCTCTAAGCATCCGTTGACATTCTTTAACTACAAAGACAATCAACAATATGACGTAGTTGTCCGAAACTTTACGCTGACTCGTAGTGCCGAAAATCCGATGATCTATAACTACGCTATCAGCTTGCGTGGATATAACCTAAGAGGCCTAGATGACAAGATAAGCGATGATTTAACACAGCGTCTTAAGGATCTAGGGCTTAATGGGGTTGATACTTCATCTCTATTGGGCGACATTAAAGATATTTCTAGTTCAGCAAAGGCTATCATTGGATCGGCAGTAGCTGGCATTAACGTATTGGGTAGATAATGGCTACAGTGAATGAGGCCTATACGGCCATGGCAGATTTGAACTTGTGGTTGAAGTCGCGCAGCGGCGACCCTCTCGTTCTCTCTGACCTTCCACAGATCATTCCTCTCCGTTGGAACTACTTCAAAACGGAGTGGGAGTATATTAAGTCTGACTTGCAGTCGAAAGTTCCTTCGTACAGCAACCCAGATTTCTTAAACCAACAGATTAAGGACTTCGACAGCTTCATTCAGTCGCAGCGCATCATCTCTAAGATCATCAATCCGTTTCAGGATAGTCAGACCTTCTATAAGTACTATGCTGTATTCGATAACATCTTCATCGATGCTATTAACCTCACCAACGAAGAAGCTCGCATTGTTAAGCAAAAAACAGACACGATCGCAGCGCTCTCTAAGAATGACTTCTTAAGAATCAAGAGTGCTATCACGGAGTATAGAGATCGCTATGCAGACTCTGTTAACCTAAGTGATGCCACTTACGACCATGCATTTAACAGAAGCTCTATTCCTCCTCAGTTGGATGCTAGCATCACCGATGCTAATAAGCTTCTAGTGCTTCAACAGAGTATCTCTAACGTGGACTTCGTTTTGGCTAACCTATTTGCGGTTGATGCCTTTGTAGACCCATTTGCTCTAGCTCGTCAGAATGCTAACAATCCAGATATCGATATTGGGTCATACGCTTCAGGTCGCCTAGTAAAGATTAACTATGGCGAAGACCTACAAGGACTTGCTAATAGGTTCTTTGGCAACCCCGACAAGTGGATCGATATTGCTATCGCCAACGGATTGAAGCCACCCTACATCGACGAAGTAGGAGAGAAGCTTTTCTTGATCTCTAACGGTAGTGGTAACCAAATCAACCTCCCAAAGACCAGTAACACTACACTTAACGTTGATAAGATCTACATCAATCAGCCTGTATACTTACAGAGCACTACACGGGTATTCCCAGATCAACGCACGATCATCAATATTAAGCAGATCCCAGTATCGGGCGAAATCGTTCTAGAACTTGATGGCGAACCAGATCTTGACAAGTACAAGTTATCAGAATTGGCCAATATCAGGGTCTATAAACCAAACACCATCAACAGCGGTCTGTACGTTCTAATTCCTTCCCAGGAGCCATTGGATGACCAGAGACGTGAAGAAACGCCATGGTTCTTGGCCAAGAGTGCAGAAGATGAGAAACGCGCTAAAGTGGATATCGCAGTAGATGATAAGGGTGAAATTAACTTCACTACCAATGGTGACATCAGATTAAGTTACGGCTTAGAGAATGCTATCCAAGCTATTCAACTTAAAATGCTCACCGAGCTAGGCACCTTAAAAAGGCACCCAACATATGGCCTCATCAATGTGGCTGGTAGCAAGAACAATGACATCGACGCTATCAGGACGCAGCTCATTGAGTCGATCTCTGCCCAAATTGAGGCCGATGATAGGTTTGACCGTATTGAGAACCTATCCGTTGACTACCTAGTGAGCAACGCCACCAACCAGGGAGTGGCTGCCTTTGGCATTACCCTATCAGTTAGGCTAGCCGGGGGATCAAGAGTGATCCCAATTAGCTTTTCAGTGAACGTATAAGTAAGTACAATCAACTTTATGCGATATTGCTTAGAGTGTAATAGTTCCATAAATCATAAATATAAGTTGGCTAAGTTTTGTACTGTTAAATGCAAAAATCATTACTGGCAAATCAACAATTGGACAAAGGTTTTGGCAACCGCTAAAAGATATCGTCAATCACATAAACGCTCAGAATTAGCGAAAAATCAAATAAAAGAGTGGCACCGCATCAATAAAGACAAGGTTGTACAACTTAATAAGGCTTACCATCAACGAATGAAAGGCAATATTGAGTATTTGGCCAAAAGAAGGCACCATGAAGCTCTCCGACGAGCCCGTAAATTACAGGCCACACCTAAATGGCTCTCTAAAGAACAAATACAAACTATTAAAGATATTTATTTTAAGTGCCCTATTGGATATCATGTAGATCACATTGTTCCCTTAAGTAGTAAAGAAGTTAATGGACTACACGTGCCTTGGAATCTTCAGTACTTACCTGGTATAGTTAATAAGATAAAGTCTAATAAGGCGAACATTTGATGTCTATTGAAATTAGATCATTTAACCAAATCCTTGGTGACATGATTAGAAAAATAATTAGCGAAACCCCTTTGAACGACCTAAATGCTGGGTCTGTTCTCCTATCGCTTTTGGAAGCTTGCGCATCTAATGACTTCGAAAATAACACTGCAATCCTTAACGTTCTTGAGCTTCTAAATATTGATGCCGTTAAGAATAATGACCTAGATAGTAGAGCTGGCGATTATGGCTTGAGCCGTAATGCTGCAATTAAGGCGTCCGGTCAGGTAAGCATTCTAAACACTAACATCGTCAAGCGTAGTACTGGTTTGTATGTTATTAAGCCAGCACCTATTCAAGGTCAAACTACAATTTATGTGAACAACACAACTGGTTGGGCTCCAACCGGCGCATTGTTCATCGGTCGCGATACTGAATCTTTCGAAGGTCCAATCAACTACACTGCGATCACTCAGTTTCCTACTTACTCTGCAATTACACTTGCGTCCGCTCTTCAGAAGGATCACTTGATCTCTGATACTGTTATTGACTCTCAAGGTCAACCAGATCGCGTCATTGCCGCTGGCACTGTTGTTAAGATTCCTGCCAACAATCAGAACCCAGAAATTAACTACACTACACTTCGTGACGCTGTCATCCCTTCCGGTGAAGATCGCGTAGATGGCGTAGACGTCATTGCGGTGCTTCCTGGTTCTCAGGGCAATGCGATGATCAACACGATCACCCAATTTAACACCCTTCCTTTCAGCGGCGCAGCAGTCACAAACACCTCTGCCTTCTCAAACGGTCGCGATGTTGAAACCGATACTGAGCTTCGCAACAGGATTAAGTCTTATTCGATCACTCTTGCTCGCGGTACTGCCCCAGCGATCCTCTCTGCTGTTATCGGCGTCTCTGACCCAGATGAATCTAAGCAGGTAGCCTCTGCAGTTCTCACCGAACCTGTTAAGGTCGGTGACCCATCGATCATGTACATTGACGATGGTAGCGGATTTGAACCTTCTCAGGCTGGTCAATCCGTTGACTTGATGTTGCCATTTGCTTCTGGAACTGAAGAGTTCTTGCAGCTTGCTAACTACCCAGTTCCACGTCCACAGGTTGTTAACGTAGTAGAAGGTCCTTTCACTCTTACCGACGGCATGTACCTACGTGTTGTTGTTGACGGCAATGAAGAGACTGTCTTCTTTCAAACCTCTGACTTCTTGAACATTGCCGCTGCTACTGTAGCTGAAGTAATTGTAGCAATTAACACTCGTTCAACTCTATTTAAAGTTCGTTTCACTGACAACAGCCAACACATGCTCATGTATCCTGTTGCCTCTGATGCTGAGATTATCCAAGTTTCTCCTCTAAGAAGCTCTGATAATCCTCTCTTCTATGTGAACACAATTTTGAAGTTCCCAACAAACGAATTCTCTTACATCTCGCTATATCAAAATAGCACTCGTTTGAAAGAGAAGCCAAAGAATGCATCGTTGGAGACTTCTCCGTTTGCATCTTGGAACGTCACCGTTGCAAGCAATATCATCATCGCTGTAGACAATACTCCTGCTCAGGATCGCCCTTTCGCTATTACTGATTTCCCAGGAGCATCATCGTTTGCAGCTCTAAGTCTTGACGACTGGGTGACTGCATTCAATCAGAAGTTTGCTGGTCTTACCGCTACTGCCACCCCAAGTCAGACGATGAAGATTACCTCCAACAAGGTTGGAACCGAATCTGCTATCAATGTCACTGGCGGTTCGCTACTCAATAAGTGGTTCCCTAACCTTCCATTGACCTCTGTAGGTCAAACTGCTCAGTTCGAATTGAACAGACAGACTGGTAACCTACGTATCCTAAGTGATATCCTCCCAGGAGATGCAATCTCCGCTGGTGTTGAGGACGCAAAGGGTTTCTCTATCTCTAGCGAAACTACCTCTGGCACATACAACGTCTCGAATGATGGCTTCGGTCGTCCTGCTGAGATGGTTGTTGTTGTGGATTCGACATATTGCGATCAACGTGCAGTACCACTCTTGATTGGTTCAACAATCACTATCTCTGACGAAGGCAGCAGCGTAATGCGCATCTTGTCTTCTGCTCCAGATACCTTCACCGGTCTATTGCCTGGTGACTTCATCTACATGGTCTCAAGAACCTCAGGATGGTTGTCTGCTGGTAACACTGGTTTATATAAGATTATTCGCAAGGGTCCTCACCTAACTGCAAACGTAGATACCTATGTTGAAGTTTTGAATGACTCGATCGTTGCTCCAGAAACAGTATCTGTTGCTGACTCTCAAGACATTAAAGCATTTACCACTGATGTCTATCCTCAAATCTGGAGAGGTTCATACGTTACAAACCCACCAGCAGAACCGCTATCTGGTATCGTCACATCTTTGAATCGTGACCTTGCAGGCGTTAAGGCATCAGTCTTTAAATCTAAAGCTATTAAACTTACTTCTGCAACTGAAACTAACGGCAGCATTGCTATCCCAGTTTCTATCGGTCTTGCAAGTGTATTATTCGCAGAAACAACTTCTGCTCAACTTGGAAACCCAAGTCACATCGCGCACAGAATCTCTGACAAGAGCTTGTTGGCATTCTTCCGCAGGACAGTGCCAACTGCTACAAACGTATTCCTAGGTCGCCATACTTATGTTGACGTCAAGGGCCCATTACTATCTAACGGTACTCGCGATGTTCCTCCGTTCTCTGCAACCTACTCTGATCAGGTTGAAGTGGGCAGCACGATTGCCAATCAATTGAGTTACGATGACATCCTATCGTTAACGCATGGAAATAATAAGGATCAGTTTAGAAGCATTAAGGCTATCATCACCGGCGACACCATTGGAACACAGCAAGGCGTTGCTCGTACTGAATTCGACCACATTGCTGGCGATCAGTTCGAGATCATGCGTCCATTGCAGTTCTCTACCGATGACAGTATGGTTGTTGTCATGGATGGACAACCAACTACTAAGACTGTCGATATTAAGTTATCTCGTATTGGTTTGATTAACTCTGGTTCTGGCGGTGGAACATTCATTCCAACCACAACTGAATTCTCTGCTAATGACTACGACAATGAGCCAGGTATTGACTTCAGTAATGTGACTGTTTGGGGAACCACTGTCAACAATACTGACTTCAGTGACTATGCAGTTTGGATGCGTTCACGCAACTGGTACTCAACTGACGGCGTAGCAGGAATCGCGGGCAAGATGATTGTTCGTGCAGTTCAGTATGGTCCAAACGGCGACAAGCTTCGCTTTGCAATCATTCATCCTCAGACTCCAAACCAGAGTCCAACGACCACGTTCATCAACACTCCTTCTTACAGTACGATTTCATACGTGTTCGGATCTGGAGCTGCTCGCCCAATTGCTCTAACAGCCGGCGACACGATGGCAGTCGATGGTCCATATCCTGATGACTCTACAAATTTCCCAGCAGGTGCTTCAAGCACTGGTGAATACTATGACTACACCTTCTCTGCTGGTAACTTTGCGCCAGTAGTTGTTGGCGATGTTATCAGTATTGCAACAATCTCAGGAATTAGCTCTGGTAACAGAGGTCAATTCAGGGTCGCAAACGTAAGTGGTAATACAGTTCGTGTGTTCAACCCTAATGGATCAACAACTCTTGCTCCAGTGGCCGAATCTACGCCTATCACCGTTACAGGTGAAACCCTTGGTTCCCAGACTGCCTACAACGTAACCACTGTTGCAGACGTCGCTGGATCATTGCATCAAACTTACTTCATCATCTACGATACCGCCGGCTCTGTGGCTGTTTGGTTTGACGTTGGAAACGTTAATCCAGTGCCACCAGCTCACGGTGCTGCTCGTGCTATTCGCGTCGCTACAATCATTGCTAACGACTCTGCAAACACTGTTGCAAGCAAGATCCAAACGTACTTGAACAACGATCCTGCATTTACTGCGTCAGTGGGCGGCAACACTGTCACGATCACTAATAAGCAAGAAGGCATCACTGGCGCTTCTTCTGCAGGTACTTCTGGTTTCGTCACTGCAGACATCTTCGGCACAAATCCTGTTACACTTGCAGGAAAGTACTTCATCATTTATGATGACAATGGCTCTGTGGCTGTTTGGTTTGATCCAGGCAGCGAAGGCAACCCTGAACCTTTCCACGGCGCTCAGCGTTCTATTAAGGTTGATGGATATGCTCCAGGCTCTAACGCCAATACTGTGGCTTCTGCAGTAGTTGCTGCTGTTAATCCAGATACTAAATTCAATGCTTCTGCTCTTGGCGCTGTTGTCACTGTTGTAAATAGCTTCTTCGGAAATGTCCCAGATGCAACCCCAGGTAACTCTAGTTTCACAATCGGTGTTATTACACCTGGTTCACTAGGAAGCGCAGAGTTGATCACCAATGCTGGTGGCATCAACCTATTCCCACTCACTGGTACTGATGTCACAACCATCACTGCAACCATTAACGACAGCGATGTTCTAGTAGCTGCTGCCGTTGGCAACCCAGCTCTGTTAATTGAAAAAGCCACAGTAGAAGAAGACTATGCTTATAGCGGTAACTCTAGTGCACTTGGATACGGACACAATCCTACAGATCCTGCCCTAAGGTCGTTCATTGGCTTGTATGATGGTGTCAACTGGGTGAAGACATTCCAGAATGCAAACCCAAATTTCACGATGAAGACTGCCTTCATCTTGAACAACGTTGCTCCTTCTGTTTATCAGATGGATACTACACCAAATCCAAACACTGCGGATCTTGGTGAATTCTTCAAGTTGATCCCAACCACTGTTAAGAATTTCCATCATCACTTGACTCAGAAGGCTCTATCGCAGCTTCCGATCGTCTCTGACATTGACATCTCTAATAACAGGAGAAACGTGCAGATCAAGTCTAAGCAACTTGGTTCTAACGGCGTTGTTGAAATCATCGGTGGACAAGCTAACAAGGCTAAAGCCTACATCTTAAGTGAATCTGAAGTTGCCAATGACAGCAGCGGAAATTATCTACAAGTAAGTGTTCCTGCGTTCCCAGATACTTTCAACTCTGGCGACGTTATTAAGATTGAAAACGACGCAGGCGTTAAGCGCTTCTCTCGTTTGATTAGCTCGGACACAATCGACGTTACAAACCCTTCTGCTGGTATCATCGAATACAACTATAATCCTAAGAGCATCAACGTAAACTCTGGCACATTGATCACAATCACTGATGTTTCTGGTACATATGGTCGCCCAGCAGGATATGTGTGGCGTTGGACCCACAATGGTGGCGGTCCATCGTTAGCTCAAGTTCGCACAGGCGATCTACTAGCGTTCACTGGAACCCCATCGGGATGGGATCAGGGTAACAAGGCACGTATCGGTGGCGACGGTAGAGTGAGCGGTCTAACAATTGTTGCTGTCAACGACGGTGCAAACTGGGTGGATGTCATCAACCCATATGGTCGTGCAATGAGTTCCACTGCTATTAGCACGGGATCTCTTCAGATCTTCCCAACACCTATTAACAAATGGAACCTAAATCACGCTGCTCGTGCTAAGGTCTCATCGATGTCTCGTGTAACAAATGTTATTACAATCACCACGTTTGGCGCGCATATGCTAAATACCGGTGACAGTATTGATGTGATTGACTCTGATAACCTAATAGACGGCATTTACGGACCAGTGACGGTCTTGAATGCAAGTCAGTTCACGTTCGCTAGCGTTGGTTCAAACTTTAGCGAAGGCGCAGTTAATGCTTCGATCCTAAATATCGGAAACACTCAGACTCGTTACAAGATCGAGAAGCTTGGATTCAACAGTCTCACTCGCATTAGCAGAGTAGATGGCCAAAGTCCAAGGTTCTTGGATTGCGGTGTTGCCGTTGATGACTATTTCATCATCACAGGATCAACCTTTAAGTCTAATAACAACGGTAGGTTCCGTGTCATCGCCGTTGACAATGACTCTGTCATTTACCTCAACGACACTGCTTCGGACGAGATGAACACGATTGTTCCTTTCAACAACAAAACCCTTGTTGCTGATTGGGTTTCTAACTCCCCAATTGTTACTGGCGTTGCTGGAACATTCAAGAACTTGAACGTTGGTGATTGGGTTAAGAAGGCTGAAGATCCTGAAACCTACTATCGTCAAATCCTATCGATGAACGCAGCTCCTGCATCTGCAACCTCTATCACTCTTGGTGGTAACTATGGTGGCAGTACTGCTTCTGCAGCTGGTGTTTTTTACGATCAATTGAATAATGCCGATGAAGGCGTTGTTCTGCAGGATATTGAGGATCTTCAAGTACTAGAAGGCGACGCATCGACCGTTGGTGATTCACTATTCGTTCAAAACATCATCAACAGTAACTGGTTCAGTGTGAATAACATTGGAACATTTGGAGTTACCGAAGTTGGAACTAACCCAACTACACAGAAGCCATTCATCAGAATCAATAATTCTAATGGCGTAGCTGAAACCAATCGCTTGATGTCGATCAACCCAGCAGGCTTCTATCTAATTGAAGGTCTAACTTATAAGTTCTACTCTATTAGACAAGTTTCGCATATTGTCCTAGATGACCTAAATCAAGATCGTCGTTCGATCTATATTACTCCTTCGAACCGTTCTTATAAGTTCTCAAGTGCTAACACTACAAGTGTTTCACACATGGGTAAACTTGGGTACAATACTGACGTAACAACTGGTATCGACGGTTACTTGTACTACACAGGCTTGCTACGCAGAGTACAACGCATCGTTGACGGATATGAGCCAGATGCTGACAACTTCCCAGGAAGAAGAGCTGTTGGTGGTGCTATCGAGATCTTGCCTCCGCTTATTAAGCGTATCAACATCTCTATCAACGTTACAACCGATGAAGGTATTAACCTTGGTGACATCTCTAACATCATCAAGTCTGTCATCATCCAATACGTTCAAGGTTTGGGCGTAGGTGAAGACGTCATCTTGTCAGAGATCATTGCTAACGTTATGCAGGTGAAGGGTGTTGCTGCTGTGACATTCACTAACCCAGTACCAAGCACTGAACGTATCGTCATCGCCGACAACGAGAAGGCTACAATCGTTCCTGAGAATATCGGAATCGCTTAATGGCTACTAATAAGACAGCTGTTGATAGAATTCATGACTTGCTTCCTAAGCATCTCAATACCCGCACCAACATCAACTGGAAGGGTATCATTGACGCTATTGGTTCACAAGATCAACTTACATCTGACTTAGTGAGTGATGTTCGCAAGCAATTCTTTGTTAAGACAGCATCGCGTCCGTACATTGACAGGTTAGCTGCCAACAACAGGATTAGCCGTCCTCGTTTGGTTGGTATGGATGATACATCATTTCGCGAATATATCCCGGTTCTTTCTTATAGTCCTAAGCAAGTGAAGCTCATCATCGATGAACTTCTCGACATCTTCTTTTTTAAGGAAAGCACGACCGCTTACATGACTACTACTGTTTCTGCCCCATTTGCTTTGCAAGATGGGTGGGAACTAGAATACATAGTTGACGAGAACGAATCTGAGCGCATTGAGTTCAATACTGCTGACTTCGTCAATATTGCTGCTGCAACGGCCAACGAAGTAGTGAGCGCCATCAATAGACAGGCTACCAAGAGCTATGCTACTGCCTTTTACGACAGCGTTAGCAAGAACACCTATATTAGGTTGTTCACTAAAACTGTTGGTTCTAAGGGATCTTTGAGGATCACAGGTGGAAGAGCAGATATTGCGCTTCGCTTTAACGGTTTCATTGCTACTGCTGGAAATGGTAACAACACTCAGTGGAGCGTTACAAAGATCGGTGATGAAGTCACCATGCAACATATTGCTGGCGTGTCTCCTGGCATTGACCAATTACAGACTGGCGATATCATCATCAGCAATCTAACAAACAACATTGGATCGTTTGTACTCACTGAAGTCAACCTCTCTGACTCATTAATCAAGTTTAAGAACCTATTTGGAACTCCAGGTACGTTCACCCAAACCAGCAGCGATGATGTTAAGTTCGTTCGCGCTAGTAAGATTGTGGCCTATACAAATCCAAGACGTGCTATGACCTGGGAAACTTCTCCAGGCGAAATCGTCGTTGAGATGCCAACATCTCCCCCTGTCGTGAAGCGTTCTTTGCAGGGTTCCTATCACATCAACGGTCCCGTTGGTGTTATGACAAGTCGCGATAGCGATACATCCCTAACACTTGTAGGCGCAAGTACGTTCCCAAACTCAGGAACCTTCTATCTTGAAGAGCAGACTGAAATTCAGACTCGCATCAAGACCAGTACCGAAAACACTGTCATCACTAGACAGCAGGGCGGAAGAATTCAATACCCAATTCAAAAGTATGAATTCACTAGTCGCACAATCCTTACTACCACAGGTGACATTGTTGCAGGACAAAGCCAGATTATCAACCTAGCTTCAACGATTGGCCTAGCAATTGGACAAAGCATTGAGATGGATGGTGTACCTTTGTATGCCACAATTACAAACGTAGCAGGCCCTGTGGTGACTATGTCGTTTCCAGCGACAAAAACCGCTAACGGAGAAGCAGTTTCGTTTTTAGGCAATCAGCTCACGGGCATCACACCTCCGCTTCCTGCGGTATCAAGCCTAAACGAGTTTAGCTTATCGTCTCTATCAAGAGCTTCAAATCTTATTGTTACTGGCGTAACTAGTGCCCCTCATGGATTCTTAGAGGGTGAAACAGTAGTTATCTCAGACAATAGTGGCATCCTAGTGTTTACAACTACAGGAAATACGGCTATTGGCAGCAATCAACTTACTGCTTTGGCCGGTGTTTCTGGAATTGGTTCTGGTCAACTCATCGACATGAGCGGTGTTCCGGCTGGAACAACTGTTCTATCGATCTTGGGCAATACTGTTACGATGTCTGCAAATGCTACCGCTGCTAACACAGGTGCATCAGTTACTTTTAATGAAAATCTAAATGTTTCTGCTGCACTAACGAGTGCATCAGGTTCTACTTTTACATTCAATCTAATCGGTGCAGACGGTTCCACCACGACTCCTGGAGGTGCTCGCGTTGAGCGCATCGGTATGTCAAACTCTGGCTCTAAGGTCATCCTTTCGGACGCTATCAGCAGAGATCAGTCCCGTATCACGGGGGCGTACGTTTGGGACTTAGCTGCTCCATTCGTTTTGTCGTCTTTGAAGGCCGATATTCAGGACGAAATTAAGGCCGGTACCATCGTTAGGTTGCTCAATACGTCGGCTAGCGATATCCCTGCAGAGGGCGGTTTTGTTATCTTTGACTATGGTCTAAATACCCAAGAAGGTCCAGTAAGGTATCTTTATAAGCCTACCGCTACCACTATTGCTATCGACCCATCGTATACGTTCCAAAAGAACCATGACATTGGGAGCGCCGTCGTGTCTATTAGATCTAAAGGCCCTCATCTTATGAGCACTGTGGGTTCCGAGTACCCACCTTATATCACCGACCCTTCACAGGCTAGGTTCATTCTGCAGGATTTGATTAGGTCAGTTAAGTCCGCTGGTATCTTTGTCAACTTCTTGATTAGGTATCCTGAGCAGCTTTATGCTACCCTTGATGTCTATAGTAGTGGCGTTGATCCAGGTTAAGCTAATGCAGTTCATAGTATAATGTTTAAGTTATAGGAGATTTCCCGTGGCTGTATTAGGTCGCCTACTTGTAAGTTCAGCAGAACGTTTAGATTTACCGGACCTCTTGAGCGTTGATTCGTACTCAGGCGGCGACTGGAAGTATTTCGTTCGCTCTCTCGTGGGCGGAGATACGCCTTATGTTCTAAAGGGCTTTGATGTCATCGATCCTCAAAATGCTATCGGTACGCAAAGCTGCTCTATCAGAGTTGCAGACTCTGTAGTCTACTATCCTGGTTCTAATTCTGGTTCTTTCTTCCATGGTCTTGAAGATGGCAACGCTAATGCACTCCCATTGGTTCCAGAATTGCGTAAGAACGCTGTTAACTACGTCTATTTGACCTTCAGTACCTTCAATACCTCTATCGATACCAGAGCATTCTGGGATCCAGATAAAGACGGTGGCGTTGGTGGTGAGTTTACGCAGGATGTCAACACAGAGGCTGTTCTAAAGGTTGACGTTAACGTTTCAACCGGTTCATTCCCAGCTAATACAATCCCAGTAGCAAAGATCACTGTTGGTCCAGTTGTTATCACTGCAATTGAAGATGCTCGCGACTTGATGTTCCGTCTTGGTACTGGCGGCATTAACCCAGATCCTTTCAGCCGTTACAATTTCCGTAGTTTGCCTTCTTCGCCTTATAAGCGCTCTGAACCACCTACTACGATGACTTCGCCTTCGGATCCAAATCCGTTCCAAGGCGCCGATAAGAACATCCTCACCCTTAAGGAGTGGATGGACGTTGTTATGACTAAGCTCACTGAGCTTGGTGGTAGCGTCTTCTGGTACGAAGATGCTGCAACATACAACCTTGTTGCAAACTTTCAAGATGCTCTTGCAACCAGCTTCAAATCTAAGGGTCAATGGATCCACGACAGCTCTACTCCTGGTCTTGTAACCTGGACAGAAGATATCGTCGTTAAGACCACACAAGACACTCGCGACACATATATTCGCGCTGGTTCTAAAACACTTGTTGATGAGCAGGTGATGTATGTTCCTCTTGTTCGTCAACAGCCCCTAAACGGCTCTGATCAAGAAGTGATGTTCATTAACAGCCAAAACTATCTCAATACCGTTGGTGGTAGCCTTGGATTGTTTACTAACCTTCGCAAAGGCGATTGGGTAAAGAAGATCACCGATCCAAACCACATGTATTTGCAGGTTCAGGAGTTTTATGACACCATTAACCTTGGTGGCTCAGTAACTACTGCCGCCAATGCTCGCTCTGTTCGCTTGAGCGGTAACTACCTTGGATCTACTGGCGTTGAAAAAGGTCGCTTCGATAGAGGTGAATACCTTGTCTCTGACGTTGTGGTTTCAAACCGCAATAACACTAATTTGAGTCTTGCTGGTGGTAACTTCCACTGGATGGCAATTCGCTCTGACACCATCGAAGATGTTGGTAGCGCACAGTCATACACTCTCTCTGGTACTCTAAGTGAGCCAGATGGACAAACCGCTAAGGTCACTGTCACAGCGCACGGTCTCGTTGATGGCGATATCATCGCTGTTTCTGCTCCTGCTGCTCAAGCTGGTGCATACTCTGTTGAAGTAGAAGATGCAAACACCTTCTATATCCAGACCACAAACATGACCACTGGCGCCTTTGCGGCAACCTATGCTATCATTACTACTGCTGCTCGCAGCAACGGTTATGGTTTCCAACTTGAATCTGCTAACCACGGATTCGAAACTGGTGAAACCATCATCATCACTGGTACTACTAATTACAACGGTACGTGGGTAATTAAGAAGCGTGATGCAACTCATTTCCAGTTTGCATTAAACTCTGCTCCTGCAACTGAAACACCTGCAGCAGATACTGCATTTGCAACTCTTGCTCGTGTTAACGTTCGTGCAGAACAAGGCATCATTAAGCTTGTTCAGGGCGAAAGTGCTGACATTGGTGAACTTGAAACTCAAAACATCAAGTCGTTCATCGGCATGCAGTCAATTGCAGAAACTTATCCGTTCTACTCTATTCCTGGAGGCTATAACGCTCTTCAAGGAATGCAGAATTACAATAGCCTTGCAACTGACAGCTTGACAACCCGTGCAAGCCGTCTATCTGCAATGATGGCCGACAAGGCACAAGACAAGACTATTAAGGCTCTTCCAAGCAATATTCACTTTGTTCTTAATACAACAAATGGTGCTGCTCAGGAGATAAGCTTCTTGCCTGCTGCGAGCACACTGACATTTGTGCAACCAGGTTCTCCAAACGGTAATGCTGTTGTTACGCTTCCAGATACTGCCCCTGGTATCAGTTTGGCTGTTAATCAGGTAGCATACATTCTTCTTGATAGAAATGCTGCTACAACCCCAAGTATCCTAGTCTCTGATCTTGCAACTGCACCAATTGGCGAAAACGTATTTGTTGTTGCAATGCGTCTTACAGACACAGAAATTTATCTTTGGGACGGCTCTCTGTGGAGAGCTGGAAAGAATGCAACTCCAGCATTTAAGGCTCAACAAGACCTAGACATGACCTTAGTTGGTGGTGGCACATGGAGTTGGGACATAAACACCAATCTTCTCACATGGGATGCTGCTGCCTACATTCAAATGCAAGGTTTGCACCCTAACAGAAACTCGTTTGGTGCAAGCAACGTTTCATTGCTCAACGATGGCGATTGCGCATACGTCACTGTCAACCGCGACGAAGCAATTATTGCTGGACTTACAGTAACGGCAACTCCACTTTACCTAGTTCCAGAAGACGTAAACACTAAAGTTATTGCTGTTAGATTTGATAATGTCATCTACGTGGGCGACACCATGATGTTGATACATGGTGAAAGCAAGCAACTTTATGCTGGCGCTTCTGATCAGACACTTACCTTTATTGGTGCAACCGACGAAGCAGATGACGCCCCAGCTTACACAGCGGTCTCTGCCGGCTCACTCAACCTTCCTGACTACAATGGAACTCCAGGAGAAAGCTTAACGGCTCGTCTGGCAAAAGTTACCGCAATGTTAGCGGATGCTCGTCAAGACTTCAATATCGCTCTAGATCCAGGCATAATCACTTGGGATGGTACTAACGTGACCATTTCTTCTGCACAACTCTCTATCCCTGGCACCACCATCGGTGCAGCTCCTGTCTCGATCAACAACCTAGTATCGACGGCGGTGCCCGCTAATTCGTGTTTGTATGTAGATATCGACAGGGTTACAGGCGCTGCTTTGACATTGGCTGTAAGTACGTTGGCAGCATTAACCCCATCTCAACAGCGTCTAGTTGTAGCTAGAAACGTCGCTGGATCGTTGTTGGTGAGATAATATGTCGCAATATAAGTTAAAATCAGGTTCGATCTTAGTAAATCCAACCAACCTGCAACAGGGTTCGGTACAGGATCAACTTGAAGACAGATCTTCGTACCTGCGCTCTGATGAGCCTATAACATGGACAGGTTCCGAACTTCAGTTCACTCAGGACATAGTTATTGAGATCGTTCACTCTGCTAACGGCACAGTGACAGAGCATATTGTTCAGCTCGCTGACAGCCCAATTCAACTTGCAGATCTTGAAAGCGCTTGGGTCGAGATCGATCGCTCAGCTGCTACTGAAAACTTAACGGTAAGCCTCTCTGGAACTCTTCCAGTTCCTGCTCACAGCGCTCAAGATAAAGACGTCATCATCCTCTTCAGGAGAGTTGACGCTGGTGGCGCTGGCTACCTACACATTCCTTTCCACAAACAAGTCCTCGAACCGGGTCAGACTGTTCGTCTTGGCGCTTCTGGTTCTGGATCTGGTGCTGGCGACGGTCTTGCTGGCGACTATAAAAGACGTCTCGTCCTTTCTCCGTTCGATTATGTGACCCCGAACATCTTCGAGACCGACAAGGTCACGAAGATCGCTTCAGGAACCGGCGAATACGATCCCGCGAAGAAGGCCTTCCTGATGAACATCGGTCAGAACATGGTCTCGACCCAGAATCTCGACCCCGAGTTTCTGGCGACCGGAACTGACGTCGCGACCCTCGAGCTGTACCTCAACTGGCTCGAAGGCTTCGTCGACTTGGCTGCAACCTATGAAGTTTCCCGCGATGGTGGCGTGAATTGGCAACCGATCACGATGTCCCGCGTCGGTCTCTCTGAGACCTTCCGTGGATACCTCAACGTGGTCACCGAAGGCGCCAACAACGACCTCGAGGGTTATTCCGTAGCCAACGCCGACACCAACCTCGCTTTGAACGCGACGACTACCCAGCAACGCGCTGGATCGTTCGTGGCGACCAACTCTGAGATCGCCAAGACCGTTGAAGTGTACCTCAACAAGACGGGCTCCCCGACCGGTAACTACAAAGTTCAGGTCGTCAAGGACTCGGCTGGTTCTCCTTCTACCTCCGTCCTCGACGTGATCTCCGAGAGCGACCTTCTCCCGATTGCCAGCCTAAGCGCTGGTAACAACACGGTTATCGTCGACATCTCTGACATCGGCCTCGTCGCTGGAACGTACTGGATCGTCTTCGTGACGGACGCGACCTACAAGGGTGTATTCTCGGCTGGCGTGACCCAATTGGCGGTCAGAGCTGATACCTCCGCTCCTACGGGTGGAGCTTCCGCTCAGTATAACGGCACGGCTTGGTCTGCTACGGCATCGACCTCGACTTGCTTCCAGTTCAAGGGACGTGTTCTCGACGTTCGCGTGAGAGTGACCGCTGGCACTAACGGAGTCTACCTCCGCGGATATGGCTTGTACTACGGCGTCGTTCAAGGTGTCACCACCCAGAACGTTCGCAAGTACCACAAGACTTCCTTCGCTGGCGTTGCCGGCGTCGTGACCGTCAACTTACCTTTTATTCCCGATCCCTACCTCCTCACCGTGTACGACGTGTACCGAGGCCAAGTCTACGTGGCTGACTCCGAGATCTTCCGCATCGATGGTTCTTCGGTCACTTTCATCAGTGACTTGTTCAACTTCATCGGTGAGACCGTAGTTCTCGTATTCCGTCAGAACGACGTTCCGGCAGCTCAGGACACCAGCGATTCCAATGCTACGCTGATCCAAGCGAATACAAACCGCATCGACGACAATGATTTGCTGGAAACAAACTACGCAACCAACGCGCAGTTTCGGGGTTTTCAGCGCCAAGTTCCTGCCACTTTGACCACAAAATCTGATGCTGCGTACGGCCCAGACCGTTGGAAATTGTTGACGTCTCACACTACTAACGTTCAAAGCGCGCGTGTAGTTGATTCTCCATCCAACTCTCCTTCTAAAAATGCAGTCCAAGTCAGACAAGCAGACGCCACTGCAAGACAGTTTGGCATGGTCCAATACTTAGATTCTGATCGCGTTTGGGAACTTCGCGGAAGACGAGTAACGTATGGTTTTTGGGTCAAAGCGACCGCAGCGAACATCCCAAATATTCGCGCGTCCATAGTCGAATGGAACGGTACAGAAAACAGCCTAACCTCAGATCCAGTAGCGACGTGGGCAGCCACTCCTACTCTCGCGGCCAACTTCTCGCACGCATCTTCTGTATCAGACTTGGCCATGACTGGTAACTGGGTCTACTTTGAAGTCTCGACGACGTTGTCGGGTTCATTTAATAACTTGGCTCTGATGATTTGGACTCCTGCGACTGCCGCTCAGAACTCTGATCTTTATGTGACTCAGGTTCAGTTAGTTTCTGGCTCAAAGGCTAGACAATTTACTCGCATTGCACTTAAACCCGCAGAAGACATAACTGAGATGGAGCGCTTCTATCAAAAAAGCTATAATTTCGACACAGCTCCTGGAGCAGTTGGCGTACAAAATGGTGCGATTCAGGTCGAAGAGAAAGGGGCCGCTGGTACCTCAGGGCTCCAAATTCATTTTAGATCTCGACTATTTAAAGATCCCGCTGTCGTTGGGTATTCGGATGTAACGGGCGCGTCTGGTGTGTTTAATAGAGCCACGATCGATACGGCTATTGGGTCGATTCAAAACACTGGTCAAAATGGATTTATCATTACTGGCGGTGCGGGGGCAAGTACGTTCTCACGCGTGCATTATACGGCTGAAGCAGAACTTTAAGCCCAGATCGGATAAAATAGAGTTATGGGACAAAAGCTTTACACAGATAGGATTGGCGCACTGAGCTTCAGCACTCCAAACGTGCTGCTGGCTGCGTCTATTCTGACTATCGGAGGTCAGCAATACGTGACTTCCGCGTTGTCGGTATCCGTACCGGTCATGACCGCCAACACGCTCTACATGGTCTACGCCGTACAAACCGCCGGCGTCGTGTCCTTGGTCATTTCTGTCAACGTCAACTCTGTGGGACCTACGGGATACTCCTCGTGGAAGCTGGTGGGCGCGTTTTATACGGATGGCACTGTATCGCCCACGTTGGGTACTTTCGTAACGATCGATGGAGTTCCTACCGCTCAAACTCCAGTCACTGTAACTTTGACCGTTTCGAATATCCCGCTCACTTCCCAATCCTTCAAGATGCGTCGGGTTGGAGACAAGGCTTGGATCGAAGGGTATTGCGTAGCTTCAGGTGCTGCCACGGGTAACATTCAATTCGCGCTCCCGTTCGTTCCAGATACCTCTAAACTAGCCCGCTCGGATTTTCCTACCTTAGGCACCGCCAAGGGTAATGATGGCACCGGCGACCACACTGGTGTCGTATTCAACTTTGGTGGAACTGGAACGTGCGGAATGTCAGGTGATGATGGCGCATCGAACTGGAACCCGACAGTGCCATTCACTTGGGCCAATACCAGAATCCTTGAGATCTTTCTTCCAGGTGTTCCTAATTCTGCGTGGACCAACACTCCACTGAAGGACCTGTAATATGTCAGGCATAACTGGAAAAGATTCCCTCTCTTATAAGAAACAAGACGTAGCCCAGTCCCGCGTTCCGGCACTCGGCTTCAAGAAGACCGTGTTCGCCCACAAGGCGACCGCAGGTCAGACCGTCATTTCTCTTTCCTCGCTCACGACTCCCACGGAGATGACCGCCAACGGGTTTCAACAAGCCTCACTAGCTGAACTCACCTCGGTCAACATCCGTCAGTTCAAGGAGAACTTCACTTTAAGCTCTTCACTCCGCGGCATCCTTCAGCCCTTCTTGGGATACGTGGTGACCGGCGGAACCTCGATCAAACTCTTGTTCTCAGCCGAAGACGGCGAGATCTTCACGGGTGTATTCGACGCCAACCCCCGCACCTTCACCAGCGCCGCCGATGCCATTCCGATTTCCGTATCCGGAACCTTGCTCGCTGGCCAAACTGACTTCAACGTCGGCACGGCCTTCAACGTAGGCCTTTTCCCTGGCTCTCAGCACGGCGCGATCCTAGTGTTCGCCAACGACCGCTTGGTCTACCGCAACGCTTCGTCCCCGACCGGTCCTGGAACGGACGGTGACTACTACGAAGTCCCAGCTGGAAACGGTCTCGGCGTCATGATCCGTTTCAACGTCGCCGATCCGGTCTACGACCGTTCCATTTCGGTCGTCTCGATCGGTTCCTTGATTCAAGCTCCGAGTGGTTCTGAAGTGGCCCTCATCGAGGCTCTGCAAGGTCAAGTCGATTCGATCATTCCTACGCTCGCCGCTCTCGCTGGCGTTCCAGAGTCCACCTTCCAAGGCGCGCCCAACAACGTCAATCTCAAGGCTTTCGGTGACACGGTTCTAAGCAACACGACTCGGATCACGGCGCTTGAGAATCCAACGCAAAGCGAAGTCTGGGTATACGTCGGCAACGGGTACGGCTCGACCAACACTGTAATCCGTAGATTCACCACGGTTGGGAAGAACGTTGGGGCTGGGATCAACTACGTCGATTCAGCTACTCTAGGCGCTTCCTTTACGATCGTCGAAGCTGGAATTTACGCCATCGAGTACTCTGACGAATTTAACGCTGGATCTAACTTTGGCATCAGTTGCAACTCTAACCAGCTCACGACTCAGATCGCCACTATCACGGCCGCTCATCGACTGGTCGCCTCGAACACCCTGAACGCCAATGAGGGCAAGACGGTGACGGTAACCTTGCGACTGGAAATTGGCGACGTCATTCGTCCTCACGCCCAAGGAACTGCTGGCGGAGCTGCGACGTGGATCGACAGCTTCAGAATCACGAAGGTGAGATAATTTATGGCAAAAGCCCGCAGACAATCGAACAACACTATCACCGGCATTCAAACCGACATTTCCGCATGTGTGGAAGGGATCGGCCCGCTAGGCTCTGATGGAATCGAGTCAGATCTTACGACTGGCACGGAAGTCATTGACACCGCCGGGGCTATGAGCTCCTCGCTAGTTTTCACTTGTCCTCCGGGGCAAGGCGGCAGGTATTTTGTGGCCGGCGTCATCGAGTTTAACGGATCATTTTCCGGCGACGAATCTTGTTTCATCCGCATCAAAAAGAACGGGGTGACAAAAACTACAGGATGGGGCGGTTCTGCTACGGCCAACGTCGAAATCGGAGCTCAGGTCATGACGCTATTAGATTTGGTCCCAGGTGACACGGTGACCTTTTCTAAGCGTTGGAACGGTATCTCTAGCGCTAGCATCAATGGTTCGGTCAGCATCTTCAAGCTAACCGGGACGGCGGCGTAAAGGAAATAAATCATGGGATCTCAACTGCTTACTCCAAGAATCAATCGGCTCGAACCCAACGTCCTCATTAACGGGGCGATGGAGCTTCGTCAGCGTGTCGCAGCTACGGGTGGACTTTCCAACGCTTACGCCATGGATCGTTTCTACGTCAACAACTTGAACACCTCCATGACGACCCTGGTCGATCAATCGGCCACCGTACCATCAATCGGAGCTCTGGCCTCGTCCCAGCGCGTCTATAACACCACTACGGGATCGCTCGTGGCTGGCACTCAGTGCGACGTGAGGTACCGGGTCGAAGGCTACGACATTCTGCCCTTGGTCACCTCCGAATGGACTCTGATCTTCTGGGCGCGTTCTTCGGTGGCAGGCACATATTCCGTCGCCGTCAAGAACGGAGCCACGACTCATTCTTACGTTCGTCAGTACACCATCTCCACGATCAATACGTGGGAGCTGAAGTGCATCAAGTTCCCGGCGCTCTCGACTTGCCCAGGCGCGCTACTCCGCACCAACGGCATCGGTCTTGAGATCAAGTGGTCCATCGTGACTGGTACGACTTTCCAGACTGGCTCCTTGAATCAATGGGCCGCGGGCAACTTCGAAGCGGGTGCAGGCCAAGTCAGCAGCTGGCTCACTTCCGGCAACGAATTCTTAATGACCGGAATCATGGCTCTCCCAGGCGACTGGGAAGCTCTCACCTCGGCTGGGTACCAGTTCGTGAGATGCGGCCGTAACTTTCAAGAAGAGCTCGCCAAGGCTCAGCGGTACTACGAGAAGTCGTACGACCAAGCCCAAGTGCCCGGAACGGGCGCCGGTAACTTCAACGGATCGTGGTGCGGTTCAACTCCTTCCGTCACGGGCGGCGGTGACCGTCTGACTGGACCTCACTTCGCGGTCCTCAAGCGCGCTACTCCTTCAGTAGTGATCTACAACCCGAACACGGCCGGTACCTCGGCTGTCTACGAGGTGAACACGGGCGCCAACAAGGCGACGACCGGATTCGTCGGGACAGGCGAGCACGGTGTTGGTCAGATCGGCGCCACGGGTAACTCCCTGATCGTCAACAACACGTACCTAATGCACTGGACTGCGGACGCGGAGCTGTAAGATGAGAACGTGGGTGATCGCAGACATTCAGAGCCTAGAGATCCTGACGACGTATCGTTCAGATTTTTCTCAGCAATCGACCTACGGTGGTCCTTGGGGTGACACCTCCAAGACCGTCCACTTGCCCGTTCCTCAGGACCTAGAGAACAAGAAGATTCAAGTCTTGGCTCTGGAGTCGACTGAGCTCCAGGACGAAGAAGGCGACACCATCGTGGACCTTTCGCCTGGTCCCACTCAGGTAGCTCACGACTCGCAAGGCCGGATCATTCTCAACGAACTGGGCAAGCCAACGCTCGTCTCGTCCTGGGAGTGGCGTCCTCGAATGGGAGCGGCCCTCAAGGTCGTCCTGAAATAAAGTTAAGTTGTCCTAGGTATAATTAGGATGGAGATTCAAGATGGCTTCTAAACAACTCAAAGCGACACACCTGATTCCGAACTCGCTCTCCCATTCGGGCGGGACGATCACGGCTGTCTTCAACTCCGGTACGCGCCAGGTCGTGTTGTCGGCTCTCACGGCCAACACGCTTTACTTTCTGTACCTTCGAACCGTTTCAGGTACGCCAACCCTTTTCTTTGTTACCACGATTCCTAGCACGTACCACGCATCCTTCTCTGACGCTATTTTGGTAGGCGCCTTCATGGCAAACGGCCTTACATCTGTTTCTTTTGGTTCTTTCGTCAACATCGAAGGCACTCCCACTTCTGACGAGATCCAGTTCAACTCTACCATGACGAACGGCGGTAACGGAGTCTTGAACGCCTACTACGTCCGCCGAGGCAAGCTTGCTGATATATTTTGGTACTTCTCAGTTGGTTCTTCTATTCCTACCGGTTCAATGTCTTTTGCGATGCCCTTAAATTTGGCTCATGACCAAGCTGCCAGAAGCGGCGATTTCGGTATTGGTGGTACAGCCTGGGCTCGCGGCGCTGGTGGCAACGACACCCACATGGGTACCCCTAACATTAACGGCGGGACTCTAATTGTTCCTGGCTATGGTGACGATGGCGCCGCAGGTTGGTCCAACACCGTTCCCGTGAATCCGCTCACTGCCAGCACGTCAGTATTCGGCGGCATTCTCCAAGATGTCGGCATTACTGGATGGACGTCTACCCCTCTGAAGGATCTATAACATGATCTCCATGCAAGAACTCCTCTCGGGGGGGGGACAAGCAGACCCCCAGAGTGTTGCCAATTGGCACAACAAACCCTACACTGTGCTTTAACGCCAAATAAACCATTTTTCTTTTTATGAAAATCAGAAACAGGTTTCTCTAAGCCACAACCTTTACACTTTTTAATCATACTTTTTTGACTTTACTTAAGAAGTAACTTGCTAATTCTTCAAAAGAAAGCTCCTTTAACATGTCATTCCAGTCTTTGTCTGTATCTTCGGTGAAAGCCACATGAGACACAGATTGATGATCATTGAATTTCTGGAACATCTTGACGCCGGCTTCATCAGTATCCGGTGCGACGATGGTCTTTACTCCTTCGTCTCGGAGTTCTTTGATTGCGTCTTTTTGATGATCCGTGGCACCAGCACCGGAGCAAGCAATAGCCCTCCAGGGATTACGAGCAATACCGCCGTAACGCAAATTAAGCGCTTGTTGGAGGCTAAGCGCATTAATGGCTCCCTCTGTGATGATAACACCTTTAACGTTCCCGACAAAACGGCTCTGATTCCAGCCATAAAACAACAACCCTAAACGAGTGCCAGGAATAGTGTCCATCTTTTGGAACTCTCCGTCCCCTAGATCTTTTGGGACGATCAACCTGATCTGCGCACCTACAAAATGATTTCCGAAGTAGTACGGAAACACAATTCCGTTCCTATCCATATCATAATACATGTCGCCTTCAAGAGACATCTTGCGGACGTTTTTTAGATAGTCAACTGCTGGTTCTGCACGAGGATCCGACAATGGAATGAACGAAGCGGGCCATGCCATGGCTTGCACTTCATTGGGGCGGGCTTCTTCGATTTGGAAATCGCCCTTCAAGAAGTCAGCAAGTTCAATGCCAGCCTTATAGCAATAGTCATGTAAGGAATAAGCTCGGTCACACTTGTTGCAATAGCACCAAATGTCATTAGTTTCCGCATTCTTGTGCCAGTATAGGGTCCTATTCTTAGGACGGCAGATTAGGCACCACCTGTTATCTTTCGGAGTAGCCATTATTCCTCCGCAGTGTGATCGTGGATCTCTTCTCCAGATTCGATCATCTCTAACTTACGTTCTGCCAAGAAACGCTCAACATCATCAGGTTGCCTTAAGAAGCGACCCTTCTCAAAGGGACAGATAATCTTCTTGCCTTGGGCACCGAATCGGTCTTTGTGGATCAAGAAGGCGGACGTCTTGGTCTCAAAGTCAGGTACGACTTCGATGATGACAGTGGCCGGTTCAACAACCGCTGGACATTCCTTGATTCGAGCATCCATCTCTTTCACACCGCCCTTCTTACCAGTGGAGTGAAGTTGAACGAACAGAACAATTGGGATATTAGAGTCCTTGATATATTGACCCATCCAGATCCTTAGGTCATTGAGGACGTCATACCTAGTACGCGACTTATCTTCAACTGAGTATTGAATAAGTTGATAATAGTCAATAAGAACGCAGGAGTATTGGCTAGTCTTCACCGCTGAAAGCGCATTCTTAACGCCCTCAAGTTTAGTGGTGATGCCATTCTTAAAGTTAACGTCTACGACCTTAACATAGTCAGAGATAGAGGGGAACAACTTGAAGAGCTCCATTTGCTCTTCCTTAGACATGAGACCCTTCTTGTAATCGTTAAAGCTAGAGCCGTGCTCAAGACACGCAATACGCATGATGACGTCTTGGGCTGATTCTTCGTTCGAGATAACGAGAACCTTCTTATTTTGTTTCCAGAGAGGATACGAGATGTTCGCAGCTACAGTGGATTTACCAGAGCCCGTATATGCGCAGAACAGGTATAGGTTCTCACGCGTAAACGGAACGGTGGCTGTTAAAGACTCATTCACTAGAGTGATGCGCTCGGAGAGCATCTTGTTGTAAGCTGCTACTCGCTTAATCATCTCACGAAGTGAGTCTTTGTTACCAAAAGAGTCAATGTCATCGAATGACACAGCCATAGCATCACTCTTATCTGCTTCACCCTTTATGATCTTATTGATCTGATCCGCTGTCAATTTCGCCATTTGTGTATCCCAAAACGTTTAAAATATCATCGATGTTCATGTCGGCCAACTCTTTAATTTTGGCCTCAATTTCTGAAACATTCACCGTTTCAAATGATTCTACATATCGTTGTTGCTGACGGTGCTCCTTGAGGGTTAACCCTCCGTAGCGCTTTGGGGTTTCGTCTTCAGCCTTGATCTTGTAGAAAGAATAGAACGATTCAGTTGCAGCATCTTTGATGTTATTGTGCCAACCATCAATGAACTCCTTCTCCGTATGTTCTGTGTGGTCCTTGCAGCGTTTATAGACTGCACGAGCTACAGCAGGAGGAGGAAGGTGAGCCTTGATAGCTTTTGGCAATACTTCTTCGTGAGCAACTTCAAATGGGACATCTGCCTTATAGAGCTTCTCAAAAAGCTCGTCCATATTCCCAGGAACTTGTTTGTTGCTACGATCTCGCGATGGTAGAGATGCGACCCATTTTTCAAGAATCAGAGACGCATTTCTTTTTGCGTCTTCATTCTTGTCCATTAGAGTCTCCTTCGTCATCCACTGACGAAGCGATAGTTTCACCTGTTTTTAGGTTTGTAACTTTGATTTTAGCGGAGTTATTGTGCTTGTCGATGAACATCAACTCAAGTTTATACTCGTCGTTGATGATGAAGGGACGCTTCTTACCAAGCCACCAGTAGAGGGTGTCTTTAAGCTTATCTGCATACGAAATTTGCATACGATCCTCCTATAAATGGATCACAGTAATTATACGATCAGAAAAACGACCGTATTATGGTATGCATACCGAAGTAGTATTGTACCTTCGTATAATTGCACCATGAACACAACAGTCAACAATGACCGCACGATAATTCAAGACCCAACTCAAGATGTGGCAGACTTTATCGAGTCAACTCTAGTTTATCTTGACAAGAGCAAGCAATACCAACTCAAGAGAATGGCCAGAAATATTTGGCAACGTTCTACCCCTCTATATACGAAGTTGCAGAAAGAAGTGAATGGTCAACTGTTTGAAAAGCTAGCAGATGGCTCGTACTCTATTTCCTCTTGCTTCATCAATGCAATTGAAACAGAGTTTCCTGGCTTCGCCTATACAGATAAGCGTAAAGATACTGGTAAAACAGTCGCACTACCATGGGTTACTAAACCTCATAACATGAGGGATTATCAACAAGAGGCTTGCGACATTATGCTTAAGTCTCATCGTGGCGTTATCAATTTTGCAACAGGATTGGGAAAGACCCTTGTAGCTACTCACCTAGCGAAGCAGTGTCGGAAGAGAGCCCTTATCGTTTGTCCTTCAGAATCTGTAGCATCCCAATTCTATGAGATCTTCGTCAGTGCCTTTGGAAAACAGAAGGTCGGGTTTTATGGGGACGGCAAGAAGAAGCTGGGCGAATTAACGATCGGTATTGCTGCCTCTGTATCTAAACATATCGCAGATTTCCAGAACCATGAACTTGGACTTGTCATTATCGATGAGACACACCATACTCCTGCTACCACGTTCTTCACAATTGCTGAAGGGTTGGCAGGCGTAGGTAAAGTGTTTGGTCTTACTGCAACCGATTACAGATCCGACGGCAAAGATATTATGATCACTGGTGGATGTGGCCATGTGTTGATGCGCCGTGACATTAAGTGGGGCGTCGATAATCAGTGGTTGGCTGAACTATACTTTATCGTTCGTGAAGTTCAAACTGGTGGACGTGATTATAAAGATGACAAGTTGAAGTCCTATAAAGAGCATGTGCTCAATAACCAGATTATGAAGGATCAGATTCTTGCTGACTGTCAGAAGATGATGGCCTCTGGCAAAACGATCCTATGTCTCGTAGATGAAGTAGCTCACGGTAAAGAGTTGAGCGCAGCTCTCGGTATCCCATTCGCCACAGGTCAAGATTCTAAATCGCAAGAATACGTAGACCAGCTAAATGCTGGGAAGATCAAGGGATTGATTGGTACAGATTCTAAGGTAGGCGAAGGAACAGATACAAGAAATGTGGATGTATTGATTATGGCCAACTTCGTAGCTTCAAAGGGTCCTGTTATCCAAGCAATTGGACGAGGACTCCGTAAACAGGGCACTAAAACGAAATGCATCATTCTCGACTATATTCCTATGGGTTCAACGATGCTCACTCGCCATGCCCATAATCGTATTGTCTTCTATAGAGAGATCACTGATAAGGTAAAGGTTGTAAAATGAATTTCAAAAGACCAAAAGAAGAAGTAATTGAACGAGCATATATTGCAGCCGACTCGGTTCTATATTCTCAACTTCATCAACTCGCGTATGCAGGAGCTAGTTATTCACCCAATGGTGTAATCAGCATGTTTCAGATGGCCATGAGTCATGCCATTAAGGAAGCCATCCGATCAGTGGTTGAAGACACATATAGCCACGATGAATTTGAAAGAGACCTTGGCATAAAAGAGTGATATAATGTGAGCTATGCGTCAGCTTAGCTCTGAGGGTGTTAACCTAATTAAAAGTTTTGAAGGTCTATACTTGACCGCCTATCTAGACATCGTAGGAGTGCCTACGATTGGATATGGATGCACTGAAGGCGTTACCAAGGCCGACGTGCAGAACAAGCGTACAATCACTCCCCAACAAGCAGAAGACATGCTCCGCACTGAATTAGACAAGTTCTGTGTTGGTGTAGAGAAGTACGTTAAAGTCCCCCTCAATGACAATCAGTTTGCTGCTTTAGTATCTTTTAGCTACAACCTAGGTTTAGGTTCCCTACAAAAGTCAACTCTACTTAAACTTCTTAACTCTGGCGACTATACTGGCGCTAGTAACGAATTTGTTAAGTGGAATAAGGCTGGTGGGAAAGAGGTCAACGGTCTCACCCGTAGACGCAATGCTGAACGCGACCTATTTTTGAAATCTTCAGGTACAATAAAATCAAATAGTCTTCTTCCAGATGGTCCATCAGATGATGAGATTCGCAAGAAGCTGGAAGCAGCGGAAGGAAAGAAGTAATGCATTAGGTTAATAGGCCTCCCTAAAGCTCGTGATTAAGTTTCCGTTATTTCTAATTAACAACTTACTTACGAGGATAAACAAATGAAAGAACAAATCAAAAAGCTTAAGCTCGAACTCAAAGAGTTGGCTAAGCAGATCAAAGAAAAGAAATCTCAAAGAAAATCGTCTAGCTGTGGCTATGTATCTGGTCTACACGAAGCCCGTGTTGCATTCAGACACAAACATGTTGCCTATTGTCTTGCGAGGGGCCGAACCCTTGAGCAAGTAGATAAGGGCGAACGTCTTAATATGGACCATGTCCAATGGTACATGGACTCCATGAAGCCAGAATCTAAGAAGAAACTATACGCTGTTGTTAGCGACAAGCTCACCCCATCTCAACAAGCAGTACAGGCCGGTCATGCTGTAGCGGAATTCTTGAAGAAGAACCCGCACACTCAGTGGGATAACGGCTACCTCATCTACCTCACCGAAGCACCAGGATTTGACGGGAACATGCGCGGTTATCGTTGGATGGTCGGTAGTCATCAATATGCAGAGTTCGTTGAACCTGACCTTGGGAATAAGATCACCGCGTACGCGTTGTTCGGTCCTGAGGCTGAAAGGATTCTTCAGCGTCACAAACTCCTTTAATATTGATCTACCGGAGGTAACATGGAAGACAAAATCGATATCAAGAAAGATCTGGAGCTTATGACGAATACCAGGAGGCACTATCCGATATTGAATAAGTATAATGATTGATGTGCGGCATCTCGGATAGACGAGAGAACCGTTGGGATAGGATTAAAGAGTTACTAAACAATCCGAGGACGGTTCGAAACGAGCCCGCCAAAAATATCGGATAAGGCCTTGATGACTCAGGTGATCCAGTGAGTATAGCTTAACCTCACCCGCACAACAATGCTCCATTAGCTCAGTTGGTCTAGAGCGGCGATCTCTAAAATCGTGCGTCGTGGGTTCGAATCCCTCATGGAGCGCCAAATTTATGAAACTCGTTAAAGCACTACAAGATGCCCATGCTGGAGAACTTGCCGCGTATTACGCATACCAAGGGCACTGGAAGTCTCTCAAAGACCCTGGGGAACGAGTTAAAGTGCAAGAAATCCAAGAAGACGAACTAGAACACATCCTATTCCTGTCCCATTACCTTCACAAAATGGGATATCAATCCTCTCCATATAAAGATTTCATCTGGACTCGTATTGGCAAGGCAATTGGTGCTCTTTGTCACATTACTGGTTGGTGGTTGCCGATGCGCATTGCTGGAATGATGGAAAGAATCGGCACTAAGAGTTATATCGAAATTTCAGTAATAGCTCGTGCCGAAGGGCATCCAGTGCTAGCAAGAAAACTTCTCGCAATGGCTGAAGTTGAGAAAAAAAACACGAAGAGTACTTCAATACCGTTTCAAGTTAAGATATAAGGATGGATTCCTATCTTGACTTTCAAAAATATCGTGATCAATATGGCCTCAACGGTCTTAACACCAACGGCATAGAGGGATTGCCTACTCAAAACGGCGCTCTATTCACCGTAGAGTACTTGCTCTGTCTTCTCGCAGATCCTAATGTTCCAGAGTCAATTAAAGTTTCTGAAGTTGAACGACTTAAACTCGTCTACAACTCCTTAGAGCTATTCCCTGGCATCTCTGTTCGAACCCCAACCTCAAATGAATTCGATTCGATGGATAATGTAGGTGCAATTTGTGCCTTCTCTGGCCTATTCGATAACGGGAATTTCTCAAAGCGCTCGTATGAGCATGGGTCAAAAACTAGAGCTGAAGGAATAGATGACGGGCAGGATGCTAGCAATAACCACAAGTACTATCGCCTAGCTTGGGTATGGAATCTATTCAGAGCTCCTCTATTTTTCTGGAATAACAATAATCCAACTCTATTCTGTTTTCCAGGATGGCATGGTAGGTCGCCCGGCCACGTAGCGTTCATGAAAATGACCGCAGGAAAGTGGGTAGGTCCATTTGGGCAATTCGCAATCCTTATCAGTCAGTTCTTGGGATGCTTCAAAGATAAGGGAGATACAGACGCGCGAAAGCTCCCATATGTGAATTGGCAGTATCTCAAAACCAGAAACTTCGTATGGCGTCTCTTCTATAAGTTTTGGTGTTATATCTTGATGAAGCAATATCAAGATGGCATGCGTACCGTCTATTCAACCTACTATAACGATCCAGACCATCCGATCCGAAAATACTCAACTAAGTACATCTCTGGTTGATTTGGGCGGCCCACTCAACTTCCTTAGTCTTCAAATATTTCTTCTCTCACTTACTCACGCACGAAGTGCGTGACCACACGCGGCACGCGTGTGAAACGTTAGTATATAAATTTCTCTGGTTAGATAGGTTAGTAAGGGGTGGTAAAGACATAGATCTATATACCCGCGACAGAGACATTTTTAACTCAGTTTTGAAAATAAATTTTACAAGTATAATGCATGCAATGGGAGATTTTATGGATAATGAAACTGCGATTGCGGTAATGGAACAGCTTAAGAAAGAACACTTCGAAATTCAAGTAGAGGTTCTTGACGGCGGTAAGATGCCAACAAAGGCACACGCATCAGATGCTGGTTGGGATTTATACGCCACTGAAGACATTAAACTTTACCCAGGACAAGTTCTTAAACACCCATTGAATATCAGGCTTGCTTTACCGAAGAGCACTTGGGCAGAGATTACCACTAAGTCTGGACTCGGTAGCAAAGGTCAACTCGTTTATGCTGGCGTCATCGATCAGGCATATCGTGGAGTTCCGCACGTTGTCATGACGAATGTCTGGATCATCCAAGAGATTGACCCAGAGGGTTTCCCATTGATGCGCACTGATCCCCTTGTAATCAAGAAGGGCGAGAAAGTAGCTCAACTTATCATGAATCCATACTCTGACAATTTCTATATGGTCCAGGTCGACCAAGTTGACTCCAATACTGATAGAGGCGCTGGTGGATTTGGATCCAGCGGCAAATAATGGGACCATACACGATGAATGAGCTTCTACAGGAAGCTTTCAGAGACTATAAGATCATAGATTTATCGGTAGAGCATGTCTACCATAATTCTCCAATTTTCGTTATGGGAAACCAAAGTCCAGTGGCTCAATCTGGGCACCATGAGATTAAGTTAGAGCTCACTATCGTGGGGCCTCACGCAAGTATTAAGAAATTTAACGAAATGTTCAATACTGCTCGCTGTCTGTCCGTTACGGACAATACTCCTTATCCCTACTATTTCCAGCCAGATGATCCGATGAAAGATGTCGGTCGTTATGACATTGCATATCAACTTTTGGATATGGATGCATTCATGGAAGAACTTCAAGATTACGAATACAAACTTTATAGTAAAGAGTTTGACAAGCTTATGGAGAAAGAATTAGATGCTAGTGATTCAGAGTGACAACCCAGCATTCTTTGATGTTGATGAGACTCTAGTTTTGTGGGATTACCCAGCAGAAAGAGAATCAGAGGTTATTCATATCCAGATCCCAGGCAACCCAATTGCCGGGAAGGTGGTCCCTCATCACCGTCATATCGAGATGGTGAAGCGTCATAAGGCGTGGGGAAACGGTGTAGTTGTGTGGTCACGCTCAGGTTTTGCTTGGGCTAAGGCTGTAGTTGAGGCATTAGGGTTAGAACCTTATGTTGATGCTGTAGCTTGTAAACCTATGTACTACTATGATGATCGTAAGTGTTGTCAATTTATGAAGGAACATCATTACCACGAAGACCGCGTTCCTGAGTATAATGCAGGCAATGGACAATCTAGCGACCCTATTCAAAACCAATGTTCGCATTCAAAACCTTGACCCAATGGATAAGGATGCAGTCTGGCCGAAGAACACGGAAATCTGCATTACGAGGATCCCAATCCGCAAACGTGACGGATGGGACCCAGAACAGTTTGCTGAGTTCGCTAAGCGACTTAAGAATCACGTAGTCCAAAACGGAATCGTCTTCCTTATCTGTTACGCCCCCATCGAAGCTAAAGCCCGTCCTTTTGAAGTTGCTAAGATCATGGCTGATAGCGGTTTCACCCACATAGATAACATCATAGTTCAGAAGACCTGGTTTCCTGGCAAACGCTCAGAGACCAATCTTGTCAACTCCCACGAGTACGTTTTGCATTTCTGCAACGGCGATGTATGGAAACTGGACCGTTTACCAGTAAGGGAGTATCTCGAAATTCAGGATGAGGTTACCTGTCCAGGCAACACATGGGAGATTGAGACCGGTTCGCTAGACGAGTCTTATCCTGTAGATCTTGCTGAACTACTAATCAGAATGACTGATTGTCTTCCAGGTTCAGTGATCTTTGATCCGTATTGTGGCGGAACAGGATCTTTACGGGCATCGATGAAGTTAGGTCATAGTTTTTACGGCTTTGAAAAAGATACAAAGCAGATGAAGAAGTACGAAAAGGTTATTAAGGAACTAGATAAGGAGACCGTCGATGAGCCAACTCCAAAGCGCAATAAATCAAAGAGTAAACGAAATGATAGCGGAGAACAGGACTGAAGAGGATCCGTTTACGGTGGTACGCACTATGGAAGTTGATGATTTATTTGCACCTAATGTTTTGAACTTTTCTCCAAAGACATACCGAGCTCTAAGTCACAAGACTCAGAATTTGCTGTATCAGTGGAATGAACCTACCAGCCCATTAATTCCACTCGTTGAGTTTCTTGCGAAATTGAAATTGAAGACAGCAAAGGCAGCTATTGAACAAGGGCAATTTACGTATATACGTAGAGCAGCCCCAGTGGAATTCTATGGTTGCACTGTAAGTGAAGATAAGGTTCAAGAAGCTACTGACGCCATGATAGCATTTTTGAATGATGTTGGCGACAAAGGTTATATCTTAGCGACTTTATTTTCTCTTGGTAAACTTACATTAGCTACTAAACCCGGCACACCAAAGCAATATGCCCTGTTTTCCTACTTTGTGGTGGACCCTAAGGGTCAAACATATGTTGATACTACATATCAAAAGTTTAGCTTTCAAGAAGGCGCAGTACCTGCAGCATACGAGGACATTAAATGATTTACGAGAAGTCTAAAGCAAAAAGAATCATCGCAGATAAGAAGCTTATTAAGGGTATTGTTCATAAGACCATCGATGAGATGGCTACTGTAGTTGGTGCAACTCTTGGGCCCGGCGGTCGACCTGTCATTATTGAGCGAGACGGCTTGTCTCCTCTAATCACAAAAGACGGCGTTACGGTTGCTAAAAATCTTGGCGTTGATCAGGCTGAAGAGAATATCATTATTGAGGCTGCTAAGGAAATCTGTCTAAATACGGCTAAAGAGGCTGGTGACGGTACCACGACTGCTATCGTTCTTGCAAATGCAATCACGAAGCATGGTCTAGAGTTTCTAGAGAATAGTCCTAAATATAATCCTCAGCGTATGGTGACTGAACTTCAGGAACTATATGACAAGGTCGTTATCCCATTTTTAAAGACACACGCTAAAGCTGTCAAGACCCGCGAAGAGCTCATTCATGTTGCTAAGATCTCTGCTAACGGTGATCAGAAGATCGCAGAGGCAGTTGTTGAAGCTGTTATGGCTGCAGGTGAAGACGGAACTGTTCTTCTTGAGGAAGCTCAAGGTTCTCAGTTGCGCGTCGAGACAATCGATGGGTATGTGGTAACTTCTGGCTTGAAAGATATCGGTCAGGTTGGACCTGCATTCATCAACGATCGTGCCAATCAGCAAGCGAAGATGGACAACGGCTTGATCTTCCTATATGATGGTTCCATGAACGATCTTAAGGTTCCAGGCGTTATTCAGACTGCTGTCGAGAATACAGACCATTTCGGGAAACCGATCATTGTGTTGGCTCACGCCTTCTCTGATGTTGTTCTAGAGAGGTTTGCAAAGTCTACTAAAGGCGGTTACACTGTAGTTCCTGTTAAGACCCCAATGGCCGGCGTTGCAAATTCGCGCTCAATGTTCCTACAAGACATGGCAGCATATACCGGTGGGAAGGTTTATGATCCAGGCAATATCGATCAGATGGTGAATGAAGACGAAGAGGAAGGATTCGGAGTATTTCAATCTGCAAAGGTTGGCATGTACGAGTGTTTCTTGAATTGCGTATCAGAAGCCGATCACATCGATGGTCGCGTTGCTGAGTTGAAGTCTTTGTTACTCGCAGCTCCTAGTGAATTTGATAAGATGCATATCAGGGCCGCAATCGGTAAACTAACTGGCGGGATCTCCACCATTTGGGTTGGAGCAGCCTCTGAACTTGAAGCTCGCGAAAAGAAAGCTCGCGTTGAGGACGCTGTTGAGGCTGTTCGTTCTGCTATTGCGGAGGGAATTGTCCCTGGTGGTTGCGGTGTTCACCTTGTTCTATCAGATATGCTATTGCGTCACCCAGAAGCAAAACCTTCTTGGAGCATTATGGCTAAGGCCCTTCGTGCACCTTTCGAGATGCTACTTTCGAATTGTGGTGAAGATATTAATGATATTTGGGGGGCGCTAGATCAATATGTGCTTGGAAAAGATGAGCCACCTAAGGTTATCTTTGATGCCAATCAGCACCTCATGGTTGATCCCATGGAAGTTGGCATTATCGAACCTGCGAAGGTTTGCCGTGTAAGTATCGGAAATGCGCTCTCTGTTGCATCCCTACTAATCACTGTCGGAGGTATCGTTGTTGTTCCTCGTGATGCTGGTCTTGAAAATCAGCTTGCAATGAGCAAGCAGGCTTTTAGGGACATGATGAGTGGTGGAGGTGTTGGTGCCGAATAAGTATGCTGACTATAACAAGACGTGGAAAGAAAACAACAAAGACCGTGAATTGGATAATTGTAGGCGTTGGGCCAAAGAAAACTTAGAACATAGAAGACAATATAAAAGATTGTTGCACCAAAAACAGATGCAAGATCCAAATTATAGACTTAAAAGAATATTAAGAAATAGATTTTATAAAGTTATAAGTGGTCGCTCTAAGGTACAGTCAGTTTTATGTTATATAGGGTGCACTGTCGATGAACTAAGGGTTCATCTAGAAAAACAATTCGTTGATGACATGTCATGGGACAATCATGGCAGCTATTGGCACGTAGACCATGTCGTGCCGCTAACGTTATTTGATCATTCGAACCAAGATGAAACAGCCAAAGCGTGGCATTTTTCTAATTTACAGCCATTAAAAGCGTTAGATAATCTTCGTAAGGGCAGTAAGGTTTATTTATGTGGGATAAAGTAAAAACCTTCGTTGAAGGAAGCAAGGTAGCACAATTCGTACTTGTACTCCTTTTGGGAGTAGCGATTGGGGCCATCTTTTATCCCACAAAGCGCATTGAAGAACGTGAGAAGTCTCGTTACGAAGAGCAATTGAAAATTACGAAAGAAGCCAACGAGAAGGAAGTTAAGCAACTCAATGAGAGGCTTGATAAGTCAGTAGAAGAAACTAAACAAGTTAGACAAGAGTCTGAAACTAAAATCTCTAAGCTTACTACTCAGGTTCATGATTTACAATCTAAGCAGAAGACCTCTTACTACAAACTTGTAAAGCCCGATGGTACTGTTGAGATTAAGAAGTACTCTGAATCTGAAGTAACAGAGTCTACAAAGGTAATCACACAGATTCAAGAAGAGTTTAAGACAAAGATTGAATCTATTGAAACCAAATGGGAAACTCTACATAAGGAACGCGTTGAGACTCTTCAAAAGGAATGGTCTTCAAAAGAGCAAACCTATCAAACAAAGATTGCTGAGCTAGAGAAATCAAAGGTCACTGAGATCAATCAGAAGAAATTTGGACTAGAAGCTGGTTTGATGTCTAACCTAAACTATTATGGTCACTTCAATGCTGATATCTTTGGTCCGATCTTTATCGGTGGTCAAGCAGAATTTGGTCCTGCACCAGCATTTGGATTGGGCCTCGGAATTCGATTCTAGTATAATAGAGTCATGCCTAAGTATAAATTCAAGTGTCCTGCCTGCAATGAAGAACGCGAGAAGTATACCTCTAAGGACATAGAGGAAGTACCTTGTCACAAATGCGAAGGGCAACCTATGTTTCGCCAATTGCCTACAATCACCGGCCAAGAAGTACGGGAAACTGTAGACCCTATCCTTAATACTAAGTGGAAACAAGATCACAAGCAGATCATCAAGGATCGCCATGATGATCACTATTGGGAAGTCGAGGTTCCTCGTCTTGTCCAAAAGTACTCTGTCGAAACCTGTTTAGAGCAACAGTGGCTCATTTATAACGAAAAGGGCGAACTGGTCATCAATAAACCACCAAAAAAACGATGAAAAGCTTTTATTCATTAGGAAAACTGTGCACTTGTGGCGCAAGATTAGCAAACCAAAATAAAACTAATCTTTGCAGAAAATGTTATATGTTAATTTATAATGAAAAACACAAAAATGTTATGAAGTTGTATTATAAAGAAAAATATCAACTTAATAAACACGACATTAATAAGCATAAAAAGTGGCTATATCAAAACAATGTCCAATTTAAGCTTAAAGATAATCTTCGTCGTAGGTTGCGAAGTTGCATAAAGGGTAAAAAGGTCGGCTCAGCTGTAAAAAATTTAGGTTGCACTGTTCAAGAACTTAAAATTTATTTAGAATCCAAGTTTCAATCAGGGATGACCTGGGAGAATCATGGTAAGTTTGGGTGGCACATTGATCATGTTAGGCCACTTTCTGAATTTGATTTAACGGACACTGAACAGCTAAAAGAAGCGTGTCACTACACTAATCTTCAGCCGTTGTGGTGGCAAGATAATTTAAGTAAAAGCAATTTATGAGAGTAAAGTCAATCGAAATTAAAGACATTTTGAGTATTAAGGACTTCAGGCTTGACTTTACAGATTCTGGTCTTGTGCTCGTTGAAGGGTGGAACTATGATGCCAACCGCGCTAATGGTGCTGGAAAGACTGCTATCTTTAATTCCCTTTCTTTTGGCCTCTTTGATAAGATGCCTCGTAAGATCACGTCCAGTCAAATCCTTCGCCGCGGTGCTAAAAGCGGTACGGTCACTGTTGAACTTGAGTCTGGAGGAGATCTTTATAAGGTCATCCGTCATAGACCAAAAGGTGTTGAGTTCTACAAAAATGGCATCAAGCAAGAAATCACGCAAGAAGAATGGGAAAGCAAGCTCCGCATGAACTATGACCAGTTCTTGCTAACCCTTTATAACGCCCAGATCACTGTTGGTGGTTTGTCTCCGCGTTTCTTGTTGGTGAATGATTCAGATAAGAAGGCCTTCTTATTACAGCTTCTTAATCTCGCCCACTTCAGTTCCTGCAAGAAAAAGGCGGATGAAGCAGTGTCAAGGTTTGAAGCAGCTGTTTCTGCAGATCTAAATTCTATTTCTTCCACGCAATCCAAGATTGAAGCATACTCTGAATCAATGGTAGATGCATTTGAAACTTCTAATACTATTAAGGAATTAGAGCTCGATATTGCATACATGATGGATGAAATTACAGAGCTCTCTAATACCCAAAAACCAGATGTCTCTAAGTATCAGAGAATTGAAGACGGTCTCCGTGCAAAGATTTCTGCATTCGATACGGCTAAGGCACGTCGTTCTGTGTTACATGATAATTACCGCAAGCAAAATGCAAAGCTTCATCCTTTTGATGGTGCAGCACAGTGTCTTGAGTGCGGCACTACTCTTGATATTCAGGATGCTATGCAGGCTCATGAGCAGCAGCAGGACAAGATTCGCGCAGAAGCCTCTTTGACAAAAGTTTTGATCGACGAATGTGATGCACTTCTAGCAAATGAAAATGAAGTACTAGAACTTCTTCGTAAGTTGAAGATCAAGAAAAATCAAGAAACTGCAGAGTACGATACTGCACATGCCAGGATTCTAGAACTTAACTCTTCTCTTAGAATTAAGCAAAACTTGAAAGAAAGTGCTGTATTAAAACTTGCTAAAAATCAAGACTTAGTTAACAAGGTTAAAGACTTAGAAACTACGTGCCAAAAACTCCGTGACGCAATAGCCTTGAATAAACGCAATATTGAGCTTTACAAAACCGTAGTTGCACTGTATTCACCTACAGGTGCTCAGGCCTATGTTCTTGATTCTGTTATTGATTGTTTCAATGAAACAGTAAAAGAATACATTGATATCGTGTGGCCAAACGCCTCTTACACCCTCAACTCCTATAAAGAGAACGTTCGTGGAGATGTGGTTGCAAAATTCTCTGAAACCCTCGTTATGAACGGTGAAGAAGTCTCTATTGGTTCCCTCTCTGGCGGTGAGTTTAAGGCATTGTCCCTATGCGTTGATTTCGCGATGCTAGACGTCCTAGAGAAGCAATTTGGCATCTCGTTAAACCCTGTCATCCTTGATGAGCCGTTTGATGGCCTAGATGCTGTAGGGCGTGAATTAGTGGTTGATTTGCTCACCAAACTCTCTGTTGACCGTCAAATCTTTGTGGTTGATCATGCTAGTGAGGTCCGTGCTTCGTTTAGTCAATGCATAAAGGCAGAAAAAAGAGATGGCATATCTACGTTTGATATGACCATTTAAAACTTTTATAGTGGGCGATTTTACCCTTGCAACTCTGCACAATTCCAGAATTAATAAAGCGTTTATCGGCCCCCGCATGAGTTAAGTGAAGGATTTCGCCGGTTTTAATGTGAACACCTAGGACAGGCCGTCTTTTTGAGAGATTTAATTTTTTGATGTGGTTTTGGGTTTTTGGACTATTTTGTTGAGCAATAGACATGTTGCGTTTTTGTTCTGCGGTCGCAAGCAAACCCTTATTGCTTGGACTTTTGTAAACTCTATTTGCGCTAATTTTTAATTTAGTTTCTGGACTGTGTGTTCTGCCAAGAGTGTTTCCGGCAGTTTTACATAAGTTATAGCCAATATTTGGCAAATAGCTTTTATATAGATCTAAATAGTGTTGTTCTTTTTCGAGACATTGTTCTGGTTCACAAAGCTCTAATATTTCTAACTTAAAAACTGATAGTCCATGCTTTGTGGCTGCATTTTGTAGATGCTTATTGACATGCCTTTGATTTTTAAGTGCACTTTTATGTTGGTACCATCGATCAACGATACCGCGCCTACTAGCAGAACTTCCAATGTATATTTTGTTGTTTGCCGTGTTTCTGATTAAATAGACGCCAGTTTTCATTTTTTGATTGTATCACGCGTCTGACGCTAAGGAGAAATAATCTTAATTAGCATGATAATATTGAGTTATGGATAAGTTGGTCAAGGCACTCGCCGAAATGAAAGAAATTCTAGAGAAAGGACTTGCTCCAGCTACCCCAAGCAAGATCCCAGCTCTACCATCTATCCAAACGCCTCCCGTCCCTTCAATGAAGGCTAAAGTCCCTAAGAAGATGCCTGGTATCAAGCCAGCTTCCACTAAGGACCCTAAGAAGGTTGCTCAGCAGATCAAAGAAGGCAATCCACAGCAAGCTAAAGTTCCAATGTTGAAATATGATATAATAAAAGACATGGATGAATTTTTGAAGTTTGATAAAAACGGTCAATGGAGCTTAGAAAAGAGTGTTTTTAATGCCGGAACTCACCCACCTAAAGGTTATGTTCCTGGACAAAAGAAACTTAAAGATACTCATGCAGAGTATGATCCAAAGTATTCTTTTAAAGATAATAGAGAACTAGTGAGAATGCATCATCAGGATCATAAAATACCTGTTAGAGATGAAGCTCATTTAGATTCACTTACAAGAGCTGCCGCAAAACGTGGCGGACATACTATAAAAGAATAGTTCCGTGTCCATTAAAGGATACTTCACTGATACAATGTCTTTATGAAGACATGTAGTCAATGCTCTGAAGAGCAACAATTAGATCAATTCTATAAAGATAAAAAATCAGCCGATGGATTGCGCGCAAGTTGCAAAACTTGTGTTGCAGCACAGAAGCGTATTTATTTTGAAAAACATAGAACTCGAGAACTTAATAAGTTAAAAAAGTGGAAACAACAGAACCCACAAAAAGTTAAAGAAGGTAATCTTCGTAATTTATATGGGATTACAGCAGAACAATATTCTGAAATGTTGTTAGCACAAAATAATTGTTGTGCCATTTGTAAGTGCCATAAATCTAAAAACGTTACAGATAAACGTAATGATAAAGTTAGAAATTTAGCGGTCGACCATGACCATAAATCTAAAAAGATTCGTGGCTTGTTGTGTTATCGTTGCAATATTGCAGTTGGAATGTTGGTTGATAGCGCCGAACGGGCTTCTAATTTAGTAGAATACCTTAAATTGCATGAAAAAGAAAACTTATAATCAAAATGTTGTTATTAGAGGTGCTTTAAGACGAGCATTTGCCCGTAGTCCTGTGGTTCAAGAAGCTATGCAGGCAAGTCGTAAAGAAGAACCTCGCTATAACAAGGATGGGTCTCGTCATAAACGAAATTGGGTTAAACGTCAATGTCAAGTATGTGATCAATGGGTTCCAACGTCTAAAATTGCAGTCGACCATATTGATCCTGTTGTTTCGGTTGATGAAGGTTTCCAGGATTGGAATATCTTTGTAGATCGTCTCTGGTGTGCCAAAGACAACTTACAACGTATTTGCGATGACTGTCATCAGAAGAAAACTAACGCAGAGCGATTTGCTAGATCGTATAAACAAGAACTAGAACACCTCGCAATCTATGAAGTCTCTAAAGATGAAGAGGCAAAGAAGTTCGTCAAGAAATTCGTCAAGAAGCGCATACAGAAATACCCCTATCCTCAAGAGTTTGTGGATCGCATCGTCACTCTCAGACGCCATTTCAAGATGAAGGTATAAATAACGGCAAACGCCCTTTAAGGATAAATTATGGCAAAGAATGATACTGTTCGTAAGGTTTTGAGTAAGTCTTTCGTGGACAATCACGAGAATGTTAACCAGGATGTGGCTGCAGACCTTATCGTTAAGGCTGAGCAAAAGATCCTAGCGATCAAGGAAGAGCGTGCCGCTGACGACAAGTTGGCTGCTGCTAAGCAGATTGTTAAGGACCTAAATGCTGCCTATACCAGCACTATTAAGTACGAAGAGGCCAAGATTCAGTTCTTGCTTGAGAAGATCGCTGAGATCGAAAGCGGAGCAGTGAATCCAGGCTCAGGCGCTCATTAATGGTAAGATTTAGGCTGGAGGTTTTATGAGCTTAAAAACAGATTATTTTGATGGTGCAACAGGCCTTCAGGCTAAGTTAAACGATGCCTTTGATGAAGGCGCTACCTATGTTACTACGAACCTAACAGCCCTACAGTCTGCTCTATTGAGTGCAGCTGCTCAGGGAAGTACAAAGTTCACTGTAACGATTACCGGCACTGGTGCTTTGAACGCTGGATACCTAAGGGCCAACAACGGAGACAATCTTCTCCTTAAGGCTTTCTTTGCTGGTATCCAAGACGGGCTGGCTGCAGAAGAAATTTACAACTACGAATGCTCTTTGAAACTTAATGTCTCTGACACAATCAACACAAACGTAGATTTCTTGTTCAACTTCCAAACCTCCTAATTTGATGCGTTGTTATCTTTGATAGGGCGCTGTAGCTTCGGTTACAGCGCCTTTTCATTTGTATAATATCCGCATGAATCGTTTTAAAGAACCAGCGCAACTTCATAATCACTCTAAATATTCACTGTTAGATGCTGTTCCATCACCAGAAGAATGGGTTGGATGGTGTTTAGAGAACAATACACCAGCGCTAGCAGTCACTGACCATGGTACCGCCATCTCAATGTTTGATGCGTTGCGTGCTAAAGAGTTTATCAAAGAATACAATAAAGAACATAAGACTAATCATCCGTTGGATGCTGTAACCCTTATCCCTGCCGTAGAGCTCTACGTCAAGATGAATGCAGAGGACAAGAGTCATCACCACATTACAGCTTGGGCTGCAAGCAAAGAGGGGTATTTCAATTTAATGAAGTTGGCCTCAGTTGCGTACAACGATACAGTTTCGTACTTCGGTTCCGTTAAGGCTCGTGTTACGTTCGAAGACATTAAACAGTACAAGAAGGGCATTAAGTTCGGTACCGGCTGCATTGCAGGACCAATTGGTCATGCCTTCTGGCATGGAGATCTTAAGCTTGCAGAAGAGCGCTTTGTCATGTATAAGGAACTCTTCGGTGACGATCTCTATGTTGAATTTCACTGCGGTGACGTCACCCATAACTTCAATAAGAAAACCGGCAGCTTCGATCCTATCGAACCAGATGAATGCTCTTGCGATGGTAACAAGCAAAAGGGCTACAACATCTTCTTGTCTAAGATGGTTGATAAGTATGGTGGCAAATGCGTTCCAGTAACAGATGCCCATTTTATCAATCCTGAGGACAAGATCGTCCAGGATTGTTTGCTCAAGAACGGTAATAGCAACGGCTGGTACTTTCATGAGTCGTACCATCAGATGCGATCTGAAGAGATGTTTACGAAGCTTAAGAGGCACCTTGGGAATTGGCTCACTGAAGATATGTTCATTCAGTGGGTCGAAAACACTTTTGAGGTGATGAATGCGGCTAAAGGCATCGAAGTTAAGTTCGACTATCATCTACCGTTGATCGATATTCCACAGGACATTAAAGACTTGCATCTAGAGGACTATAACCAGCAGACGCTTCAGTATATGATGCGCCTCATTAAGGATCATGGTCGTTGGAATGACTCGCCAGAGTATGTAGCGCGATTCAAGCAAGAGCTTGATGTCATCATGGATAATGAGAAGCTAAACTTCATCCCGTACTTCCTAGTATATGAGGATATCGGTAGGTTTGCGCGTTCACAGGGCGTTCTTCAGGGCGTTGCTCGTGGATCTGCGGGCGGATCTCTCATCTCCTACTATCTAAAAATCATTCATGTTGATCCCATTGCTGCTCACCTTCCATTTGAGAGATTCTTGTCTCATGCACGTATTAGAGCGGGTTCTTTCCCTGATATCGATGCCGATATCGGTGATAAGGCGCGTTCTCTTATCATGGATTATCTAAAGAAGAAGTATGGTTTGGGCTTTGCACAGATTGCCACCTTCAATAAGATGAAGACTAAGAATGCCATTAAGGATGCGATGTTTGCGCTATATGGGCGCAATCGCAACGATCAAGAAGTGATGGCAGTATGTAAAGACATCGAAGATAGCCCTCAAGGCGTTGACGAACATGACTTTTTGTATGGATACACAGACCAAGAAGGTAACTATAACGCCGGTCAGATTGAGATTAATAAGCAATTAGCCAATTTTTTCCAAACGTATCCAGATGTGGAAGCAATGGTTAAAAAGCTTATTGGTACGATCCGTGGTCTATCTAGACATGCGTCTGCATTCGTTATTTCAACCATGGATCTATCTGCATCTCGTGTTCCAACCATGATGATGACTGATGCTGATCTTGGTGAAATTCAAGTCACTCAGTACGATGCAAAGATGGTTGAAAAATGTGGTCTAGTTAAGGCTGATATCTTATGTATTAAAACCCTAACAGCTGTATCAGAGTGTATCGATTTGGTGAAGAGAAATGCCAACATTAACTACTTGATTGAGCAAGAAGGTTTGTCTCTCATATACCGTCTTCCGGAGGACAAGGATGTATATGCGGACTTCTATAACAAGCAGACCGATTCGTCATTCCAGTTTAATACTGAATTGATTAAGGGATACATTCAAGAATTCTGCCCTCTACAGAGAGCCGATCTATCTGCCATGACAGCCTTGTGTCGACCTGGTGCATTAGACGCACCCTTAGGTTTTAATGCAGTGGTTGTAGTAGAATATGAAGATGGAACCTCAATTGAAGTTCCAAAAGAGGAGTATTCTATATGGGTCGAAAAGTGGAAAAAACAACAATAGATGCAGCTATTGATTATTTTGTAAAAAACAACGTGCGTTTTATTGATATATCAGAGAAATTTAAAATCAGTACCAGTACTATTTCTCAACATTTAAAAAAAAGAGGCATTAAGGTTGATTCTCAAAGAACAAGGAGAGGTAGGTCTTCTTGGAATTCTGGGAAAAATAAGTATAGCGATACGCGAGTTGCAAAAAATGCGAAGTCTTTATCTGATGCAAAAACAAAAACAGGACTTCGTTCGGGTTATCAGACAATATATGTCGATGAGTTAAAAAAGCGAATTAGATTACATGAGTATGTTTGGTTTAAAAATACCGGAGTATGGCCAGATGGTAAAAATAGAGAACAAGTTCATCATATAGACGGAGATAAACTTAACAACGATTTTGATAATCTCTTGTTGGTAAAGACAGATGAGCACTCTAAAATCCACAAAGAGTACGAGATAGTGTTTTTGAAGTTATTAAAGCTAGGTTTGATTAAATTTGATAAAATTGCAAGAGGTGTAGATTGGCGGAGCTTCGAAGAGTTGATAAAAAAATTAAAAGTGTAACTATTAGACCTTTGTATGACACAACAGCTGCCCAGTATTACATGGATGTTCGAAATGCAAAGCGCTCTGTAGAGTATTTACACGATGATTTGGCGCTTATCCTGAAGGACAGCAATGGAGTTTTTGTCTATCAAGAGGAAGTAATGAAGTTCCTCGTGGATATTGTTGGATACACATGGGAGGAGTCTGATCGTATTCGTGATGCTATCGCTAAGAAGAAACACGAAGTCATTATGGCTACGTTCGATAAGATCAGGGTGTCTTGTGCTGCCCGAGGATGGGACCATGGCGCTATTGAGACCGTGTGTCAGCAGATTCAAGCATTCTCACGTTACTCCTTTAACAAGAGTCACTCCCATGCCTATGGTGAACTAGGATACATCACGATGTATTTGAAACATCATCATAAGCTAGAGTGGTGGTGCAGTATTTTGAACCTAAGTTTGGATGACTCAGAAGAGAAGACACGTAAGTATATTGCGCTTCTTGGAGATTTGGTTAAACCACCTTCGTTGAAGCACCCAACTTCTAAGTTCGAAATTCGTGAAGTTGATGGCGAAAGAGTCATCATTACACCAATCTCTGCTATTAAGGGATGTGGTCCTGCGGTTGTTAATGAACTCTGCACAAAGGGTCCATTTGCTTCTATCGAAGATCTCATTGAGCGTATCGATCATCGTAAGGTCAATACTGGCTGCATCTCGTCCTTGATTAAGGGTAGAGCAGCAGATGACATGATGGATGCTGATGTGCCTGTCTATAGCGATAGGAGACTTAAGTTCATTGAGGACTTTAAGCGTATCAGAGCAAAAGAAGTTAAGTTGCAACCAGATGTGTTTAACGTAGATCCTCTCTCTATCTTTATGCAAGAGAAGGAATACAACACGGCGTTCAACAAAGCACTTCTCTCATCTCTTGAGATTGTGGATGTATTAAAATCAAAGTGGCCAGCGCTTTCAACAACGGGTCGCGCAGGTGCGCCTCTCTTGATGAAGGTTGATGGCAAGCAGATTCCAGTGCTTGCAAATTTAAAGGTTGCTGAAGGCTTTTTGAAGAAAGGCTATAGTAGCGAGATTGGACTCATCTTGCTGTATGAAGAGTCTACTGCTAAGAAGGGTATCTCTAAGAGAAGCGGCAAACAGTGGTCTAACTTGACAGTCCACCTATCTGATGGCTTCCATCAAATTGAGTGTGTAGACTGGAAGAAGAGCGTCGCACTAAAGTGGCCAAAGAATACCATCGTTTACGTAAGAGGTATATTGGAAGAGGGTTGGAAAACACCAGTCTCTTTGAATATCAAGGAAATCGAAAGGATTGAATAATGGCTAAATTTGTAGTCGTTGACGAAGCACCAGAGAAACTAGAGTCTGGTGAAGTAATTATTAATACTCCAGACTTTGTAGAGCAGATTCGCGAAAACGCAGCAAAAGCACCTCGCGGTGGCCTCACTGCCGTGAATCACCTGCGCTATATCGTTGGCTCTATCGGTCAGAAATATGATCCAGAGGGAACCAACGCGTGGAGCGTACGTCCGACATTGTTTGAAGGTCGCGCTTATGCTAATGAAGCAGAACTAAGTGCAATCGTGGTTGAGATGCTTAAATCTCAACACCCAAAGATCTTCGACAAGTATCTTGACCACAAGATTAAGAATCGCCCACAAGGCACAAAGCTCATCTACTTTGTCGGTCCTCTATCTCAAACAACTGCATTCTTTCAACATGGCGTCGATATGCTTGATGCAAAGGATGTAGATGTTTACATGGGACGCAAACAGAAGAGAGTGGTTGGAAAACCAGCAGTTACAAAAGAAGAAGCAAACGAACTAAATAATGAATGATCGTGGTATAATATATTCAATGCCAACTGTGGCATTTAAACATAACCTATGAAGGAAATTCTATGACCCCTACGAACTCTAAGATCAAGATCAATCTCGATTCTCTCAAATCCCGCCGTGAATGGAAGCGACACAAGGTAAAAGATGGACACAACATCTTTCGCATCCTACCTCCTTTCGGAGATGCTTCTAACGGATACCCATACAGAAAGTGGCAGATCATCTGGGGCCTTGTCGATCCCGACAGCGGCCGCGCGCGTCCTTTCGCCTCGTCTATGACGAGCGAGAAGCGTTGTCCTGTTACTGAGTATGTGGCTAAGCTCAAGAAGAAGGCCGATACTCTTAAGGCGCAACTCCAGGCTTCTGGAACCGCTGAAGAAGATATTCGTGACCAGCTCAAGGGCTTAAATGATCTCATCAGTAACCTTTCTCCAAAAACTGTTTATCTCTACAATGCTGCTGACAAAGCAGGTGAAGTCGGTATTCTTGAACTCAAGTCTACTGCTCACAAGGCAATGAAAACCGAGATGAACCAGTATGTTCAAGATTACAACCAAGATCCTACTTCTCTAACAAGCGCCGACGACGACTCGGGTGTGTGGTTTGATATCACCCGTCAAGGTCTCGGTCGCGATACTGAGTATGACGTTAAGAAGTGCCAGATCAAGGTGAAGAAGGCAGGCGGAGGCATGGTCTTCGAAGATGACCGCTCTCCTCTTCCTGAAGCTGTCGTGGAAAATTACGATAGCTTGGCGTATGATTTGACTGCTGTTTATCAAGTCAAGACGTTCGATGAACTCCAAGAAATCTTGGATTTCAATCTCGCAGCTATCACTGATGCTGTACCAGAAGCCGCTCTCGACGGTTCTGCTCCAGCTCTCGTGAAAACTGTTTCAAAGCCAGCTGTTTCCGCAGCTAAGGCTGGCAGCAAGCCAGTAACCACGAAATTCTCTGATTCGGATGACGAAGAAGGTGCTCCAGTTGCTAATAAGTCTGCAGCAGCGGCTTCTACATCGATGGATGATGATTTCATGGCAGAAGCGGACGCAATTCTTAACGGCTAAGGTGTAATCAATGGAAACTACTGCTCTCGAGCAGCGTTTACAGGCCATTGATGTTACTAAGCTAGTCGAATATACGAAAAAACTCAGGGAAATTGGGAGCTTCAATAAAATGATGACTCCCACCTACCTGAGGGATTTCATCGTAGCTTATGACATCACTAATACCATGTATGCGTCTGCTGTAAGGTGTGATATTGAAGCCCAAACTGCTTTGGATCGCGCTCGTTCTATCGCTTATCTTGATAGAGCTGGTGACTATCTGAAGGAGAAGGGTATTAAGGAATCGTCTGAGGCAAGAAAGCAGTATGTAGAAATTGATGAGCAAGTCATTTCTGCCGCTGATTTCAAAGCTAAAACAACCGCCCTATGTGCTTTCCTGAAGAATAAGATGCAGGAATTCCGTATGGCTCATGATGACGTTAAAAAGATGGCCTATGGTGAAAATTACCTAAGCCCAGAAGAAGGATATTAATATGAAGACTAAATTTACTAAAGCAAGCAAAAGAGACAATTTCTTGGTTACCGTATCATTGTCAGTACTGGACCTTGGAGGTCTTGTTATTAAGGATATCAATGGTCGAGGCGGTAGCGTTCTAGACCTCTCCAATGGAGACCGTTTTATTCTCGAAGTAGACGGCATTCCTACTGTATTCACCGTGAACCGTGAAGGTAAGACTGCTCGCACACTCTCTTCCTCGTCATTTGAGGCTTCCAACATTGAAGCGCCCTACTTACGGTGAAGTGAGCAAATTCGGTATCATGTTCTAAGGAGAAATTATGGCTACAAATAAATGGATGTCCCGACTTACGTCGGACTTCGGCAAGATTGCCGCTGACATTCCAAAACCGACTGATTCGGTTATTCCACTGTCTTCGCCATCCCTTAATTGGGCTATTGGTAATGGTGGATTGGTTGTCGGCAAGGCTCTCTGCTACTTTGGTCCTGAATCTGGTGGTAAATCGTTGCTAATGCAGCTATCGCTTATTCAGATCCAGAAGCAAGATAAGGATGCAATCTGCGTTCTGTTCGATGCAGAGTATGCATTTAACCCTGAGTGGTTCAAAAAGCTTGGTGGAGACCTTAATAGGTTATATGTCCGCCAAACTAATGATCCTCTCAAGATCTTTGACTATATCTCTGGTGAGATGCTAGAGTTGATTCAAGACGGTTGTCCTATTAAAGCAATCGCTATCGACTCTGTTAAGAGTATCAAGTATCCTAAGGATATGAAGAAGCAATCCACTGACCAGACAATGGGTGGCGGTGGTGCTTCGTATCTCGGGTCTGCTCTTAAGCATGTCACTCCAGTGATCCGCGAGAACAACATCACTTGTATCCTTGTTCAGCAAGTTTATGAGGAGATGGACCAATATAAGAAGATGCGCAATCCATACATCGTTCCAGATGGACGCGCATTGAAGCACTTCTGCGACTACATGGCCCAAGTGGATAAGCTAGAAACCAAGGAGTTCATCCTTGAAGCTGGTGAGAACATCCACGGTGGAGCAGCTCAGATTGGTCACAAGGTTCGTGTTAAGTTCAAGAAGAACCGCGTTGGAGCTCCTTATCGCACTGCACAGTTCACTCTTGATTATGAACATGGCATCGTAGATACTGGTAATGAAGTGTTTGATCTCGCTAAGAGTCTAAACATCATCTACCATCCAATCAACCCAGATACTGGTAAAGAAAATAACCAGATGTGGAAATTTGGAAATTACGACCCAATCCGTGGTGAAGCGAACATGAGGACGTTTGTCTTGTCGTCGAAGCAAGTTCAAGACGAAATCATGGATGCTTGCAACGGAGCTTCTGAAGATCAAATCAAACTTCGTAATGCAGAAGTCGGTGAAGTGACCGACGATATTACGGTCGAAGTATGAGCGATCTCTGCGCTTGCGGTAAAGAAAGCGAATTCGGTTGTCACGGGATAACTCAAGGAGAGATCTACGATGAGTACTACTGCGAAGCTTGCTATAACATCAAGAAGCGCGGCGGTACAACGACAGTAGAAGAAAAGGAAGAACAAATTGAAACTTCTACTGATAGGCGATCCTCACCTCAAGATAACCAGATTCGACTCAGCCAAACAATTTCTGGAATGGCTGAACAAAACTATTCAGGAGCGCAAGCCTGATCTAGTCGTCAATCTAGGTGATACGTTCGATACCCATGCCGTTCTAAGGTCAGAGATTATGGCAGAGCTTATGGCTCACGTAAATCTGGTACTCGGCATGGGTATCCCTTATGTATATGTTTTGGGCAACCACGACATGTACAAGCCAAACGATGCTAAGTATCACGCCCTCTCTGCCTTAAAGGGCACAATCAAAAACTTTCATGTTGTTGATGAGGTTACTAACCTATTCGACATCACGTTTGTTCCTTATATTCATAAGGCCGCTAATTTCCCAACCAACACATTAGATTTATGTATCGCTCATCAGACCTTTAAGGGCGCTGATTTTGGCGATATCACCACTAAAGATGGCGTAGATGCAGATCTAATCTCTGCCTCTTTCATCATCTCTGGACACATCCATAAGCGTCAGAGATTCTTATCTGTCGGTGGCAAAACTATTCTTTATCCTGGAACGCCATTCTCTCAGAATGCCTCAGACATTAATCAGGTTAAAGGAGTCTCTATGTTTGATACAGAGACTTATAGAGATGAACTAATTGAATGTCCGCTCCCTGCATGGAGGGGCATCAGGTTCGAACTATCTCCTTCCCTAACAGTCCAGGACATGCACGAGCAACTTATCTCCACTATCAATAAGCAGGATCACTGGGTTGTAGAGATGAAAGGTAGAAGAGCAGAGATCACAGGATACCTGTCATCTAAGGAATATAAGAAGGCAATAGCAGGAATTGATGTAAAGGTGAAAACCGATTACACAGACAATGAGAAGCGTAGCGTTAGGATTAACGCTATGTCGATGGACCAGATTGTATCAGAATACATTGTTAAAATTTACTCAGGTTCCTTGGATAAGGAAGAATTAAAGCGAGCCTCGCTTGAAGTTCTTGAGGCTGCTCAACAGTAACATAGCCTGGTATAATTGGACTAAGTGGAGAACTTGTAATGGAACCAAAAGAAATTGTTGAATATATGGATCAACAGAGATGGCTCTTGAACAACGGACTAATATCCGATGGTATCAAGAATCAACTTTTCTTTTGCGGTTCTATAGTTCACAAAGAAGTCCAAGCAGTGGAATTAGGTATTGAAGCAGAGAAAAAGCTGGTTCAGTATCGCATTTACGTTGATAAAGACCTTCTAAAGAAAATTGAACTTTATAATAAACTCTCCACGTCGACTTCCTTGTTTGGAATGTGGCGCTTTAAGCGTTTGCTTAAGAAAGAGGGTGCTCTAGATTTCAGGCAGATCCTAAATAAGTTTGTTAGGGACTTCTGCGGACCGAGTTGGTCTGCTGAGGTTGAGGTAGTCGACTTTGCTCAATATGTAGATAGCATCGGAGATGACTACAATGACCCAAGAGAAGGTCAGCACCCTAATCAACTGTCTGACAAATAATGAGGATCTCCGCCAGGAACTTTGGGTACATTACTTAAGTGGAAACTCAGTAGACACTTTTGCGGATCACTTACATCGGCTCTCCTTAGAACATTCTATTGACGAAAAGCTGCGCAATGCAGTTATAGACGCCATTCACAATCCCCCTTCTGAACAACTTAAGTCCGTTCTAGAGCGATTCTCGGAGTTCGAGCAGTCGATTATGTGCCTTCTTGCGTTGGGCCTAAACTCTACCGAGGTTTCCGGGTATAAAAAGATATCGGATGTTAGGATACGTCAGACTATAGACTCGATCGCTAGTAGCCCTTGTTGGAAAGATATTTATGGCATTGAAGAAAAAACTGACTGAAGAAGAAAGATACGGACTCACAGAAGACGAAGCTAAACTCGCAGAGAAGTACCTTCGTAAGCACAAGACAGCTGGCGCTTTAAAGGATCTAGAAGCAGCGAAGTTATTTGAGTTATATCTTCTTGGTGATTCTATTGGTAAGATTGCTCAACAGTTCCCTCAGTATGAGGTAGGACAGATTTGTCTTACAGCTGCACTACGTGGCTGGGGAAGAGACCGCGACAAGATGATGCATACCCTTCAGGACAGGGTTCGTGCTAAGGTTGTTAAGTCAGTACTTGAGCAAGTGGATTTCCTTACCACCATGCTTTCGGTCTCTAATGCAGAGCATTTGGAAGCTATGATGAAGTATATTCAAGATCCAGTTAATAACCCAAAACCGCAGATGCGAATTGGCAACATTAAGGAATACAAAGATGTAGCAGAAACTCTCTATAAGATTGTTGCTGGCGCTACACCTAGTGGGGAAGGCGACAAGAAGAAGTCTCCGATGTTTTCGGCGCTAACTCCTACTCAGCCTCGTATTGCTGCAGTGGAAACACCACAGGAAGAAAAGGAACTATCTATCGCTGATGTGGTAGATATTACGCCAATAAACAATGGCCAAAGCTAAATCACAATTCACATTTGATCAGCGCAAGAAGCTGCTCTTGACTCCTTGTAAGACAAGAGATGAGTTGAAGGCATGGATTAAGTTTCACCTCAATCTCGAGCTACCTGACGTTACTGTTTCTCGTTACTCCGACACTAATCCGTTGGATGTTATCTGGGAAGTGTATCGTATTTGTGTGCTGAGACATAATCCCGACAATATTCAGGAATTGCTATTCGTTGCTGGTCGAGGTTCGGGAAAGACTCTCGGCATGGCTATTGCCGAACTAATGATCCTTCTTCATGATTCTCGCGATGTAGTGCATGTCGGCGCGATCCAGAATCAAGCTGAGCGCTGTTACGCATACCAGAAGAACTTCCTATATAATCGCCAACTGAAGCCAATCGTGATGCCCTCTGACATCCCAGAGGATCAACGTATTCTTGAGAAGGCCAACATGTCGAAGTCTATCTTCAATATTGGCCATGAAAAAGTTACTCTAGAAGTTCTTCCATGTACTCTTAAAGCATGTAATGGCCCTCACGTTCCTCTAGTTGTCGTTGATGAGATCGACACGGTTTCCGGTGAAGGCTTAAAGGCCTTTAAAGAAATCTCAGGCATGCTTGACTCGAAGGCTGGCAAGAAGGCTCTTCGCGTTGGTATTTCTACTCGTAAGTCTCGCTATGGCCTGATGAATCAAAAGATTGAAGAGATGGAAGCATCCACAGACAAGACTCGCGCTGTTCGTCGTTGGACTGCATTTGAGTTTACTGAGCGTTGCCCTGATACTCGTTCTGGCACTAAGCAGATTGACCTATTTGTAAACCAGGACAAGATGGAAGTCTTGAATACCGAAGAGTTTTCAAAGAAGGATAGAAACAAGCAGAAGGAGTTCGTGCACCATAAAGGTTTCGAAGGATGCCATAAGTGTCCTCTATTCTCTGTATGCCTAACGGATGCTAAGAAGCAGACGTCTGCTTCTCCAATGCTTAAGACTCTAGATGAAATGGTTCAAAAGGTTCGTTCTGAGGGCGCAGACTGGACTCTAGCTCAGTTGATGAACCTAAAACCATCCGTTGAAGGCATTATCTTCCGTGAGTTTGAAGAGAAGATTCATGTCAAGACTTGGAACCAAATGTGGCTCATTCTCACCGGTAAGGAATTCCCTGGTGAGTGTACTCATGACTTGTTTGTTAAGAAGTGCCATGAGATGCAACTACCATGTTATGGTGGCATCGACTGGGGTTTCTCAGCTCCAAACACTGTGGTTTACTTCTTTATGGATAAGCGCGATAACGTCTTCGTTGTTCGCTGCGACGGTATGACTTTTATCAGTCAACCTACTTGGATCCATCATTTGAAGACAAAATACAACAACATGTATCGTTGCCAACTCTATGTTCCTGATGCCGCTGACCAAGGCGCTGTCCAAGAAATGAAGAAGGCAGGTCTTCCTGTAGCCAATCAACCTGACAAAGGCCAGATTAATACTGGTATTCAGGTCATTAAGAAGCTTCTTAAGGTCCCTGGAACTTCTGATTCAAAGATCTTCTTTGCTAAGGAAACCACCCAAGCCATCGTTAATGAGATGGGCCTTTATCACTATAAGACTGATGCTGCAGGCCTCATCACCGATGATCCTGACACAGAGCATGACCATTGGATTGACGCCCTAAGGTATCCGCTCACCCTATTGTTAGGAAAAGCTAACATTATTCTAGGTGGCGGACTTGAGTTGGATACAAGCTACGGTCTACAAGACAAGCAAGGCAACTTCAATCGTGTTCCTACGGCTCAGGAGTTCGCTGCGGCTAAGGGGCTCCAGCTCAATGTTAATGAGCCTGATGTTTCCAAACTTGGTAAGATAGGTAAAGCATCTGAACTTGAAGGTAATGACCCCGATGATGATTCAGGTAGCTCCGGCGGGTTCTTGTGGTCATTCTAAGTTACAGTAAGGTATAATCAAACCATGGCGTGGTACGACGATTGGCTAAAAAGTAGAATTAAGGGCGAAATCCAAGATCTTTTAAAGACCGATGGAGTCGACTCTTCTCCTGACCCTCAAACCCAGGCTTCAGGGGACTCCCTACCTATTAAGCCCGAAGAGCACGATGCTTCTAAGCAAGTAGGTCGCAAAGCTATTGTCGATGACCCATATTTTGACAATACCAGCCAGCAATACAACTATAAGTACAAGCTTTCCCGCATCTCTAACAAGACCCTCAAGGACGTCTCTGTCCGTGACTGGCTTGTCTCTGCTATTATTCAGTGCCGTGTAGATACACTGCTTCGCTTCTCTCGCCCAGAACATCGTCGCTTTGAGATGGGTTTCCGTATCGTTAAGCGCGTTGAGACTGATCACTATAGCGATGACGAACGTAATGAGATTGCAGCATTAGAGGACTTCGTTTACAACTGCGGTCGTAAAGAAGGAACCCCAGCCGATGACAGGATGTTATTTGGTGAGTTCTTGAAACTTGTCTCTCGCGATGCCCTTACATTTGGTAACGTGGCGATTGAAAAGGTTAAGACCCGTGGCGGTGGGTTGCACAGGTTCCGTCCTCTACCTGCGGAATCCGTATATTTGATCAACAAATCTGTGTCTAAGAAGCAGATTGAAGAGACGCAAGAATCTACTGATCAGATGTACCGTAAGCCTAAGAGCGACAACGATCCTAAGGCCGATCAACAAGTTAATGAAGTACCTATCGACTACTACAAGTATGTCCAGGTCTCTTATGATAATCGTCCGCTGAATAACTTCGGTGACGAAGACCTCATCTTTAAGCTTTTTAATCCACAAAACTTTGTGGACCTAAACGGATACTGCTATTCTCCTCTTGAACTAGCAATCATCAATATTACTAATCACATGAATGTAGAGAATTACAATGCTAACTTCTTTACTCATGGATATGCAGCTCGCGGCATCCTTCACTTGAAGGGCACTGTTACACAAGCTCAGTTGATGAACTTCCGTCGTCAGTTCTATAACACCATCTCTGGAACGCAGAATGCATGGAGAACCCCTATCGTCTCTGGTTTGGACGAAGTTGAGTGGGTGCCAATGTCTGCCTCCGCTAAGGAGATGGAATACATCAACTTCAACAACCACTTGATGCGTATCCTTTGCGCTCAGTTCCAAATTGACCCAGTTGAACTTGGTCTCGATTATCTTGTTTCTGCAAATGGTCGTGCACCAACCCAACAGGCAAATAACGAATATAAGATTGTCTACTCTCGTGAACGTGGTCTAGTACCTATTCTCATGTTCATTGAGGATTTGGTGAATGGTGACATTCTTCCAGCAGTGAGCCCAGAACTTGCTAACAAGTATAAGTTCGTGTTCACTGGATATACAGACGAAACCCCTCAGACCGAAATTGCTCAGATGCAGGCAGAAATGACTGTATGGAAGAGCATGAACGATCTTCTAGCACAGGCTCAAAAGGACAAGCTATCCGTCCCAGGATCTGATCTTCCAATGAACCAGGCATTCTGGGCACTCATCGAGAAGAACTACACACGCGGTGAAATTCGTGAGAAATTCTTTGGAGACAAAGATGCCTCAAAGCGCCGCGAGCTTCAATACATTCCTGGAGACCCAAGCTTCATGGCGTGGCAGCAAACTTTGCTAGCTATCGATAATGCCGAGAAGCAAGAAGAACAGATGGCTGCTCAGGCTCAGGCTCAACAGCAAGAAGCCCAAATGAAGCAGGCAGAATCTGAAACCAAGAACCGCCACGCAGAAGCTAAGCATGGTAGGGAACAAGAGAAGCACGAGATGGAGATGGAGCAAATGAAAGCTCAAGCTGCCATGAACGCTGTAAAGCACGGATCTTTTAAGGATTCGGCTAAGCAGTTTGGTGCAACCAAAGCAGAACACATCGGCGGTAAGACTCTTGCAAACCCAATCAATGCGATGGATGACAAATAAGCTATACATGAATCGTAGGAACGGCGTCATAATCAACTATGATGCCTACCTATCGCTAATGTATCTTCTTAAGGTTCTTCTCCGCCTAAAAGTAATCAAAACAAAACACGTATTAGACGTGGTAATGGAGTACCAGCCTATAGATTTTGATTAGTATAATCCCCCTGAAGGTATCAGGAGATTATGGCGCTCATTATTCTAGAAGGTTTAGACCGAACCGGCAAAAGTTCAGTTGCCCAAGATTTCCAAGCGAAGGGCTATGAACTTATTCACATGTCGGCACCTAGTAAAGAACTATCTCAACCTGGTTACACAGGCCCTTCCTACTTAGATCAAATTATTGAACTTGTGGCTAGTGCAGCTCACAAGGATATTGTTTTGGACCGTTCTCATTACGGAGAATTAGTTTGGCCACAGATTTATGGTCGCGATCCAATGCTCACTGACGATGACATTGAGATTATTCGCGAGATTGAAGAATCTGTTGGCACCACTCGTATCCTCATGCATGATACTGATTCAGAGTCTCATTGGGCGCGCTGCGTTGCAAATAAGGAACCTCTCACAAAGGCTCAGTTTCTTCGTGCTCGTAACCTATTTGATCGCATGGCAAATAAATATAAGTTTGAAAAGAAAACCCTCCCAGAGGTTTCTGCCAACTTCCTTCAAACAGATCCACCACCAAATATCGATATGAGCAAAGTGGTTACGGTCACTAATACAGATAACAGCACAACCATCATTTCGTATCCTCAGCCTCAACCTAAGAAACAAACAGAGATGGAGAAGCTTGAAAAGGCTAATGCCATTAACGATGTTCTTTCTAAGCGCATCATTAAGTCAAAAGGTGGAATTTACGACGAGTTAGAGACTGACGTTAGGAATTACCTCACCAAACGTCTTGGAGAAATTTTTGGACAATCGAGTGACGATGCATTGTCGCCAGATGAGGTACAACTACTCAAATTAGTTTGCAAGAGAATGAAAGACAAGGAGAGCAAGCAATGAACGGTTTCAGACAACAGCCTCAGGGTTCTAAGAAAGAAAAACTTCGTGCCTTAGAGACTGAGCTACAGAACGCTACTATGGCTAATCGCATCAGCCAGCTAATGATTAAGCAGATGTTGCAGAATAGTCAGGCAATGCAGGAAGACCTCAGCAAGGCGCTGAACCTCATCACTGATTTGCAATATCGTACGTTGGCCCTTCAAAAGGTCACTAATGTGGATATGACGCAGCTTGCTAGCGTTGCTGATGAGCTCCGTCTAAAGGATTTCAATGAAGCGTCTGCTAAGGAAAATGCAGAGAAGAATTACGCTGTCGGCACTACTGTAAACGATGAAAGTGTGGTCGTGATCACCTCTACTACTGACGTGGCAGATCAAGGCATATTCCGCTCTAAGTTAAAACTAGCCGATTGCGGAGTTCCTGATCTCATCAAGGCCTTCAACGGTCGTGAAGTCGGTGCTAAGGCTGTCGTTAAGCTCAACGGTATTGATCATACAGTTGAACTTCTTGAAGTGCTTCAGCCACCTGCAGTCGCAGAGACTGCTCCTGCGGCTGAAACCGCTGCTCAGGCCTAATATGTCTAAAAAGGACTGCGAGATGGATTCTAGGTGCCCTCGTGCACTCGAGTCGACCCCCGACAAGTGGTGTCCTCTCGCAGTCCTCCGTCTTAAAGCTATAAGGAACGCTGGTAGGGAACTTACCGAAGAGGAAGAAGCCCTACTTCCAGGTTGTCCTTGGGCTATCAACCATCAGCTAGCCAACTATTGCTTCTTTAAGTACATGGCTGACTATACTGGTGATAAGCCACCCTCTGACGTTGAGATGGCTTCATTGAACTCTCTTTCAGTTGAGACCGTAAAGAAGACTGAAAAGAACGCTCTAGCTAAAATCAGAGAAACTGAGCAATTTAAGTCCATTAAAGAGTCTCATGGCGACAGTGCCATCATCTCTGACTCTCCCTCCGACGACGACTATAAGATCTATCGTTAAGCAATAAAAACTTACTTTTACTCTAGTTAATTTGTGATATAATGTTATTTATGTCACAAATAGGCATTTATTGCATTAAAAACATAGAAAATAATAAGCGATATATAGGTTCGTCAAGAAACATTCCTGGCCGTTGGCGCGTTCACAAAAGTCGCCTAAAGCTAGGTAAGCATCACTCTTCTCACCTCCAAAAGTCCTACCTTCAAAACCCTAATAAATTCGTTTACGAAATTCTAGAGTCTGTGGATGATATTTCTATGTTAGAAATTCGTGAGCAGTACTGGGTCGACTATTTTCAATCACATAAAAGTGAATATGGTTATAATGCTGTTCGTACCGTATCAACAATCGGTTCTCATAGAATGAAAGAACGTTGGGCAAAGCCAGGTGCCAAAGAAGCTCAATCTGTTCGTATGAGAAATATATGTTCTAGCACAGAACATAGACAAAAATTATCTATTGGGCATATTGAATATTTTAAGAACACTGAGAATAAGTTCAAAAAGTCTTTAGAGTCACCCCACCGCAAACCTGTAAAATGCGTTCAAACTAATCAAGTATTTGTCTCTATTAATCAAGCATCTAAAAACTTAGGTGTCTCTATTGTTAAAATAAGAGATAGTGCTAATGGCAAAAGAAAGTCAAATGGCGGAATTTCTTTTGAGTGGGCCAAATAATGAAAAAAAGAGCTTTAGAGATTGATGGTATTTTAGGCAGTCAGTTGCGCGACACCCAAGGCGAAACGCTTTCTGTTGAGGGCGCAGACATATCTGATTTGGAGGCCGGTAGAGGCCGTTGGAACGATAATCACGGAAAAGGCTTCTTTAATTCCTTAGGTTGTATTACTACTGCAAAAAAAATCTTTAAGGTAGAAGATTGCACTGATCCACGCCACAAATATTACTGGGACATGATTAAAACCCCGTTCATATATGGACGTGGGTATTTGTTCGACGACGAAGAGCATCCTAATGCTAAAGCTGCAGCCGCTATTTTAAGAAACATTCACAAATCAGATTCACCGCTCAAACTGAAATTAAGCGTAGAAGGTGGAGTAATTTCAAGAGGAATAGCAGATAAATCTTTACTGGCAAGAACTAAAATTCATTCTTGCGCAATTACATTTACTCCAGCGAATAATGCTACTCTGGTTGAGCCACTTAATTTAGATAAGTCTTCATATGATGAAGCTGCAGACATGGAACTCATCAAGAGCGTGCTGCACCTTGCAGAAACTAACATCCCATCATTTCGTCATATTGCTCGTGATGCCTCTGCTAGTAAGGTTGAAAAGAACTTACAGCGCATTGCAGAATTGATGAAGGGCGATGCAGACGTTAGTTTGCCTACTAAACAAGAAATTCTAGATGCATCATTAGAGTCTAAGATTAAATCTAACGTTGCTCGCATTCATGAACTTGTTGCTGAACTGCGTGAAGAAGAGATGGAAAAAGGCTGGAAAGACGCTGCCGCTGGAGCTGCCATGATGGGCGCAGCAGCCGCTGGATTAGGTGCTAAACCAGCTAATCCTCCTGTGCCACAAGTAAAGGCTCCTGTTGCTGCAGCAACACCAGCACCTGACCTATCTAATATGGGTCCAGAGCATCAAAAAGCTTATCAAGAGATCGCGAAGAAAAACCCTCTCCTAGGCGCAATCGGCATGATTGAATCTAGCGGCGGAAAGAACTACAAGCATTCAATGATTAATGACCCTGACTCCATGCATCACCAACATGTAGCTGGCGGTATGTTCGGCATGATGCCAAACTCTGCGTCATTTATCCTTGCTCGTGATCCTGAGCTTGCCAAGAAGTATCCTGACCTCGTAGAGGCTGCCAAGGACATGAAGACAAATCATGGCAAGTTTACAGAGAGATTCAATGGCGATCCAAAAGCTGCTATTGAGTTTGCAGAAGCGTTTTTCAACAGAAACAAGAAGAAGACAAAGAATCGTGATATGTTGGTTCACTCGTGGAATCACGGTCTAAAGGGTACATGGGAACGTTATAAGAAGGATGGTATGGATGCCATCACTTCAGCTCCTTATGTTCAAAACGTCCTTAAGACATTTAACAAAATGAACAAAAAGCCGCAAAAAGAAGCAGTTAAGAAGGCACTTACCGCAGGGTATGGTGGGGCAGGTAGTCCAACCTCACTTGGTGGCGGAGGGGTATTTCAAGCAGAGATGGTTGAACAAGGTCGTCCAAAGTTGAAATACGTTAATTGTGAAAATTGTGGAAAAGAACAAGTATATGGCAAGCACCAAGTCAAATGTAGACAGTGCGGCCATAATTGGAGTCTCGAAAAGCTCTTCAGGGTAATGAAGGGAATCGAGTAAAGGTACAGGTGGGCCCATGGTGTTTAACTCTGGGGCCATGGTATAGTTAATCATAATTGAGTTTTACTCATCTATAGGAGAGGAAAAATGGCACAATCTAAAGCAATTCTATTCAAGCTTGCCCGTAACGCGCAGGTGCTCGGCATGACTGTGGTTTCACAGTCGGAGACCGCTGTCGTTATTGACAACGGCTCGAACGATCTCACAATCAGCTATGTTGACGCAGTATTCACCCCATCTGTCATGGGCGGCGTGGATCCTCAGACTTCCCCATTCTTGGGCATTGGCGTTGGTAATCCAGGCCAAGTGAAGATTAAGTCTGCTATCAATACTGGCGGCACTGCTGCTGACGTTCTTGATTCGCTAACTGCTGCTAAGGTTCTAGCTATGTGCGCTGCACTTGCAAACGACCTTATCATCGAAAATTCTGACGCTTCTTTCAGCGGTCAAATTCGCGGACACAGTGATCGTATCGGCCTCGGTCAGTAATCACTTTTAACGAAGGAGAAATCTGACTATGGACGCAGAAATCAAAAAGAGTCTTACAGACCTGATTGATGAAACTTTGATGGAGCTCGAAGAGCTTAAGAAGTCAAAGTTCTCTGCTGCTGAGATCAAGATCGAAGGTCCTGGCGACAGCCACTTAGCTGGCAAGCCTGTGAACGGCGATCTTCATGCGAAGGCAGAAGACAAGAAGGACGAAGACGAAGAAGATAAAGACGATGACAAGGATATGGATAAGGGCGAGAACGAAAAAGCCGATCCAAATGCAGGTCATCACCAGCCAGTAGCTAAAGGCGAAAATGAGAAGGCAGACCCAAACGGTGGCCATCATCAGCCAGTAGCGAAAGCTGAGGACAAGAAGAAAGACGACGACAAAGACGACGAGAAGAAGGATAAGGATGCCAAGGGCGGAGAACGCCATGAAGCCGAAGAGAAAAAGGCTATTGGTAAACTTGCTGACCTCGCCGGAATGAAGAAGTCCGAAGAAGAAATGCAAAGCTTGATGAAGAGCTATTTTGACGAGCGCGTAAAGCCTCTTGAAGATTCTCTCGCAAGCATTATGGATCTTGTCAAGAAAATTGCTGATCAGCCAGTGGCTCCTAAGGGTGCTACGGTTCGTACGGTTCCGTTGTTAAAGTCTACGGAAGAAGTTGAGACCCTTTCTAAGGCACAAGTTGCTACCAAGCTATTTGACCTTAAGAAGAGCGGATCTGCAGTTGATTCCTTGGATGTGACCAAGGCTGAAATGGGCCAAGATCTAGACACTATTATCAGGAAGTACAAACTTTCGTAATCAAAGGAGAGAACGAAAATGAACGACGCACTTAACCAAGTATTGCAAGGCCTAGATCAGGGTCTCGTGTCGGGCGACGACATCGAGAAACTGAATAAGGCTATCACCGCCGGTTACGGTGGTGCAGGCAAGCCTACTGACCTCGTCTATGGCGGAGTCCTTCAGGCTGAATCTCTCGAAGCTACGCTCAAGAGCGTTACCTTCGACATGAAGAACCTCAAGCTATGGCCAGCCATTTCGGTTGACAAAGCTTACAACCTATTCGAACAGTACAATCGTTTGATCTCGTACGGTTCTGATAGCGCGCCATATATCGGCGAAGGTGGAGCTCCTCAAGAGGAAGATTCGACCTACGTACGTGATGGTCAGAAGATCGTGTTCTTCGGTACTCGCCGTAGGGTCTCTCACCAGATGACCTTGGTTCGTACCACTGTGGGCGACATTGTTGCTCAACAGGCAAAAGAAGGCACGATGCATCTTCTCAAGAACATCGAGCGTGAAATGTATTGGGGTCATGCCCACTTCATGAATCAGCAAACCGGAGCTATGAACGGCTCTCCTGCTGACCTTCCAACTAATTCGATCGCTATGAGCGGCGTGCTTCAGCAGCTTCTCTTCGGCGACACCGACGTTCTACAACGTTCTGGTGACTTCGAAGGATACGGCGACGCCCGTTCCATCGCTCAGGACCTAGCCGGTAACGTGCTAGCCCAGGACGATATCGAACAGCTTGCTGTTATCGCCCTTGAGAACTTCGGTTCTCCATCGGAACTTCATATCGAACCAGCCGCTCTTTCGGCTTTCGTTAAGCAGTTCTATCCTCAGTTCCGTTCTGCCCCAGGCTTGAGCGGTCAGACTGTTGGCTACGACGTTGCAAAGGTGACCACCACCGCTGGTAACGTTGACTTGAAGCCAAACTTGTTCCTACGCCCACGTGCAGGCGCTCGCGCTCTTGCCGTGAATGCTCAGGCCCCAGCTGCATCCTTCACCGTAACTGGTGCAGGCGCTGGTACTGGTTCTCCTTTGGCCGCTGGTGCTTACCAGGTTAAGGTCACTGCTGTGAACGATGCGGGCGAAGGCGCTCCTGTCCAGGAAGCTGGCGGCGTGACCATCTCTGCTAACCAGAACATTGACCTCACCATCGGCTCTATCCCTGCCGGCGTTAAGTACTTCAAAGTGTACATGAGCGCTGTCGGCGGTGCAGTTGGTACCGAAAAGTTCGTCGGTAACATTGCAAACCGTGGTGCTGGCGTCTACCGTGTAAACGGTTCGAAGATGCCAGGTCTTGGTGAAGCATTCTTGCTCGATCTTGGTGCCGAGTGCATGAAGTTCAAGCAACTTGCTCCTCTAAGCAAGATCAACTTCGCTATTGTTACGACCGCACTTGAGTTCGCGATCGTGTTGTACGGAGCTCTCTTCGTCTACACGCCACGTTACAACTGCGTGTTCAAGAACATGGGCAAGTAATCCCTCCCAATAACACAATAAAAGTGTAGTATAAGGCTCTGGTGGAAACACCAGGGCCTTTTTACTTTGTAGTGTTTCTTCGTATAATCCCTCTATGAAAATGGCACGTTATATCTGTCTCGAAGGCACTGAAGGCGTAGGTAAAACCACTCAAACCCAAAAGTTGGTTGATTTCTTACGAAGCAAAGGATATAGCGTTCTTCAAACGAAAGAACCTGGGACACCTCTATCTCCCCTAACGATGCAACTCAGGGCCATCATGCTTGACAAACAGTACGATGCAGAGCTCACTGCTCCTGCTCGTGAATTAGTGAGTCAAGCGATTCGTTCAATCCATCTTGAAAAAGTAGTGCAACCTGCCTTGTCGAAGTACGACTTCATCGTACAAGATAGAGGCATCTTGTCTGGTTTCTCTTATGGAACAGCCTGTGGGAATGACCCAGATTGGCTCCAGGAGCTCACTGCGAAGATCGTCCCTGCAGACATGTATATGAACAACGGGAAGCTCCTGTATGACGATGTTATCGTTTTAACAGGTAATATATCTAAAGGGCTTGAACGTGCGCTCTCTTCTAAACAGGAGTTTGCTGCAGGGGATGCCATGGAAGCACGCGGCACGTCATTTTTGAACTCGGCGTCCGTTAACATGATTAACATGTCAAAAGATTTTAATGCGAATGTAATTTCGGTTGATGGTAAGAACATTGACCAAGTATTCGCAGACATTTCGGCAGCTCTTCATATCGAGGAATAAGCAGTGGCAAAAACTAAAAAGTCGCCAAAGTTCAAACGTTATGCTGCCCCAGCCAATCAACCAAAAATTCTAGTATTCGACATTGAAACTGCTCCTATTATCGCCCATGTGTGGGGATTGTGGGAGAACAATGTTGGATTGAATCAAGTCGAGTGCGATTGGCATGTCTTGAGTTGGAGTGCGAAGTGGAAAGGCGCTCCAGAGAATGAAGTTATGTACATGGATCAACGCCATGCGAAGCGCGTTGATGATGACACAGAGATCCTTACAGCGATCTGGGAACTGTTAGATGAAGCAGATGTTGTCATTACACAGAACGGTAAGAAGTTCGACCAGAAAAAGTTGAACGCTCGTTTTGTTATCAAGAAGATCAAAGACCGCCATCCTCCTAGCAGCTTTAAGCATGAGGACACGAGGCAGATTGCGTCTAGGCATTTTGCATTTACGAGCAACAAGCTTGAATATATGACCGACAAGCTATGCACTAAATACAAGAAGCAGAAGCACAAGAAGTTCCCTGGTCATGAAATGTGGACAGAATGCTTGAAGGGTAATCTTGAAGCGTGGAATGAGATGGAAGAATATAACAAGTATGACGTTCTAGCTCTAGAAGAGCTATATAACATATTGGCACCGTGGAGTGGAAACACGGGAGTGAATTTCAACCTTTACAGCGACGACCTCACCAATGTGTGTAAATGCGGTAGCAGCTCCATTATCAAGAATGGCTTCTATCATACGACTGTTGGTAGATACCAACGATACAAGTGCAAGGACTGCGGCGCTGAATCCCGCGATAGGAGCAATCTCCTTCCTAAGGACAAGCGAGAGGCATTGCAGACAAGCACCGTGAGGTAATGTATGCATTTTAAAGAAATCGAGACCAAGTACTACGCAAAGGATATTGACATCAATAAGTTCGTAGATTTGGTAGAACCACTCAATCCTGAGTGGATTATGGTAAGTAGCTATGATGACTATTTTACTAATGCTGACGGTGAGTTCATTCGTTATCGCTATACGGATAATCACGGCGAGCTTACTATTAAGAGAAAAACGTCGGAACTGAATAATAACAATCGCATTGAGGTTAACCTTAAGACCTCAGGGAAGTCCTTTAAGGATGTCTCGGCTTTCGTAGATCTGTTGGGCTATAAACTCAACTTTAGCATCTATAAGACATGCAAGATTGCATTCCTGGAGAAAATCGTCCTTGTGTACTATGTTGTTTACGATAGCAAGCTTAATGAGCTTCAACGCTTTGTCGAGATCGAAGCTAAAGAACAGTATCCTTGGTCTTCTGAAGAAGAGGCTTGGCAGGAAGTAACTAAGTACGAGAAGCTTCTTGAGCCCCTGGGTATCACGCCTAAGCATCGACTTAAAAAGAGCCTATTCGAGATATTCCGAAAGTCCTGACTTTCGAAGTTTCGGCAAACTAAGCCTCTCTTAAGGTATAATCTAAGTAAGATTTCCACCTTAGGAGAGGTACATGAGAACATCAAATTTAGCTAACCAGGCTCTACGCCATGCCGAAACTGGCCAGGTCTGGGAAGAAAAACTAACAAATGCAATGGGAACGGTCCAGATGGCCAGATACACGACCTATAGGGTTCGTGCTACTGGTGCCACTGTCGTTACCGTAGACGGCACTCTCGCCATGACGATGTCAACCGGCGAAGTAGCTATCTTCAACGCTGGCGGCGGCGATAACACTGATACTAAGCAATTGGTTGACGTGGTAATCACTGGCGCAGCATGCTTTCTTCAAGTCGCACGCGACAAAGATAGACCAGCATCCTAAGGAGTGACCATGGAACTGAAGAGTTTCAAGGAACTCCTTCTTAAGAAGGTTTCCGGAAATCCATATTTAGAAACGCTCATCAAGGTCGCAAAAGATGAGCTTATTGCGGACGAAGTCATCGAGTCTCTCCTTAAGATGGCCGAGCCATCCGCCGCGATGGGTCGCGGAGCGAATTCTGCTATCACTGCATATGCAGGCCAAATGGACAATTCGGACATTGAGCAGCTCCGCGACGCCCTCGCACACCATATCTCCCACTACAAGAGCGCATTGAAGCACGGTCATCGTGACGTTGCTGATAAGCATCTCGAGAAGATCATCCCAATGATGCATCTTGCAGGCAGAGCTGCACGTCACACTGGCGGTAAGCTTGCTCTAGATTACGTATCAACTACCCCTTGGGAGTCTAACTACACCACCACAGCTCGTCACCCAGATACTGGAAAATTGATCGAGGGAACAAAAGACCTTGGTCGTAGACCTCGTAAGAGTCGTTACGGTGACATTGAGTCTCATCAACGTACAGAAGAACATCGCGGTGTTCCTGACTATCGTTACCTTGAGATGGCACCACATGCTGGACACGGTGAAACAGATAGAATGCCTCACAAAGGTGGATATCCTTTTGAAGAAGTTCAATTGGGATCTCCAAGCAAGAAGGACGCTGGACAAGCTTACCTTCCTATTGAGGATATTGCAGAAACCAAAGAGTTCACCCCTCACCCTTTTGACATGCACCCTATTCATGCGGTTGCAGACAATCCAGAACATAAGATGTCTCCGCAAGAGAAAGAATCTTTCATTAATGCTTTGGCAGGATGGAAGAGCGGAGAACATCATAAAAACTGGCTTGCTTCTCAGAAGCAAAAGTTTCAGGCAAACCCTGATGCATATAAGACCCGTGGTCATGTAAAGCCTGGTCATCACTTCGAAGGGCTAAAGCTCCTTGATCAACCTGGACACGCTCGTGGAAAACAAAGCGAAGCGGTGTCAGGAAGTGCACCAGCTGCTCCAGCACAACCTGCGGCAACGCCAGCCATTAATACCTCAGTCCTTCCAGCATCGCTGAAGGCTAAGTATGGGATTAAGGATTAATCATGCCAGCATTCATTCGCAATAAGTCAGATGAAGCTAGATGGAGCAAAGCAAAGGCTGCTGCTTCTAAATCTAAGAAGAAAGAGGAATCTTCGTTCACGGACCAAGATTGGGCTCTTACCAACCATATTTATCATCAGATGACTAAGAATGAAGAGTTTGAGAAGAAGTTACAAGAAGTAGTGGAGTTTTCGAAGTCCACAAAAGATGAAGCAATCTTATCTGAGGTCATCGCCTTGCTTGAAAAAGCACGTCGTCGCGCTTCAGATGAAATGCCCGATGAGGACGAGGATCCGCAGGATTTCTCTGAAGATCAGGGTTTTAGAGAATTTGATCCCGACGCTGAAGAGTCTGAGGGAGACAAATGGTTAAATGAAAACGATCCAGAGAGGAATCAAGATGACGATGAAGAAACTGAAGAAGAAGATCCATACTATGATGAGTATGGTCCAGAAGATGATGAAGAAGCTCATCAAGAAGATCCAGAAGTGGACGAAGAAGAGCAACCTGTCGAGTCAGATGAAGAATCTGATGAGCCTGAAGCTGAGGCTGAACTGCCTGTGTCCGGCGCTGAAGAAGTGCGACCAGAAGTGTCCGTGCCCAGTGTGTCATCTGAAGAAGAGCCACAAGAAGAAGTAAGTTCTAAGGGCGGTCGCTTCCCACAACCTTCAAAAGAAGATATCATCGGTATGCGCGAGTACACGCGTCCATGGGAACGTCGTGCTCGCGATACTCAACGTCTTCAAGCTGAAGCTCATAAGAATCCAGTTCTTCACCATGAAGGACAGATTGTTGAAGCTCACAACGCTTCCCACAAGGATCGTCAAGCTGCGTATGACAAGATGACCGCATCTCCTGAGTATCAAAATGCTGACCCAATCACTCAAATGGAAATGGACTCTAAGTTCCATACCGATTGGCACGCCCAGAATCCAGAGTACCTATCTAATGCCGTAAGTTCACACAGTGAAGCGCATCAGAGAGGAAGAAAGGCTAAAGATGTTCATGCTGCTGCGAAGGATGAGCAAATTCGCCATATTCTTTCTGGAGGAGCTCAGCCTGAGACTGGTATGTCAGCTGAGGAAGCTCTACAGCACATTGGCGGCGCTAAAGGTGAAGAAGGTACTGAAGGAAGTATCGGACAAGATAGAGCTGCTAGTTTTGCTGCTGGTAATAAGGATTTTATTGACCAGTATGCGAAGAACTATGCGCAAAAACAAAAGAAACCCGTTTCTCTAGAAGAGATGGAAAACTACGACGAAGGTAGCCAAAAGGACATTGGTCGTATCCTAGGCGAGCATCCTAATCTTAAGGATCCTGCCAAGAAAGCTAAAGTTGATCAGTTCTTTAAGCAATACCATCCATTGATTAGCATGAGTGCGTCTCGCGTCATGAATAAGCTAGGTCTTGATCCTCGCAAGGGCGACATTGACCTTGGTATGTTACATGAAGCCGGTATGCATGGTTTGTTCCAAGCTATCAACGATTATGAGCACGAAAACCCTTCAAAGGCTAGCTTTGCTACTCATGCAGGCAATAAGATTCGTGGCTTGATGCAAACTGCATTGAGAAACCACGATCAAATTCCTGCTGAGATTCGTCAGGCTGCAAAGAAGTTCCATCAGGGTAAAGCTGCTCCAGCAACTCCAGTTGCGGCGCCCGCACAGCCTGAAGCACCAAAACCAAAGGTTGATTTGCACCAGATGTGGTCATCTCATCCAAAGGGCGCTGACATGTCTGACCGCTTGAAGCGCATTGAGACTGGTCGTGCCACACAAGCAATTAAGAAGCCACCTACGGGAGGTCAACAGTAATGCCTATTAGCAAGACGCCTACAAAGGCAGTATTTCCAGAGCAGAACGTAGTTCAGGATCCTTCAGCAAGAAGGTACGCTCCTCTTCCTACTCCTGCGTCGTTGCGCGCTAACCAACTATTTGGTATTCCTTTGAAGTCTTTCCTCACTGGCGATACTGTCACTGACGAGACACTTCAGAGCTATATTGATGCAGCTATCTCTGAAATTGAACATGTTCTTGACTTATATATCACTCCAGTAACCTTTGAAGAACGTCATGATTACAATCGCGAACTTCAGTTCTGGAGCTTTGGTTACCTAAAGGTCGACCATGGCCCTATCATCAATGTTGAGAAGTTTCAACTAACGTTCAACAACGGGAACCCTCAGGTTCCACCCCTTGTTGATATCCCCCTGGAATTCATTCATACCCAACCTCAGGAACAAACAGTTCAATTGGTTCCAACTATGGGCATGACGATTGCGGGATTGATCGTGAGCATTTACTCTGGTCTTGGGTTCCACGCATTTAACTCTCAAGTTATTTCGACATGGCCAGGATGCGTCATTATTCGTTACACAGCTGGTTTTGAGAAGGATAAGGTTCCTGCACTTATCACTGACTTGATTGCTAACATGGCAGCATTTAAGTTCTTGTCGTCACTCGGTCCTATCTTGTTCCCACATAACTCTGTAAGCATCGGTATCGATGGTACAAGTCAATCTGTGGGCACACTTGGACCTGCATACCTGCAGCAACGCCTTGGCGAACTGTCTGGCATGATTGACAAGCAGATGGATGCCGCTAAAGGCTACTATCAGAAGAGATTCTTGGTGGACTTTATTTAAGAGGTTTATATGGACAAAAGTGACATGATTGAGGTCACGCCTGATGGCAAGCAAGAGCTTGTAGAAGGCAAAGAACCTCTAAAGAAAGATCCGGACGTGAAGAAGAAGTGGAAGAAGCTCAAGAAGGGCTTGAACCACCTTGAATCTATCATGGACCTTAAGGAAGAGGGACAACCCGATGAAGAAGAAGCCCCAGAAGCTACTGAGGAAAATCAGGAACAGGCGCAAGAGGAACCAGTCATCCCGCAGATTCCAGAAGAACAAGGTGACGATGACTCTGGAGATACACAACAGGTATCAGCTGGAGAAGGCGGAAGTGGACATGGAGACCCTGAGCAAATTCCTGAGGGCGAGAATGTCGCTTCGGAAGATGAAATCATTGCCGCGCTTAAAGAGCAGGGCTACAGTGATCCAGAGATTGCTTACATAATTCACAACCAGCATTCTCCTGAGATCGATGAGACCAAGGAAGCTAAAGCTGACGCTACTCGCGCAATGACCGACGTTGATGTCGACAATGCTAAGCAAATGGGAAGTCACGAACTTGAGCACAAGAAGCGCATGAGCGATCTTGAGTATGAACAGGCTCGTGCACAAGCCCCAGATCCTGAAACCGAGAAGCAGCACGCTAAGCGTATGGCTGATCTTGAGTTTGAAAATGCTAAGAATGCTTCGCCAGATCACAACAAGGAGAAGGAGCACCGTCACAGGATGCTTGACCTTGAATATGAGAATGCCAAGGCTCAGTCCCCTGACATGACAGAGGATAAAGAAGCTAATAAGGCTATTAAGCAACTTGAAGTTGAAGCCAAGAAGATCGAACTTGAAGCTAAGAAGAAGCAAGTTGAACTTGAGCTTGAATTCAAGCAAAAGGAACATGAGCTAAAGCTTAAAGCTATGGAAGCTCAGATTAAGCAGCAAGCAAAGCAAAAAGATGAGCTTGCACGAGAGAAACATAAGCATAAGCTTGCAGATGCTAAGAAGCCACCTGCGAAGAAACCTTTAAAGAAGTCTGACGATGAATTCGGAGAAGAGTATGGACAAGACGAAGAGAATGGAAGAGCTGGAGAAGAAGCTGAAGGAACTGAAGGAACAGCTGAATAAGGCTGATCCTATCACCGCTCCTAGTCCTAGGAAGCCTGTTAACGCTCTAGGCGTTGGTTGGTCGCAAGATCCAGGCACTGGTGCATTTCATCACTCTACGCACGGCATCATTAGCACATCCAAGCACCCTGATGGGTATTTTGCTATCACCCATGGTGGCAGACCTGTTGGCCGCACAAACACTATCGAGGAAGCTGGCGCTAAGATCAAGAATTATGTCAACTCTCTTCAGCCTCTAGATACTGGTTCTCATGCTGGTGATCCTATGGCTATGAAGTCTGAAGACGATCTTGAGAAGTCAGGATATGGTCCTAAGGGGAGCAAGCTATACAACCCCGCTGATAATGCTAAACGCAAGGCTAATAACGTAGGAGATCGCGTTGAGGGGATCGGCCAGAACGCTAACGTTAAGGCTTATAGCTCTAAACCGGGTCAACTAAGTGCAAAGGCCCAAGCCACCGTAGAGGCAGCTCGTGCCAAGAAGTTGAGTGGCCCAGTGAAGCAGTTCACTCCTGAAGAGATCGAAGAATATAAGAAAAAGAAGGCTCTTGAGAAGGCGCAACCTGAGTGGTCTGAAGATGAGCTTGCAAGACGCCTATCTAGCATTATTCCTTTTGGTCAAAAGTATCAGCCTCAACCTACCGATGAGCAAATGTTTGGTCACCTAGTAATTACTCCTGAGCAACAGAAGGCCGCAGAAGCTCAGTACCAAGGTAAGTTTGGTAACTTCTTCTCTGAGGTTCAAAAGCCTCTCTCTGAGTTGAAGAAGTTCGCTACTGAAGAAGAAGAGATCGCCTACTGGCGTAAGCTTGGAACTTCCGGCAGTGGCGGCGGAGATAATGAAGGCGGCTACTAAGTTCATTTTGGTGTATAATCTAACCATAAGCCTATGAAGGGTCATAGGTGTTTGGATTAGGTTAGGACAAAATGGCTTTCGAGAAGAAGATGGCAGAGGTGCCACCTCAACCGCTATTGCAAGATGGCGCTGTTGATGGTGTCGTCAAGGTGCCAGATACCGCATTTTTTAAAGTGAAACAAGAGGTAACAATCTCGGGTTCCACTATTCCTAAACTAAACCTAGAAGTGAAACGCGTGCTTGACGAGCACACCATGATCCTTGGTCCTCGTCGTACATCAATCACTGATTATACAAATCTCACCCTATACACCACCGATAACGGCAGCGTCATCTTCGCCCCAGAGCAGAAGCGCAACCTAATTCCTGAGCAGGAAGTTCCAGTAGTAACCTACGAAGAAGAACCCACTGTTGCTCAGCGTGTTATTCAGGTTGACAAATATGGCCGCCGCTACGATAAGGAAAATCGCATACCGGTTGACCCAGATGGTGCGCAAACAAGAATTACTAACAACCTATTGGCGATGCAAATCGCCGGCATCGATCCAACCATTTATTTGGTTAATAACGATGGCTTCTTTATTTTCAACAATGAAGGCGACTTCATAAAGGCAGAGTAACATGGCTGGAAACAATATCCACTCACAGATAATCGACTCAGCAGAGATTCACGTACCTAAAGGGTTTACGGAAGCTGACAACTATACGGGTCCTATTAAGAACTCAGTGGGCCAGCTTGAATGGCGCGATCTTGATCAACTAGGGAAGCAAAATAACTTCACAGCAACTGTTGATCCTACATCTATTGATGATGCTGCTCATGGATATAGTGTTGGTTCTCGTTGGGTGAATATCACTCAAAGGAATGCCTTTACATGTGTAGATGCCACCACTAACGCTGCCGTTTGGCGCGTAACGATCCGCAATAACCCTAACGCGATCATTGATCCTACGGTTAACGATGATGCCTCTAAGGGTTATGTTCCTGGATCTGTTTGGATTAACGTTGCAGATGGACGCGAAACATGGATGTGTACCGATAACCTAATCGGCTATGCTGAGTGGAAGTCCTTAACAACTCCAGATATTGTTGGTCTTGACCATCGTACACTTTCGCATCTTGAATCCGATGACCACCTTCAGTACCTAAATCGAAGCGGTGTCAGACCTATGACTGGCGATCTAGACATGGATGGCCACTCTATCTCTAATGCTGTTCAATACAACGGCGTTAAGCTTCCAGAAGCTAATATCGCTCGCGTTCGCAAGGATCCAGGCGATAATGAGTATGGCTCTATTGCTGACGCTCTTGCTGACATCACTACTGCAAGTATCAGCAATCCATGGGTTGTTGACGTTGGTGCTGGTGTGTTCTCTGAACCTCAACTAGTGATGAAGCCTTTCGTTTCTATTCTTGGACGTGGATATGAAGCCACCGTCATCCAAGCTCTTGATCCTTCTGACCACTTAATCGTTGGCGCTGGAATGGCTGCCGTCAGAGGAGTTACAGTTAGTGGTGTAAGCGATACTGGAAAAGCGGGTATCTACTACAATGGCAGCATTGTGTTTGAAGTTGACAACGTCATCTCCACCAACAACGCTATCGGTATCTTGTTTGAAGGTGCTGCAACAGGAACTCCAGTTATCGTTCGTAATACGATTGTTACAGGAGTTTTCCAGGTCGGTATTCGTACTGCGTCTACTGGCGGAAACTCAATCTCTGCTTTGATTGATGGTTGCTCTGTCGAAGGTCCACTAGCAGATCCTTCAGCACTTAGCATCGATATTTCTGGCTCTAACAACATCACTCTATTAAGAGATCTAGTAATCTCTGGTAACGGCACATCGTCGGGTGTTTCGTTTAGTAATGGTGCTGCTCTAAAAATCTCAAGCGCAAATATGAGGAACTTGGGTATTGGCGTTTCTAACCCAAGCACTGGTGCTGCTCCATCTATTGATGCCTCTGCAATCAATTTTTCAAACTGTGCTCAAGAAATTGATTTACAGAATGTCGGTACTACTGGCGCACTTGTTTTCTTTGGTGACCAAAGCAAATACTATTCAGCCTCTAACATGCTGGCATTACAGTTGCTTGACAAGGTAACCTCTGACCTAATCTTTAGCGGCAAGCTAAGAGTTCTTCAGAGTGATCAAACTATCGAAGATCTAAGCACACTTATTGTTGAGACTGCAACAATGGGTATTGAAGAAGGCGGAGACCTCTCTGTCAATACAGGTTTGACGATTAACCTCACTGCTGGCTTTGGTTATATCGAAATTGAACCTGAATTAATTCGTCGCTTTGACTGGCCAGATCAAATCGTGGCATTCCCACCTAACGCTGTTAGATACTTGTACTTTGATCCAAGCGGAACGCTAACACAAAATGCAACGTCTCCAGACACAGCTTACAACATTTTGTTGGGCAGAGTTGTTACCGGCGCATCTTCCATCATTCTCATCGATGACATTGCGATGATTGCCGAGCACACCTCTAATCGCTATGACAGGATGTTTAGAGAAGCTTTTGGACCTATCTACAAGAGTGGCTCTAGCGTTACTGAAAATGGTACTCGTCAGCTAGATGTTACTGCAGGACAATATTTCGTATCATCTTGTGAATATACGCCGGTTGGTGGTACTGCATTAAGCTGGACTTCTGTAAGAGGTAACGGCAGCGGTGGGTTTATCTTGGGTTCTCAGAACACGGTAGATAATGCCACATATGATGACGGCTCAGGTTCACTGGCTCCTCTAACTGCAGGATACTGGGCAAAGCACTCCTTCTACACGATTGGCGAATCTACCAACGAGAAGTACTTCTTGGTGTATTCACAGGCTGAGTATTCAGCTCTAACACTTGCTCAACAGGCGTCAATTCCAACTCCTCCTTCTTACTTCACTGAAGGCGTGACGCTAATTGCTTCGATCATTGTTCAGCAAGGAGCTACAAACATTGTTGAGATTCGTGACGAACGTCCACGCATCGGCTTTACAGCCTCTGGTGTTTCGGCTACGACCTTCCATAGCAATCTACTTGGTCTAACTGTTGGAGACGACCATCCTCAGTACTGGAGAAACGATGGTACCCATGTTGCCTCTGGTAACTGGAACATGGGTGGAAACAGCATCTCGAACATTGGAACGCTAAATAGCGTGACGATTGAAAACCATAAGGCGCGCCATCAACCTGGTGGAGCAGATGCAATTCCTACGGCTGCTGCAATCACTCAGAATCCAGATCAAGCTAACGCTGAAGGTTCTTCAACGAGTTTGTCAAGAGCGGATCATACCCACCAAATCCCTACTGCTACCGCAGTAACTTTGAGTGGTGATACTACTAACACTCAGGGAAACTCTACTAGTTTCTCAAGAGCCAACCATACCCATGCAATCACCACTGGTATTGTGTCTACACAGACTCCAGATCAGTCGAATGCTGAAGGAACTGCTGCGGCTCTAAGTCGTATTGATCATGCACACAATATCCCTACTGCTACCGCTGTAGGTATGAATGCCAATAGTACCAATCAACAGGGCGTTGCGGCCACGTTCTCTAGGTCAGATCACGTTCACTTCATCTTGAGCGGAACACCATCCACTCAGAATCCTGACCAGACAAACACAACTGGTACTGCGACTGGCTTTGCTCGCGCTGACCATATTCACCAAATCCCTACTGCTACCGCTGTAGGTATGAACGCGAATACGGCTAATGCTCAAGGTGTGTCAACCTCTTTCTCAAGAGCCGACCATGCCCACGCAATTGCCTCTGGCGCAGCTGCTGCGCAAGCTCCAGATCAAGCTAATGCGGCTGGAACATCTACGAACTTTGCTAGAGCCGACCACGTTCACAACATTCCTACGG